GGGCAAGGTGCCTACGCCACCTACAGGCACTATCAAGTGTCCGTGGCGCCTCAGTGCTCCGACTACCAGATAGAAGAGGGAGGAAAGAGATGGACATCAAGTGCGTAGTCTGTGGTGAACCGTGGGACGCCTGGGGAGTGAACCACGGCGACATGTCGTTCTGGGAGGCGAATCTGTTCCGCGCCGGAGCTGGTTGTCCCGGATGCAAGGGAGAGGTTCCCAAAGAAGGTCCCTTCGAGCCGAAGTCCCTTGAGGACATCGAGAACGGCGACGGCGATCCGATGGATCGTCTCCTGGCCTACGAGAACACGCTCGAAGGGCGTAAGCCGGAGTGGGTGGAACCTGCGCCGATCGTGCTCTGGAAATGCGACGGTTGCGGCGTCGAAGTGCACCGGGACCTGGAAGCCTCCCCAGACGGTTCAATCGCCTACGACAAGGCTCCTCTTTTCTACGCCGTGCCCTCCGGATCGAAGGCCAACGACTGGTGGTCGTCTCACCCGTTCTCCAGGGAGCCTGAGCCGGGACCCGAGCCTGACTTCAAGCTCGGAGAAGGAGACAAAGCCCACAGTCTCTGTGGCTTCTGCGCGGACAGCTGCGCCGACTGTGGCGCCGTGATCACAGACAAGCTCGAGCTGGACACCTACGACGAGGGATGCGCCTTCCCGGCGCCCGGCGACTGGCAGTCGCAGGTCTGTGTCGACTGCCTCGAGAAGTATTGCTCCACGTGCGAAAATCTTCAAGAGAGCTGCACCTGCGAAGAATACGAAGACGATCAGGTTCTGGCGTCGTTTCACACTGACCACCCTGAGCATGAAGACGCCCTCGTCGTGCACGAACACGGCCAGAGGTGGATCAGTTGTGGCCCCTGTGGAGCACAGTGGTCCGTCAACATGGCTTCGAAGGACGGCATCGAATCCTACCCCGACTTCGAGCAGATCTCAGATGGGGATGGGTGGTGCCTCGAACACGCCGAAGCCACGGAGAATACGTGATGAAAATCCTACTCAAGGCGTTCTCGAGCAACGATCACTGGAACGGCGAATACGATTTCGCCATCGTCGAGATCGATAGAAAACTAGTCGAGAAGATCGCGTCTCGCTTCAGACTTCTCTGTGAAACAGCGACGAAGGACCCTGAGGTCAGAGCTCTCGAATTCGAAAGTGGTCATGTCTCCTTCTACCGTGCCCCAGAAGAGGACGGTGGAATAGACGACAGGTTCTTGTCTGCTCTCGAGAAGGTTCTTAGTGGAAGCGCCAACTTCGTGGTGCTTCCCGACGACCTCGATCTCTCCTTCCTCTATGAAGAGGCAGAGGAGACGCCAGACATGACGGAAGAATACAAGTTCTTGCGTGGCGTCAGCGACGTGGTGGTGTTCGACGCTTTCTTCATACACCGTGAAGAGTTTTGCTGGGTTGCCTATCTTGAGGAGACCGAGGTCTCTACTGCTTCGCTTTCGTTGCGAAGCAGCGGTCTCGACAAGCTCCTTTGAAAGGAGAACGTGTGATGAAAAAGGAAGAGAGCATCTCTGATCTCCTATGGGATCTCGACGCATGTGAGCCGGCGCACACTTGGGTAACGATCCAAGAAAGAAGAGGGAACAAGCCGGGAAAGATATGGAAGTACTGCACTAAGGGAGAGTGGCTTCTTTGGCTGGCTTGTCGTCTTGGCTTCAACTACGAAGTAGCCATGATCGCCGTAGAAGTTGCCCGGCTATGCGTCAAACGGCACCGCGAATGCTGCAGATCCCGCGACGACTTGCGAACCAACGGCGTCTTTGCTCGCGTACTCTTTCTCACAGAGGCTCTGGTGTACACCCCCCAGTCTACTTTGGGAAAGTTTACGCAGTCTGATTTGGAAAGCCTCGTCGTCAAATACACCCACGGTGTGGGGGTCGATGATCCCACTGGAACAACGGCTGACTGCCTACTGGGTATGATCGGCAACGTCTTCTCTGCGCTGGAATGTGCAAGTTACAGGCAATTATACGCTGGGCACGCTATCGAGGTTTCGCAAGAACTGCGTAGCTCCCTTACCTGGGCTCTCTTTTCGAGAAGGAACCGATCCTCTTCCACTCTGAAAGCACAGAGGGATCTCGCTGTCCTTGTCCGCAAGGTCCTCCCGTTCCAGGAAGTCCTGGCAGCGATGAAAGGTGAGTGCAGATGAACCAGCTCACGAAAGCTGTCCTACCTATCCAGATAGGTAATAGGTGGGTCTTGATCACAGTCGACGAATACCGAGGACAGTGTCTCGTGCCCGACGTCGACGGGGGCAGGTATTACGTGAACGGCGTGGGGCCTCGTTCACAAGAGGCAGCTGCTGCGTACAGCGTGCGGCATGGTCGCTCTTTCGAAAGCAAGGCAGCGGCGCTGGTCGCCTTGTGTGGGCACAACCTACGCATGGAAGGTGACGGTGGAGAATGAAACAAGCTGAACTTGATGAAGTCGTGCAGCTTCACACTAAATGGGTTCGAGGTGAAGAAGGAGGGCGAAGAGCATATCTCCAGGGAGCAGATCTCCGGGGAGCATATCTCCAGGGAGCAGATCTCCGGGGAGCATATCTCCAGGGAGCAAATCTCCTGGGAGCATATCTCCAGGGAGCAGATCTCCTGGGAGCAGATCTCCAAGGAGCAGATCTCCAGGGAGCAGATCTCCAAGGAGCATATCTCCGGGGAGCATACCTCCAGGGAGCAGATCTCCAGGGAGCATATCTCCAGGGAGCATACCTCCAGGGAGCATACCTCCAGGGAGCATATCTCCAGGGAGCAGATCTCCAGGGAGCAGATCTCCAGGGAGCACACCTCCAGGAAGCATACCTCCAGGGAGCATGCCTAAATTGGCAATCACACAATCTGATCTCTGAAATTCTGCGGCAATCGGCGGGCTCCGATGTAAGAAAGCGCAAGGTCGCAGGGTTGATCCTAGTATCCCGTGACTGGTGCTGGAAAGACTTTCTAGCCTTCGAAGACCCCGATCGTGAATGGGCTTTAGACGTACTTCGCGAGTACGTCCGAGAGGGCGACGATGCGCCCGTCGAATTGCGGAAGAGCAGCACGTAGGAGGAGACGACGAATGAGCCAACCTAAGTGGAAAGTGATCGTGCGAACCGACGACTCTCTGCTCTGTGAAGACGAAACTGGACTCTACGATCCTGAGCTCGACATCTTCGAGGGAGTACCTGAGAGTGGAGAATCCGGGCGTCGCTACACGATCATCCTCGAGCGGTTCCACATGGAAGACGAGCCTTCCGAAGACGGAGATAAGACCATCTCGAAGTTCGTCGACGAGCACGGCCACGTTCCTTGGTTTGCTAGGGACCTCAAGAAAGTGGCCAACTCCTGCGGCCTGTTCCTGCAGGACCTTCGCAGCTTGTTGCTGTCTCCTCATTCTAGGGATCGAATGGCTGGGTACCTTCACCTCGTCAGCTACTTCGGATCCCATGAGTTCGATCATGATCCTGTCTCCATGTCCTACGACGAGTGGGAAACCTACTGCGACGAAGCGGAAGGAAAAGTGCCTCGTGGAACTCCGAAGTTCGAGATCAAGAAAGGGTACCGCACGCACACGATCTCCCAGTGCCGCGTTCGTTGCCCGTACAAGGGCGGGGAGTTATGGGCGAAGCCGGGCACCTTCATTCGCTTTGGCATGGGAGAAATAGGACGCGTGCTGGGACGTGTAGATGCACCCAGCGATGGTTGTCTTAGTAAGGTAGAAGGGGAGTTGGCCGTACTCGTGCTGTCGGACTCTCTCTCCTTCCTCAGCTATCGCTTCGTCGATCCAAAGGATGTCATCAGCCGGTTACACCCGTCCATAGACCTGCTTCGCTGGTTCCTCCAGCCCGAGCTTCCTAGCCCCGACGTCGTTCTGCAGCTGGAGAAGTATGGGACGCTCTCAGATCACTACATCAGCGATCCTAGGTGCGGGCCTGACGACCTGCGTGAAAGCGGCGTGGACAAGAGAGCCGAAGTCTTCGGGTGGAAGAAGAAAGAAGAATAGGGGATAGAGATAACGTATGGCGAGTGTGGCGTCGACCATGAGGTTGGAGACCTGCAACAGGTATTGCAGATAGCCTGGTCGCTGATAACCACGATACAGCGCGCTAGATTCAACCGTGAATACTGGGATCTCTCCGGAGAGGGGTGAGACTGATGTTCGAGAAGAATGAATACCGAGGTATCGACTACGGCCTCGGACAGACCAACAACGACCCGAAGACCGGGATCCGCTTCGGCGTGATCAGCGTCAACTCGCTCGAGAGCTTGATGGATGCCCTCGAGCCTGTCTATCTCAGAGGCTGCCCTGAGTGCGGCGAAGAACTGGCGATCGCTGAAGACGGGTCGCAAGGAGACGACATCACGCCTGTGCTTTTCTGGCGCTGTGATGGATGCGCTCAGGTTTTCCCTTTCAGGGAAGACGACGACTTTCTGCCGGACGAACCGGCGTATTTCGAGTACGAAGAAGGGGGGTACAAAATCTCGTCCGAAGACGGCGGAGAAGCAGTGATCTTGAAGTCGCCGTACTTCACGCACGCACAGTTCTGTTCGCCGTGTTTTCCCGGAGCGGGGAACCTGAACAACCCTTGCGACTCAGGCCCTGAAACCTACTGCCTCGGCCACGACTGGTTCGAGGACGAGAGAGCTCCATACCCCGTCTTCAGCGTGGAGACGGGGCGGGAGATCGTAGCCCAATGACTAAGAGGTTCACGAAGTCTGAGATGGAAGAGACGGTGTCGACACCCCCAGGGGTCACCGAGAAGATCAACACATGGTTGGCTCGTGGTGACGGTGTTGCCGTCTACGAGAACATGGCCATGGACAGCACCACCTTCGGTGCCAGGGTCTTCCTCTCTTTTGGTTCTCTTGAGGCTCAGCTGGATGTTGAGCATCCGCCGGATCGAATGCCCGATATCCCCGAACCCTTCGGGTGGAAGTACTGCCTCCAAGGGACGTACCGAGGGGAGGCTCTGGGTTTCCCTCTAGGAGAAAAGGAATAAGGATGTCTAAGACCATCAGCTACTCGACTCAGACAAAAATCGAGTTCAAGGTTCAGCAGTCCGCATCCCAACCAAAGCGGATAATGGTAGCAGGCTTCGATAGTAAGTTCTTCTTCTTGACGGCGAAAGACGCCCGCCAGATCGCCGCCGCCCTCGTTTCCATGGCTAATACTCTCGAAAAGGACCTGGATATCCGGGAAGAGGCAAAAGGCGCGGTTGTTTGCTCGAAGTGCGGAGGAGAGGACGTCCACATCGCTTGTTGGGTGAACCTCAGCACTCTAGAGATTCTGGAAAACTTCGGCTCTTGGGGCGAGACGGATACGAAATGGTGCGTCTCGTGCCAAGAGCATGTTTCTTTGACTGAGAAAAAGGCCACTAAGTGAAGCGCGAGGACTTCGTCCGCATGACGGCTAACCTCGGTGTCTACGCCGATTGTCCTATTTGCGGCTATTCATGGCCTGGTTGTCGTGGCATGTGCGTTGCTCATCGCGCGATGAACGAGGCCCCTGGTCCCTACCACGACGATTTCAACGACGACTGCCTCGACTGCGAGGAAGAGAGGAAAGAACCATGAGCGAAGTCACCGTGCCCGAGCTGGACCTGGACAAGCGGATGCTCGACGAGTTCGGAGAGAAGCTCTCTTCAGAACAGAAACTGGAGCGTAAGATCGTCGCCAACCTCATCCATCACATGGCCGCGAGGAATTTCACGCTTACAGAGATCGATAATGGGACAGAGGAGGGAGACGTAGTCTTGAAAGGCGAAACACTCGAAGACCGCGTGAAGGAGGCGATGGAACTGGTGTTCGACGTGAGCGACAGTTTTCTGCACTTTGACGACGCCAACGCACATTGGGCGGGTTGGATTCGCCTGATCCCGGGTACTGGGATCGACATCGTCTGTGACTGGACCATAGACAACTCGTGGTTTGACGAGCGCGTCACTGCTTTCGCAGACGGGGTCGATCGTCTTCACGCAGGAACCGACACGTCAGGTTGACTGAAGGCCGCCAGGAGGATCTTCTTTTCAGGAGCTCGCTTCAACGACGACTGCCTCGACTGCGAGGAAAAAAGAAAGAGCCATGACAGTCAAGCAGCTGATCGAGAAGCTGGAAAAATTCGATCCGGACATGCTAGTGGTCTGGTGATCGCCGCGCTCTACGTCCAACGAGAATCCGTCTACTCCGACCTACCGGACGTAGACTTGTGGGGTATAGAGCGCGACGCTCGCCTGTACCCAGGACCATGGCCCGTCGTGGCCCATCCGCCGTGTCAAAGGTGGGGTCGCTATTGGTCGGGTGGCCCGAAAGCGCGCCAGCGTCGTCGATTAGGCGACGACGGCGGGTGCTTCGTCTCCGGACTCGTGTCCGTGCGGAGATTCGGTGGGGTCTTAGAGCATCCGCACGCCAGCTACGCGTGGCGAGAGCACGGGCTGCTTCCACCACGCTTTGGTGGTGGTTGGTCCGAAGCTGGGGACGGTGTCGGCTGGACCTGCTGCGTGGAACAAGGACACTACGGTTATTGGTCGCGCAAGGCGACGTGGCTCTACGCAGCGCACGTCGAACTACCAGAGCTCGAGTGGGGCCCGTCCGTGGCCTTCGAGCGTGGCGTGCACGAGCTCAGTCGGCGACAGCGTTCGTCCACGCCGAAGATGTTTCGCGACGTGCTCGTGAACATGGCGCGCTCGTCGCTCTGAAAGAGGGAGGAAAATGAACCCAGGAGATCGTGTCCGCATCGCTCGCGGACTTGGCGTAACGGAACGCAAGTTTCTTTTCCACGTCGGTGAGATTATCTCACTGTTCAGCGGATTTGCTGTGGTGCACGTCGACTTCGAGCCTGAGGACGTGCTCTTCTATCCCGAGACGCTCGAACCCACGGAGCTGGAACAGCTGGAAAAGGATCCGACCGGAACGTGCGTTCTGTGTGGCGGTGTATCGTACGCATTTCGCACGCCTCGCATGCACGGCTATTTCGACTCCTGCTTTCAGTGTGCGCCTGAAGCAGCGAAAGACGCAGAAAAGGAAGAGAGGGAAGACGATGAGTAGAGATATCGCATGGTCCGACGAACAGGAGGCCATCTTCTCCTGGTTCGAGGACGAGGGCGGAAACCTGGTCGTCCGAGCTCGTGCCGGAACTGGGAAGACGACGACCATTTTAGAGGGCGTGAAGCGAGCTCCTGAAAAGAAGATCCTCCTGGCGGCCTTCAACAAGACGATCGCCACGGAGCTGCAGCGGCGCGTATCCAGCGCAGCTGTGGAAGCCAAGACGCTCCACGGTCTTGGCTTCTCCTTCCTGCGCAAGAACTGGACGAACGTGCGCCTGGACGAGAAGGGGAACAGGGCGATGGACCTGGCCAAGAAGGCAGCTCCTGATGCTCCGGATCCGATCGCCAGGATCGTGGCGAAGCTTCACTCCAAGGCTCGGGAAGTGTCGCCATTCGCCTCCGTCTCCGATCTGGCGGACATCGGGGCTCGGTTCGACATCATGCCCGATAAGGAGTGGGAGCCGTCAGGCTGGGGCATGGATCACGTCTGCGAGGTGGCGAAGCGCGCCATGGATCTCGCGAAGGAGAGGACGGTGCTGATCGACTTCGCCGACATGATCTACCTGCCGCTCGTGCACCACATGCTGAAGCCCTGGTACGGCCTCGTGGTGATCGACGAGGCGCAGGACATGACCAACGCCCAGCTCATGATCGCCATGGGCGCGTGCAAGAAGAAGGGGAGGATCGCGGTCGTGGGCGACGATCGTCAGGCTATCTACGGCTTTCGCGGCGCCGACTCCGGTAGCTTGGACCGCCTGAAGAAGGAGCTCTCCGCAGAGGAGCTCGGCCTGAAGACGACGTATCGGTGCCCGAAGACCGTCGTGGCGCTGGCAGCGACGATCGTGCCCGACTTCCGCGCCGCCGCCTCGGCTCCCGAAGGGAAGATCAGCGTCTTGAAAGAAGACAAGTTGGTGGAGAACTCCAAGGAGGGAGACTTCATCCTGTCGCGAACGAACGCGCCGCTGGTGCGTCATTGCCTGGCTCTGTTGAGAGCTGGTCGCCGCGCAAAGATCAAGGGGAGGGACATCGGGAAAGGGATCATCGCCCTCATCAACAAGCAGAAGGCGGACTCGGTGCCCGACCTGGTCGGCTCCGTGGCTGAGTGGTCTGAGCGCGAGAGGCAGACCGCCATGCGTCTGGAGGAGAAGGCGCAGAAGACGAGGCTCGAGTTCCTCGACGACCAGGAGGAGCTCATCAAGAGCCTGTCGGAGGGAGCAGCGACGGTAGCAGAGGTCAAGGCGAGAGCCGACGCCCTATTCGCGGACGACGCGGAGCGCGGCAACGTGATGCTCTCCACCGTCCATAAAGCAAAGGGGCTCGAAGCCGATCGCGTCTTCTTGCTCGAAGAAACGTTCAAGCGATCCAAGAATCGGCCAGACGTCATGGCCGGCGGCGAAGAAGCCAACATCCGGTACGTAGCCATCACCAGGGCCAAGAAGGAACTTTTCCTCGTAGGAGGGTCAGAGTGATGAAACAAGCCGAACTTGATGAAATTGTGCAATGTCATGCCAAATGGCTTCGGGGTGAAGAAGGAGGGCAAAGAGCAAACCTCTGGAAAGCAGATCTCCAGGGAGCAAACCTCTGGGGAGCAAACCTCCGGGGGAGAGCGACGAAGAGTTCGCGAAGTGGTGCGAGTCCTATAAACCATGCAAACGCTGTGGTCACCAATTCTGGGGCCCTACCTGTTCCTGTGAGGAAGTGAGGTAATAGAGATGATCATAAACGTCGACAAGGTCGCCGCGAAGATCGGCATCCCTAAGAAGAAGTGGACAGGGCGCTGCTACGAGATCGCCTGCCTCATGGTTGATCAAGGCTGTGTCGAAGGTGAAGCCGTGTATGGGCACTGGCTTGGTCCGGTCGTCAGCACGTCGGTATTCGCGGGACGGCCGATCGTGCGACATGGGTGGGTGCGTCTAAAAGACGGGACAGTCGTCGATCCTACCCGTTGGGTCTTCGAAGGCGTCGAGCCCTACATCTTCGTCGGCCGTGACACCGGCGACGGGTCCTGGCCCTATGACGAAGGTGGTGATCAGTGGCGGGCTGCCTTACGTCGTCCTCCCCCAGTGTTCAACCCAGAACGTCCCGTTGGTCTGGAGTTCCCTAGCGCCAGTGCGCGTGTTCTCGCGGAAGGGCTCCTGGGTGGGATCCAGGGATGGAGCATCGAGCAAGTCTTCTGGCTTGCGAACTTGCCTTACGCCGAACTAGGTTCGGAGGCTCACGACATCTACGCCGCCATCGTCCGTTGTGGGCACAAAGCTGCCATCCCGCAAGACAACTTTCGCCGAGCGCAGAGAGAAAGGAAGTAAAGGAATGAAGATGACAATCGAACTCACGGACGAAGAGATCCTTGGGCTGCTGGAAACTGCGTCGGGCAGCGATGGGTGTCGTTATTGGGCAAGATCAACCGTGTCACTTGAAACATGCCTTAAAAGACCTATTTCTGTCTTCGACGTAGAAACAGGAGAGTTGCTCGGCGAGCTCACCGAAGAAAAGGTGCGAGGAGCGGCGACGCAGATGGCTGCCATGTTCCACGAAGGCAAGCTACGTAAGGATCTCTTTCTCCAGATTCTCGAAGATCCAGAAGCAGCAGACGCAGACGCTGCCGACTGCTTCGTACAGGCAGCTCTCTTCGGCAAGATCGTGTTCTCATGACACCAGAAGAGCACAAGCAGCTCCAACTCCAACTTTGGGAAGTGGCCAGCGAGTTGATTGAAGCTGGCTGCACGCTCCCACGTGAAGTCATTATCGGGATACTTATAGCCGCCTGGACCAACGGCTACCAAGTCGGTTGTGATGAGATGGCAGCTACCTTCAAGGAAGCCTTCTCTACACGAGAAGGAAAACCCCCTCCGATGGGAGTCGAGGAGTGACCGACCACCTGCGCCGGCTGCCTCACTACGTAGTGGCGCTGGGCGCCGCGATGTTCTGGCTGGGTATCTGGATCGCCATCCGAGGATTCTGAGGAAAGCACATGACCAAGGAAGACGTTCTCAGGATCGAGTTCGCCAAACGAACCCTAGAAAAAGGGCTGATGCGCCTCGTCGACGTGTCCAAGCGACTCGCCAGAATCGAGCTCGCCTGTGGCGGAGACATCGTCTCCGCCACAGAAGGAGTTCAGACAACGCTCCGGGTGGTTCGACAGCTGATCGACGACATGCAGAGCACCCTGCTGGACGCTGGCTTCTCCCATGGTTGGGACGAGGCCATGCGAGACATGGCAAACAGACACACTGCAACAGCGCCTAAAAGAAGGCCATCGTGAGAACCGCATCCTCGAAGTCGCAGCAGCCGACGTAAACAAGAGCATCCGACAGGCACAAGTGATGTCCAGATAGGTGGCACCCGAAGACAGAGGAAGAAGAACACAACCACCTCACCATCAAGACGAGGGTCAAGATCAGCAAGCTTGAGGAAGAAGAGCTTGCAACCATGCGGTTGGAGGAAACCCCAGACACTCTGAACGTCATATTGAAGGTTCGCAAAACCGAAGAAGAGGAGGAATAGAGATGCCCGTGAACGTTCGCAACTTCTGGATCGACCTCGAAGTAGACGGCCGCAAAGAAAAAGTGGGGACAGGTCCCCGAACGAAGGACGGCGGCTTCTACGCCACGATTTCCATTCGTCGAGACGGGTGCGTCGACAAGGCGATGCACATCGAAGGAAAGATCGACTCGTCAGGAGATCTTCTCCTCATCGCCGAAGCAGCGGATGGCGACGACAGGATCATCGTGAGATCGAAGAGGTAAGGCGATGAAAAAGCACAAGCATCGCGCAGAAGAGACCAAAGAGATTCCTTTCTTTGGTCCAGTAGCTGCTCGTGAAAACAAAGCAGCCCATGGAAGCGTCTGCGTCGTAGATACCTGCCGATGTGGTATGGTTCGTCGCAGCAATCGAAACGGACAGCACGTGGAACGTGGTCCATGGGCATATGCCGTTCGGCGAGTTTCCTTCACGCGTTTCGGAGTCTCGTTGTGTCCGCCAGAAGCGGACTGGGGTGGACTTATCACCTACCGTGAAAACTTCGAAAAGCTCCCACCTGCCGAATGGACGTCCGCCGAGAAGTGGATCCACATGCAGGAGCAACGGATTGCGGCGTGGAGGAGGGAGAAGCGATCATGATCATGGTCCATGGTCTAGGTGGTTTCGCAACGTCGTGCCGCTGGGACACGGTGATCGAGGGGGGCCGCGAATGTATCCGAATCTCGCGTCTCGACGGATGCGGATCCTGGATGTGGTCACGTCAAGCTTTGAGTGATTTGGTTCCTGGCGAAAAGCTCGGCCTTCCTGGTGGGGGCTGGCTAGAAGGGGTTGCTGAAGCGATAGGTGAGAAACGACGATGAGAAAGAAGGAGGAGCCGGTCACGATTCGGCTCGAAGTAAAGAGGGGAAAAGAAGTCCTTTTCAGCTCAGTGGTGGAACACGACACAGGACTCTGCTGGGAGTTCCCGAAGTCGATCCCGCTGCTAGAAAGTGAGCTCGAGCTCACCAAGATCGTGGTGGCTGTCTACACCTCCGTTAACCAAGAGGTGAAGATGGAGCGAGAAGCGAGACAAGCCCGCCTCGCCGCAGGGGGCTCCAGAAGAGGGACGGTGTCCCGCATCAGCGACTTCTTCGGCGGCAAGAAGGAAACGCCAGACGGGCACATTCATGAGACCAAGGCGTCATCGATCCGGCCCTACGAGGGTTGCGTAGCCCCGGAGAACTGTGAGGAAAGAGCGCATGACGACCAGACTTTTCTGGAACGCTGCAGCTGCGGCGCCATGCGCCTGATGAATGCCCGTGGGAATTTCGTCGAAAAAGGCGATTGGTCCTAGTATGATGAAAACCTTCTCTGTTCACTTAGAGAAGATCGTGACGCACGTGGCAGAGGTGGAGGTAAAGGCGTCTACAGCTCAGGAGGCAGGGCAAATAGCCCTCGAGATTCCTCGTGAAGAAATCGCGTGGAATAGCTGGTCGAACAACGTTACCGTCAGCTTCATAGTTGACGAAAACGAAGAGGAGGAAGAGCGATGAGCGTGAAGAAGAAGCGGAGCATGCCTGGTGTTGGACGTACGGACATCTTTCTGTTCGATCCGAACGAGCTGATCTTGGTCGACGATGAGGCACACCCGCTTTACGACCCGCGTGTGAAGCTTCCGGTCGACGACAATCTGGTCAAGAACATCATGGTTCACGGCGTCATCGAACCGGTGGTCGTTCGCATAGGAGGCGACAAGCCCGAGGTGGTGGATGGACGACGCCGCACCATGGCTGCCAGGAAGGCGAATGAGATCCTGATCAAGGAGGGAAAGGAAGCCATCCGCGTGCCGGCAGTTCGGCGTCGTGGAGAAGACGGGGACCTGTACGGAGTCCTCGTCAGCGCCAACGGCTTCCGTCACGAAGACTCAGGTCTGGAAAAGGCGAAGAAGGCGACGCACATGCTCGATCTGGGCAAGACGAAGGAGGAGGTCTGCGTCGCCTTCGGTTGGACCATGCCCCACCTCAAGGCACATCTGTCGCTGCTCGACCTCTCTGCCGTGGCCAAGAAGGCGGTGGTGGCAGGCAAGCTGAGCGTGACGGCGGCGAGCAAGCTCTCGTCTGTGCCTCACGAGAAGCAGGCCGCCGTCATAGAGGAGCTTCTTATCGAGTCGGAAAAGGCACCTTCCGACAAGACAGGGGGAAAGAAGAAGAAGAAGGCGACCGTCAAGACGGTATCGGAAGCCACCGGCAAGAAGAAGGTGCGCGACTCCCTGGGAAAGAAGGAGGTCAAGGCCTTGATCGCCAAGCTCGAAGAGACCGAGTCCAACAAACCGCTCAGATCCAAGTGGTTCTCGTGGGGCCTGCGTGTCGCGATCGGAACAGCCACCCTTCAGGAAGCCGTGGAAGCAGGTCTCAGTCTTCCGGCTGAAAGTGATGAGGAATGAAGACCTTCGCAGAAGTGGATGCGGCGAAGCCTGTTTGAGAGGAAAAAGGATGAAAGGAAACACACGGCAGCGTAGATCGAAAGTCTGGCGAAGGTGGAACCGTCTACTCCGAGGGTACAGGATCGCCGTTGAGAGTGTTCGTCGAGAACAGCTGGTTTTTCGATCCCCTATCCTGTTCCGTTTGTTTTCGATCACTCTCACGAAGGACTGAGAATGACCCGCAAGACGACCTACATGACAGGCCCCATGAGCAAGCTGCTTCGTTCCCCACCGATAGAAGCAGCCAAGCACCTAGCCTACGTGGCACGTCGGTTCGTAGAAGACCGAGCCTTGGCCTCCGACGTCGACGAGGCCATCCGCATCTGGCAGGAAGCTGTTCAAGCGTCCACGAGGACGCCGTCACGAAGCCAGCCATGATACTTCGCCGGAGAAGATCCGATGAGTATGCTGGGCGTGACGGTGATCTTCGGCGGCGTGCCCGTGCGCTTCCACCTGCCTCCGTTGGATGATGGACCATCGATCATCCAACTGCCACCTGGCGTCTTGACGCACAGGCAGCGCCCGTCGGGGCCACGGTAGTGGTCACCCATCCAGTGGGCGTTCCACATGGCTCCGACGGGCGTGCGATCGCCCCAAAGCACGACCAGCTCCTTCGTGTCCGACCGTTCGTAGAGGCGGTTGATGTTGTGCTGCCATTCATCGGTCTCGGGAAACACGTAGCCACAGCCACAGGTTCGAGGCCATCGTGGATCATCGTGGGGCCATGCGTCGTCGCCTGAGCCTGTCTTGTCCAATGACAGATCGATCGTCTCGATCGTGACGACGGCATCGTGGTAACCCTTAGCAGGGCAAGGTAGGTTCAGTTTCACACTGCTTCGGTAGCGCCTCAACATGCGCTCGGCGCGCGGGACGGGTTCGAGCCAAAAACACGTGATAGCTGGCATCTGAAGTCCTCTTTAGCTTACGAGTCCCAAGCGGCCGTGGCTCTCGAGCCACTCGTAGGCGAGCTCGCAGTAGGTCATGCAGTGTGCGAGATGGTCGGGCCCGTTGGAGACGACCACCTCGACCACCTCCTTCGTCTGGTCGTCCACCTCGCGCATGGGACGAAGAGCCTTCAAGTGCTGCTTCAAGAGACCACCTTCGTCGAGCCCGTAGGAGGGGAGCCCGACCGCCCGAGCCTTGATCGATCGCATCATGACCTTCAACCACATGGTGCGGTCGATCAAGACTTGGCTCCCCTCTTCATTCCATACGGGTCGGAACTGCCGCGTGTTCTTCGGAGCCGGCGAGTAGCGGACGGCGAAGAACTGCGTCCCACTTCCGTCGAAGCGCTTGCGTAGATAGGCGTTTCGATCCTTGCCATAGCCGTCGTCGGCCATGATCAGATCAGGAGCGAAGGGTGCCAAGTAACGCTCCGCCGCCTTCGCAGACCCTTCCAGCGGATCGCGTGGATCGTCCTCGAAGACGTTGATTCCGATGACGTACCGCCTGTCGTTGTAGACGTTCCTGGCCTCCACGACGATCCAGTTCAAATGGCCCCAGTCGATGCCGACCACGACGTCCGTCCAATCTGAACCACGCTCGTCTAGCAGGTCATGATCGGAGCAGGCCATCTCGTAGTCCATCTCGCTCAGAAGCTCACCTTCGCCGATCGCCGGCAGCCCCAGGCAGTACTTCATCCAGATGTCGGGCCACTTGTTCTCGATCTTGTCCTGCATGAGGTTGGTAGCCGAGAGCCACGGACACATCAAATGCGACATGTGGTATCCACGGATATTCTTCACGTCCGGCTTCCTGGCGACCCAGCGACCCCGGAGACGATCTAGCTTGCCTCTGCACGACTCTAGACGGCACAGGTAGGCGTAGCTGCCCGGAGGCAGTTCCTTCGTTCCGAGCGGGAAGTCCTTCATCTGGACGACGTTGTCCGGGTACTTGATCTCCTGCTCGAGGCCGCAGCGCATGCAGCGCACGAGCCACTCCAGCTGGTCCGACAGGCTGAACGTGAGCCCGACGCCACGATCAGGCAAGCTCGGGGTGGAGACCTCACGATAGAGACCGTAGGCCGAGCTCTTCAGGGATTCCTTGAAGGCTCTCTCGACACCTGGGTTCATCCGATCGCGTTCGTCCAGCGTGATGCCGTCGGCATCGACGCCCTCGCCTAGAGCGCTTTCCCAAGCAGACCCCATGATCAAGAAGGAGTCTTTGATTCGCTTCGTGAACAGCCCGTCGGGGGCGCCCTTAGGAATTAACCCCCTCATCCGAGGGGTCTCTTCGAACGTCGGATCGATGCGCGTGGCCACGAACTTCTTCAGGTTCGCTTCTCGAGGGAAGGTGCGGATCCACTTCGTGTTGGGGTGGTTTTCCAGAAACCAGGTCTCCTCGATGAGACTGAGCTCCGAGACGCCCATCTGACGCGCCTTCATGTACACCTTGTGAGGATGATCATCTCGGAGAGGCTGCATCAGGAACGGACGGTGACGAAGCAGCCTGCGCTTCAACTCGCGCAGGTACGTCCTCCTGTTCTTACTGCCTTGGCCTGTTTCCTTCCTTAGCTTGGCGATGCTGATGTCGGTGAGCTCTCCTGAGTTGTCGAAGATAAGGGGCTTACCGCGCAGCCGGCGGTAGTACATCGCCCAGAACACAGGGTCTTCTCTAGCTAGCGCCGTGGCAGCCTCACGCAACGAGGCGTCGGGCATTCGCGAGATCAGCTCGCGAATCTGCGCCGTCTTCTCCTGTCTCCTTCGGATCTGTTCTCTCTTATGGCTGGCGTCGGACATATCACTTCTTCTTCCCCTCCTCCAACGCTCGGTCTTCCTCGTCCATGACATCCATCGCTTCTGGAGCATCGAGGAGGGCTTGCTGAAGCACGGACGAGAATACGGTACCCACGTCTGTACCTTCCACCCCCGTCACGTCTATGACGCCTTGCTCGAGACGCGTCATGAGGAAGGCCTTCACGCTGATCTCGTGGCTCGTCTTGTGGTTCACTCCGAGGTTGCCGACGACGGACACCTCGCTCCGCTTGACGTCGTCTCCGAAGTCCACCCGCTCCTCAGCCCGCCATTTCCGAAACTGGTCCGCCCACGCAGCAGCCCGTGCAGAAGCTCCACGATCCTCAGGATCCTGCACCAGCTTCCGATGAGCTCGTTCCAGCTGAGCAGCGGCAGCGTCTGCGAAGTGAGTCGTCTGCTTGAGGCGCCTGATCCGGGTCTCTTCTACATGATTCCCAAGCAGCTCAGATAACCTCTGCCTGAACTCGTCGTGGCGGCTCCACGCCACGACGGTCTCCATGTGACGGCTCAGAGTCTGCGCGACCCGCCTCTTGCTCATGCCGGTGAAGAGGAGGTTCAGAGCCTTCTCCCTGTCGGGATCCTTGTCCCACCAGGTCAGCTCCTTCTTCACGATCGCTTTCTTTTTCACAGGAAACCCCGCTGCGAGAGAAGCTTGAGAAACGCATCCCGCTCTTCCAAGTTCATTCGAAGAAAGCGCCTATAGGCACCCGAGACGCGTCGTTCGGCCACGTGGCCGAGCTGCCGGGCCCAGAGCATGACCGTGTTCCGATGTAGACCAAGCTCGCGTGCCACGTACGCCTGTGGGTAGCCGTGGCCAAGCATTCGCCGAGCCTCTTCGTACTCCCGCCTCTTCTTCACACCGATCATCAACTAGCACAGGATAACTGCCGAAAACGATCGGATCAAGCTCATGGACCCACAGGTTCTACGATCAGTGATTCTCAGGCCCTGTGAGATTAGGTTCTCCTGTTCCGAGAACCGATCAGTCGGAGGACCACGGATCACACTACACAGATCACCTAGGGAATAAGAAAAAGTTGCTGTCTGGATAATTTCCTGGTAGAAATCTTCTTGCGGCAGAACCGGGGGCGTCGGGTCACGAGACCCTTTCCCCACCAAGGGATGAGCTGAGTAGAAAGACACGTCCGAGAAGGTTCTCCCCCCTCTTCCCTTTTTAGACGTGACTCCTCAGCGACTCCCCGACGTCCCTGGCTTCTAGCGCCGCTCGAGAGACTCGAACTCCCAACCCCCGAGGTCATTACTCTCGGTGCTCTTCCATTGAGCTAGAACGGCAAAACTGGAGCCGAGTCTCGAGTCGAACGAAACCCTCGGGTCGGTAAAGCACCCGTGCTCTCCCACGTGAGCTACCTCGGCGTCTATTCCCTAACCGGCCTTGGCTACCGCCTCAACGCTGGGCCGTGCGTTCTTGACCGGAATCAGCCATGTACTCAGGAACGCAGCGAGGCCCTTCAGAGCCTCGGGAGTCTGCACCAGGTGCTTTGCATGGACTCGTCCACGCGAGATGGCGCGCACGGCATAGCGTCGAGTGAGCTGCACTTTCAGCGACAGAAACTCGGCTTGTTCGTCGATCGTCATCTGACGGCCCTGCTTGATGACAGGCGCCTTGGTCTTCTTGACGAACGTTGGGTACGGCGTTCGATCGTTCATATCGTACGGGACCGAACCACACTTTCTACGCGTCGCCTCCTTGATCTCGCGAACACGAATTTCCATCTTCCGCGTCTCTTCTCGCCATCTCTCCCTATCGAAACGGTGTCTCATCGTTCTCCTCCTCAGTCACCTCAGCAACGGCAAGCCGGCAAGCAGCCTGCGCTTCTCGACACCCCGAACGAGCTCGAGACCTACGGCCATGAGCTGTCCGGTGTAGAGGCCCTCGTTTTCGATGATTCGATGCAGGCGAAGACCTGCCCCCTCGAGCTCGTCGGCGAGAAGGCGTAGTCTCTCCTCCCCTCGACAAGACAAGACCACAGCCCTAGTCCCAGGAGGGACCGAACCACTGACGCTTTCTCCGGCAGCATGGACGACCATGGCGGCCAGGACTCCTATCGGAAGCTCTCCACGCACGATCACGTAGTGGTAAGCCTCAAACGACTCGGAACGCTCAGCGGCAATGCATGCCTACAAGCTAGCCGTTCGCGAGTCGCGAGCCGTCGTGCAAGGCCTCATCGCGCATGTGTCCCCTCATCGGACTCATCGGGCTGCCCACCAGACCGTCGCCATAGCCCCTACCATCAAGACGGTGATGACGAGCGTTCGCCAGTCGAACATAGACACCTTCTTCGGCTTCGGCATCTTTTGAATGTACAAGATACGCCCCATCTTGTTGTTCTTCATCTCTTCTCTCCCGCAGCCTTCTCCCACTCATCGGCTATGCCCGGCCACGCAGCATACCAATCTACGTCTCTCCACTTCCGCACGCGCATGTACATGCGCCTTGCCTTGATCAGGGACCCTTTTTGTACAGCTACGCAGTCGACGACACTCATCGCCTCTCCTCTCCCAGGAGATATTTCTTGAACTGCTCGGTTGCCTCGTCGCGATCGTGCTTCATGAAACGGTCGAACGGCACCCACCCCGCCTCGATCGCCACCACGATCATCGACAACGCCAACGAGAGCGCTAGAAACTCTGGAAACGTGTCAGCAAGATAATGGTTGAGAGTGTCTCCGTTCGTCAGAATCCACGTCCCGGGGCGCCAATCCGACCACTTGCTGTGCCACGGCGGTGCGTCGTTCATCTCGGCTCCAGGTATTTCTTGAGTTGTGCGCGCTCGCGGTCGATCGCCTCGTCGCGACCGTGCTTCATGAAGTGATCGTGGCTCCGCTTCCGCATCCGGGGCTTGTGCCGCTCGAAGAAGTCGCTGTTGTTCCGATTGATGAGACGTAGGCCGGGAGCTGAGATCACACGCTCAGCCACGCTGCCACACTGTTTGCACGGCCTCTCCGTCGCAGCGATCTCCTCCTCTCCCTGTGCTAGGAATTCGAAGCGAAGATTACAGGACGAACACAGAAACTCGATCATGCGAAGAGCCATCATGTCCTCACTTTCTTCTGCATCCTCTTCACTATCGAAGCGGGGCACACCTTGTGCTCGAACCAATGTGTCCCTCCTCTCTCCTTCTCAATTCCTTGCCCCGCTTCGATGAACTCTCCACATCGAAAGCACCTACCCCTGTGCGTTTCCGCAGAGCGATAGCGAAAGGGACCGAAGAGGGGGTCGTGCGCCTCTTCCCACGCTGTAACGATGATCGGATTCTTCCACGCTTCGACCTCAGCGAGCAACTTGCCCACATACTCGCGTAGAAGCTCTGCTGCCAGCGTCTCTACATCTATCATCTTTCCCTACCTCTTTCGCAAGAGGCTGAAGAACCCCTTTATTCTACACACCTGCAGAACGGAATATAAAGGGTATCACCAACAAACCCCTCTCCTTCAAGAAGCACGCCATGACGCCACCCGCAGCGGACTGTTACATGCTGTCTGTGCTCATCGATTTTCCTTTTTTCGGTAACGAACTGATGGGAACCGATCTGCGTCGAACTCATTTCTTTTTCCTGTGTCATCTCTCTCCCTCTCTTCTTAGAGTTTATCGCGCTTCGCGACGACCTTCAAACCAGGAGCATCTGCGTACCGCTTCTTTATTAGAGCGCACGACACCTGAGCATCGTCTTTGTAGACAATCGACGTAAGAGCATCGAGGATCATGCGCGTGAGCTTGTCCACGTCCGGCTTGGCGGTGGGAATGGGAGGAGCGTCGTCCCGCATGACCTTCGACCTCTTCCCCGTGTAGAAGTGCTTCTTGGGCCGCACGCTGAGGAACGTGAGGTACAGACGTACTGGCCCTTCCGTCATCTCGTCCCCGTCCATCGCAGCTTCCGCCGCCACGGACACACGAGCCTTCCAGTCTGAGTGCCCTTTGTCGAGGCTCCGCTGGAAACGTCTCCCGTCCTTCCGAACCCCGGAGATCAGTGTTCCCTTCGGCTTGGCGACCCCGGGAACGAAGAACTCGATCCTCCTCATCTTCGAACCCATTCCGTCCTCCACACGTTGTCCTCCCTCGTCATCTCTCGGTGCAGGCCTTCCGGGTTCAGCTCCACCTCGATGACGTACCTACCAGGATAAACGTCCGTCACGTCGAGCCACTGACAGAGCAATTTATGGCCATACACGTCTGCCCACCCTACCGAAATGCCCTGCTCGTCGCACGTATATCGGGCCTCGGAAGTCCCGATCACGCGCTCGTCGTCTCGCAGGCAGAACGACTGCTTGTGAGTGGAAACCACCTCTTCGCCGTCCTCCTCCCGAAGAAGACGGTAGTCGGCCATGCCTTTGATGTGGACGTGTCCATGCGTCGGAGAGATCTCACCCAACGTCGGATCGGCGAGAAAGTCGACGGATCCTACGTTAACGATCGCCACGTCGAAGGTGAGGAGCTCGCGGATGCCGAGCTTGGCGCAGCCTTCGACGTCCACTGACGACCCAGGAAACACTCTGAAGGAGACCAGAGTAGGGGGCGCCATCATCAACGAAGCAGCCGGAACAAGGTTCGGGAGCTGGGCAGCATCGAACACGGCCGAGGCGTCGGGGAAAGAAACGACCTCGCTCCCCCCGCATGCTGCCAGGAAGATGGGCAGGAGACTACGCATCCGGCAACACGACTCCGTCAGCCAAGGCTATCTTCAGATCGGGATCGGAGAAGAGCTTCTTGTACAGAGCGTCAGGATAGGAATAGGTGACACTTACAGTCATTCTTCCTTGAAGGTCACGCATCTCCTCCTGCTTGACACTCACGATCTCAATATGATCGACCATGCTATGCAGTGATTCGTCCTCGAGCTGCAAGCGGAGCCAGTTCTTATGCTCCTCGAGCTGTACCTTCGCGTCCTCGAACATGTCGGCCAGGTTCATCTTCCTCATCGCACCCTCCTTTTCCGTTATCTGAACCAATGCTTCAGTGAATGCTCACAGATCTCGTCGACCTCACGTTCGGTGGCTCTCCTTGGTTCAGCAGAGATCCATCCCTGCCCCACCGGCCAAAACACCTTCGCGTGCTCTCTGTCCTCCCGAAACGTTCGATGCACCACCGTCACCGTCCCCGCGATGCAGGAAGTCCTGTGGATCTCCTCAGCCTTCTGGGAATAGCATGTCCCCGCCTCATAGATCCCGTCGGAAGTGCCGCTAGACAAAGAAACGTGTCCAAGATGGATCATCTTCCCCGGGTCTCTGAACTGCGCCACCCTCACCTTCTCGTCCTCGATAGGACCGCATAGGATCTCCTTGGTCATGTGAGGCAGGCAAACAGGAGAAGGTGGTCCTTCCACGTAGAGACGGTTCGAAAGGCGTCCTGCGATCACGAATGACGTGAAGTCCCACGGGTGTGTATGGATGTCGGAAACGTTGGAAACACGAAAACGAGCATCCCACACATGGAGATGCACATCCTCTGAAATGTAAGTACGCAGCACGCCGAAACCTTGAAGGCTCCACTGGTACTCGCGTCTGTTCATCAAGATGCGTTTTGCTTGGACGATTATCTTCTCTTGGATACCTCGCAGGTCTCCGAATGTTTCCGCTCCTACGCTCACCAGCGTACGCAGGCCTTCATTTTCCGTACTCATCTTCTCCCTTCCTCCTTCTTCAGAAGGACCCTCTTCATGTCTTCAATTACTTTTCCTCCTTCTTCGTCCTTCTTCAGAAACGACGCTACCTTCTTCAGATCTTCTACGACCTCCCCCGACATCTTCGGATTGCGAAGTATGTAGGCGGGGTGGTACGTGGCGAACGTATAGTGCCCCCACAGACCCCACATCACTTGACGAGCCTCAGAGATGGGTTTGCTGAGAAGGAACGAAGAGGCCACGCCCCCCAGAAGAACTATGACCCTGGGTTTCACGGCAGTTACCTGTTCCTCCAGATAGGGCACGCATGCCTTCAGCTCCTCATCCGTCGGATTGCGGTTGCCGGGCGGTCTGGCCTTCACCATGTTCGCGACGTAGCACATGTCGCGGGATAGACCAGCCACGCGAAGCACCGAATCCAGAAGCTTGCCTGAAGGACCGACGAAGGGTCTTCCTTCCTGATCCTCCTTCTCGCCTGGTGCTTCTCCGATCACGAAGATGTCCGCGTCTGGTGAACCGGAGCCGAACACGACCTTGTTCGCACCACGACAGAGACCACAGCTGGAACATCCCTTCACTAGTCCTCGTGTCTCACGAAGAAGCCACACGCTATCGGAGCTCATCTCGACACCCACCATGTAGACACCAACATCCGGGTCGCTCCCTTCTCTTTGATCATGCGTACGATCCCATCGAAGGCGTCCATCGACAAGTCGTCGCGATGAGTGATCAGGAACACAGCCTTCTCCTTCGCCTGCTTCCTTAGAAGACTGAGAACACGTCCCGAAGCAACGGAGTCTAGGTTGTCGAACACCTCGTCGTAGAAGACCGCGTTGGTGGCGAACTTACCCGCCATCACGTGCTGGATAGCCGTCCCCGCCACGATGTCGATCAAGGCCTTCTCCCCCTGACTGCTGGCCTCGTAGTTCTGAGCTCCGTAGCTCGAGCTGATCCCCACGCCGAGCTCCTCCCTACCTCTCTTCAGGATGCCAGTGTCGAACGACACACGCGTCACCCCTTCTGAAAGTATCTGAGCAACCTCCTTGGCCTTCCGATCCAGCTCAGGAACGGCGTGTTCGATCGAAGCCACCACGAGCTCAGGAGAGAACGAGTTCTCAAGGAGAAGCAAGGACGCCACCTTCTTCTCCTCCGTTCGTGCACGAATCTTGGTCGTCTTCACGAGGCCTCGCGTGTTCTTCACGATGCTTTGTAATTTTCGAAGCCGAGGAGCGAAGTCATATCTCTCCTCCAAGAGTTCTTGTTCTCGCTCCGCAAGTCTGATCTGCAACATCGTCTTCTCGAGCTTCGCGAGATCCTCTTCGTGACGCCTCGCCAAGGACATCGTCTTCGAAACGATTGCCGTTAGCTTCGAGATCACATTAGTCTGCTTCCTTCGCTCTTCAGACAGACTGGCTACTCTTTCTCGTTGCTGTATCTTCTGTTCTTCTGACCAAGAGATCTTGGAACCACAGAGAGAGCATGTAGCTTTCGCGAACATGTCGAGGGTACGTTCAGCGTCCGTTATCTGCGTACCAGCCTTCTCGAGCCTCGAAGAGGCTCGAGCGATGCGGTTCTCTAGGTCACGAAGCTTTCCCTTCCACTCTTCCAGGCTGTCGCGGGTCTCACGAAGATGTCGAATCACGCGCCTCTTCTTGGCTATGATCTTTAGCAGCTTGCTCATCCGTTCTTCGTCGACGCCGTGAGCAGATGCCTCTGCTCTGTACTCGCGCAGTTCTTCCCGCGCCTCTCTCAGTCTCTCTACGGTGGCACTGTGATCCCGAGCAGCTTCGTCTCGAAGAAACTCAGCCCTTCGTCTTTCCTCCTTGACCAACAGAGACGCCTTCTCGTACAGAGAAGCTCCAACAGCATCGTCGAGAATCGCGCGTCTCTCCTTAGGGGAGAGCGACGTGAACTTGAGAGTGCTCGAGCCGCCGAACACCACGGCCGAGCAAAACATCTTGAGGTCGGCCCCCAGGAGCCCTTCTATCTTCTTCTGCGTCTCCGCGATGGAAGGCCCCGACACATCCTCTGTCCCACGACGTAGCGAGAGACGGCTCTTCCTGGGCGACAGGAACCGTGTCCGCTCCACCGTGTACTTCGCCCCATCCTCTACTTCGAGTGAGACAGACACCTGAGCAGCAGAAGATCCTGTCCGCACCACAGCGTCGGTGTTAGATATGTCTCGAAGTGTTCGTCCGAACAGGCACCAAAGGATCGCCTCGTACAGGGTGCTCTTCCCGCTCCCATTAGATTTCTTGCAGCTGGCTTCGTCCCTGTTCTCACCCTCCACCAGGAAGAAGCCACGCTTTGGAAGCTGGAAGTCTACACCTGCTACGGAGAAAAAGTCCTGAATGGAAACCGAGTTGATTGTGGTGGGCTTCCTCATGAACAGCTCGGATGGAGACGGTGGGCGTCTTGCATGAAAGTGTCTTCTCTGAGATCGAACCCAAACATGACGTAGGACCACCCACATGGACAACTAGCTAGAAGTCCTCCTGCTGCCTTCCTTATCTTGAAAGCTCTTCGAGCTGTCTCAGCAGAATGGGATGCGCCGCCTTCTCTAGCTTCGACAGCGAGGACAGATCGCGACTCGTTTCCTTCCGCAACCAGGACAGGCGTGCCCCTGGCTTCGCGCAGAAGTTCGGAGGACCGACGCACTTTCCGCTCAGAAGGCCGATCCACCCAGGACCGAGAGAACAGCTTACGCAACGACCGAAGTCCAGAGCTTCCCTTCCCCATCGTCTTCTTCGCCTCCCCCTCCTCAAGAAGCCCCCGCCTCCACGCCCTTCCTGCACTCGCGGCACAAGCCCGTCAGGGACACCACCATCGAAGGCAGGCAGCATCTGACGCACATGGCGCGCAGATAGGCGTCTCTAGAGCTAGCCATAGGGTGTGGCCACGGCCCATTGAAGAGTTCCCGAAGCCACCGACGCTGTATCCTTCGTCTCAAGCGGTAGCGGCTTTGTCCGATCATCGGCATCTCCTCTGCACTAAGCCAACGAACCAACGGAACTTTGGTCTGGTACGTGAGGACGCGAAGCGTCGCCTCGAGCGACTCCACGCGCAGCACACGCGGATCCACATGGTAGAAGGCCTTGCATCTACGACGACGAGACAACTCATACCTCTGAAGCTTTGCTGAGAAACAACCTTCCCATGTCGAGCAGATCTTTCTTCGAGAGGCCTTTCTCGGCTATCTCCTCTTCCTTCGTCTCTAGAAGAGCTGCCAACGCCTGTCTTGGAGGAATGCTTGGGTCGACAGAGAACCGCTCTTTCCTATTCTCGTCTTCCTCCTTCTGCCTCGGAATCGTCTTCCAAGCCCGTGCCCCAGCATCTCGTAGACTCTCGGACACCACGTTCTCTTCTCCAGGAAGAACGTCGACGTCGACGAAGTTTCCGGCTACATCTTCCAGCACACCAGGAAGATCGAAGTCCATAGATGATATCCGTAGAAACTTCGGGAGCCGGAGAGGTATCATCTCGAAAGTCAGGCTGTCCAGATCTACGACCATGAACCCCTTATCGTGGAGCTCGTCGATCGACGCCCGAGTAAACTCCATGGGCGAACCGATGTACCAGCCGTTTTCGATACCACGGATAGGCTGATGTGAGTGGTAGTGTCCCGACAAAACGAGGGGCCACTCGTTCCCGATTCGTTTCTTGGCGGAGATCGGCTCTCTAACCTCGTACTCTAAGTACGTACCTACCCGAGCTCCGAAGAAGCCAGCGTGGAATACTGCGAGGCCTCTTTCTCTGGTCGTCTTCCTAGCGTCGTCGATCCTCTTCTGGAAGAGCGTGCGATCGTCGCAGTAGGAGAACCCGTGCATAGGGACGCCACCGAGGTCCCACAAACCGAACCCTTCTCCTGGCGGAATAGCCTCTACGAGACCCGCAGATCGTAACGCTTCTACGGCGTGGATCATGCCTCCGCGATCGGCGTGATCGTGGTTACCATCTACCACGATCACCCGGATACCACGCTTCTTGTAGGCGGCAAGCTCGGCGACTACAAGGTTCAAAGCCTGCGTCGGAACCATGCCTCTCTTGTGGAAGACGTCCCCTCCGATCACGACATGCTTGATGTCGTGCCTCTTGCAATAGCGGCGTGCCTTTTCGAACACTTTCAGGGTATCAAGTAATCGACTGTTCACCCCATCTACCAAGGTCGCGTGCTCCACGAACGGAAAAACGTGCACGTCGGAGAAGACCACGATCTTCATCAGGCTAGCTGGCTAAGAGGATGGAAATGCTCGTCAAATACGTCCGACATCGTGTTCTGAAACTCAGACACGTTGTCCACCGTATTCCACCATCTAACCACACCTGACGGATGAGGAATGATCGTCGCCCACGCCTTGAAAGCCTCGAGATACGTAAACGCCATGAAGGGAAGACGAAGGCCGAATGACAGAGCTACTCTCTTCCCGAGTAGGACGACGAGAGTCGGAGACAGTCTCCTGATCCTACTAGCGACGAAGGGAGCCCTCCTCTTGGCCTTCGAGATCGAGAAGCAAGATCCCTTCCCTCCTCTCTCGTTGTGTCGAGTGGCAGGTCCTTGCCACTCGTTGAAGACGTTCAAGAAGACAGCCTGTTCTTGCAGGTTGGGCACGTCACGACAGAGACGAAGCAGACGCTGTCCCGACCACCCTTCAAAGCCTTTCTTCCCAGAAGGTCCAGGACACTCGCCCAAGAAGACGATCTTCTTCATCTTAGCCATACCTCCAAAGCCTCACTCAGGGCTCTCCTCTTCTTCTCCTGCCTCACTAGGCCAGATAGCGTGCACACCCTCAGCAAATCGGCCTTCTAGAAAGACGTCGCGGAATGGAGGGGCTACCTTGTTCTTGATGCTTCGAACCCGACTCACCGAACCGATGGTCTTGGTTCCTTTCCTGATCTGCTTGATGACCCGAGCATCTAGACGAATGTCCGAGTAGTAACGAAGCGCGTTGCCTCCCGTGGTCTGTTCGGGCGGCGGGCCGAAGCGAGAGAAGCCTCCGATCTTCACCCGAAGCTGGTTCACGAAGAGAACGGAGACCTCGTTCTCGTCGGCCAGCGCCTTCATCTTGCGGAGCGCTTGACTCATGAGACGAGCCTGGAGACCTATGTGTGAGTCTCCCATGTCGCCGCTCACTTCCACCTCAGGAACCAAAGCAGCCACGCTGTCTACGATGGCGAGGCCCACGACGCGGTCCTTGATCAGGTAGTCGAGGAGACCGAGAGACTCCTCGGCCGTATTGGGCTGGTTGAAGAGGAAATGCCGAGGATCGAGAGAAACTCCGATGCGAACAGCGTAGGGGAGCTCGACGGCGTGCTCGGCGTCGATGTACACACAACGATACCCAGCTCGCTGCGCAGCAGCGACGATATGGAGGCAGAGGGTGCTCTTCCACGCACCTTCCTTCCCACTGAGCTCGACGATCTTGCCGAGAGGGAACCCTTTCCCCGTCCCAGTCACGGTGCGTCCCTTCTCGTCCGTCTCACCCGTGAGCATGTCGTCCAGATGTGGGAATCCGGTAGAGAAGCACTTGACGGGAGCCACGGATCCAGAGAATCGCGCGAACGTATCCTTCCCGAACTTCTTCTCGATTCGCGCGAGAAGGGTTTTGTCCTTGTCGATCTCTGCTCTACGCGTTCGAACGTGGTCCTTCCTAGCCTTGGTAATAGCCCTCTTAATCTCCGCTGCTGTCACGACGGTGTCCTCCCTCTACAAATCAACTGCGCACTCGACGAGACGGAACGCCCGCACGCGAGCTTGGGTATTGTATGAGACGATGCCCCTGAAACCCACGACAGGAGCATCCTCCTTAAACAAGGAAGCGATCTCCGCCTCAGCCTCCTTGAGAGATCTGTGGAGGAGGAGTTTTCCATCAATGTAGCTGTTACGTCGCCAAGAATCCGGCCAAACCCCATCGTGGCAACGTCTCCATTCGACGAGGTACATGATCACGTCGTCGATCTTTTCGAGTTTGAGCTCCTGTTCCTCTTCGGACGACGCCATCTCTACTCCTTGCTTCGAAGAGAACGCTTGAGCTTCCGAACCTCGTCGGAAGACCCTCCTCCTTGTTCTTCGATGGCCGCACCACACCGCTTCAGGAAAGGACACTCCATGCACACGTCGTCATCAGGATCATGAACCCCGGGATCAGCGAAGCATGCCGGCTTGGTGGGTCCTTTCTTCTCTTTCGTTCCCTTCTTAGATGAAGACACCTTTCTTCTCGGAGGAGAATCCTCCTCGTCATCACTGTCTTCACCATCCCCGTCGTCGCTATCCTCGTCGTCGTCATCGTCGTCATCGTCCTCCTCTTCGTCCCGGCGGCTTCTCCTCTTCTTCGACGGCTCTTCCATCTGGATCGAGAAGGCGTCGACGATCGCCTTAATCTCGTCTGGCTTGAGAACAGGGCCAATAGCCTCCTCGAGATCCGGGAGATCATCTTTGATCTGTGACCAGATCTCGCTGATATCCTCACGCGACTTCCCACGAACCACGGAGTACTCGACGTTCCGTAGATCCCGAGAGCCCTTCTTCTGTGCCTTGTTGATGTACATGGTCCGGCCGTTCTTGACACTGAAGAAGCGGACCCCTGCCCGTGTGTATTCCGTGAGGAGGCCTTGCAAGATCTGGCTGCCGAAGCGGGCTGGTTCGACGACGGGCTCATCTGCTTCGGGGTTGTACTGAAGGCAGTAGTAGTTGAAGGACGGCCCCCACATCTCCTTGACGGCCTTCCACTTTTCCTTGGCTTCGTCTGTGCCTCTCTTCGTCGTCTTGTTGACGACGTTCACCTCTTTGAGGTATTGCTTGCAGGCTGGGCACGGGGTCTCCATGCCCGGGTTGTTGGCCGCCTTCCCGTACCACTTGGTAGTCAGGCATCGGACCCAGTTCCCACCGATGTAGTGGCCTGCTGCCTCAGTGTAGAATTCGGTAGGAACACCACGAAGAGGAAGAAAGCGTACCGCGTTCATCCCGGTATCCCACTTGCGTAAACCCCCTCCCTCATCGGTACCCTGAAGCTGCGCTAGCTTCCTACGAGCCACGTCCAGTCCAGCGTCGTCGCTCTCACCTTTTTGCTTTCTCGCCATCTTCTACAGCCTCCTTCTTCACTTCTCTTTGATCGAAACGAACAGTGCGCTGCGGATGTGCTTTTCTTCCTTGGAACTGAACGAGGTATTGGCGAATGTATTGCTCTGAATCTGAAAATCGATCGGCAAACCCGTCACGTCGCGACCCAAGGCGCACCAGGCGCGACACACGGCCCTCCAGCAACGATTATACTCAGGAAGCTCGGGATTACCGAAGCCGAGTAGCACGTAGTCCTCGTCGTCTAGAATGAGACGCACGTCCACATCGCGCCAGACCTTGTTCATGACCGACGAGCCTACGTGGTAAGGGATCTCGCCGAACGCGTCGCGGATGAGCTCGCCGAACTTCTGCAACAGAATCCACCGAGGCATGCCGACGCCCATCAGGAATCCCCGAGGCCAGACCCCATCTCGGCAACACGCAGCTTCACCAGAGACATGAGCGTCCAACGCTTCTCGATCAGAAGCTCACACACAGACTCCAGCTTCTTCAGTCTATTCTCCGCCTCCATGCGAAGACGAGAAGCCTCTCGAAGCTTCGGGTTCGCCTTAGCGACGTTCTTGATCTCGCTCTCTGTCAACTTCTTCGCGTCACGGACCTCCGAAAGACCTTCGCGCGTGCTGATGTAGACGTCGGCGTTCACGGCTTCCTCGTGATCCTTCGCCTGCCTCACCTCTTCAGCAGCCACACTCCGCAGAGAGACGAACCAAGCCATCTTCGCGGGCAGCTCTCTCAGGTCCCTCTCGAGGTCCTTACCGACACGAACGGCAGAAAACCACTCCACGGGAATCACTTTCCCTGATACAGGGTGGCGAACGAGCAGTGGTTCAAAATCAACACTCCCGTTTTGACCTTTGTCCTCCCTATTCTTCATGTTTTCCTCCTACCTTTATCCCTTCGCCAACGTCCAGTTCTCCGCGCTTTTTCCCTCGGACGACAGCGGTACGAGCATCCGATTCTTGTAGGGTTGGGACATATGCCAACTCACACGTTCGAGCGCCCATGAAGAAGCCGAACGTGGGCACTCTCCTACGATCTCGTCGTGCACCTGGCTCAGTTGGCTGAATCCCTTGCTTCTCAGCTCTTCGTCGTTCTCGATGCGGTTCATCGCTTCTTTGATGATGTCGGCCGCGTCGCACTGAGGCATGTTGCAGCAGATCCGTTCCCAGTGCTCACGTTCCCGCTTGTCGAAGCTAGCGAGACCCTCAGCAACGTGCACGCGTCTGCCCGAAATCGTCTCGAGGTATCCCTTCTTATACCCCTCCGCGATGGAACGCTTCTGAAAGATCACGAGCTCCGGGTACAGTACGTTGAAGAAGTTGTCGACCAGAGCTTCGTTCTCCTCCTGGACTTCCGGAAGCCGGGTATCCTGGCGACGACGCCTAGCCAAGGTGTACCACGTACCCCCATAGATCAGCCCGAAGTTCTCTTCCTTCCCGATACGGTAGAGGTCCTTGTATTTCTTCTTGAAGGCGTCGAGGCTCTCCGGCGAAGAGAAGACGGCGTCCACGTCTTCGTCGAGATTGAACGAGTGGATCGTCGTGAGGACGTGGATCGCCGACGGCGCTTTGTACTTCAGCATCGTCTTTAGGAGCCTAGACTCCTCGACCGGAACGAAGCGCCCGACCCTGTTGATCGTGAGAACGAGCTCGAAGCCGGACATGTCCACCACGATCAGAACGTGGTCTTCTTTAGCAGGTACTCCGCGCGCCGTGATCTGCCCCTTCTTGGGAGCTATGAACCGCTCCTTCACTCCCCAGGGATCTTTTTCCCCAGGGGAGACCACGTTCTGAAGATTGGCTCCTTTCTTTTCCTTCTTGATCTGCGTCTTCGCCTTGCCGGACTTGAGCTTCCTCTCGACGATCTTGGACACCGTCCACTTACGAGAAGAGATACGACCTGTGCGCGTTCCGTGCTGGTTGTAGTCGCTGCGAAGCCTGCCGTCTTCCGAACACCCGCTCATGAGACTCTTGAGATCCTTGGCTAGCTTCGCGTAGACGCTTCTTTTTTGAAAGAGAGTAGCTACTTCGATCCCTTCCTTGATCCAGCGTCTGATGACAGCCTGCGTGAATTGAGGCTTTCCGGTCTTCTTGGTGACCAAGTCCGCGTACGTAGGCCACCCGAGCTCCTCGATCAGGACCTGTTTAACCTGGTCCTTGGCTTCTAAGTTCAGATCCGGATAGCCCATCAGTGCGCGAAGAACGTGCTCCGCCCGAGCCTGTGCTACGAGGGACTTAGAACGAACCTGATCCATCCCATCGAGATCGATCAAGATGCCACGATCCTCGCAGCCCATGAGCGTAAGCGTGTACGGCCGATCCACACGGAGATAGGTCTGCCAGTACCCTATGCTCTCGAGATATTTACGGTGTTTCCAGTAGAGACGGATAGTGTCTTCCGCATCGTCTCCACCGTACTCGTCGTAGACGCGTCTCCATTCTTCAGCCGAACGTGTGAGTAATGCCCCCTCGGGGAGAGGGGCTCTGCCAGACACCTGGGAGGCATTCAGTTGGAGCGCTGTCTTTCGCCCAGGCAGCTTGTACGAGAAGAGGTTCTTGAACTCGTCCCTCTTCCTGCCAAGGTACCGACGCGTCTGCTGCTTCAAGCCATGCCGCTCGTTGTTCTCATCCCGAAGCCAGCTCAAGGAGACGATGTCGGCGTGAAAGCTGGGACGAAGATCTAAATTCCAGTTCTTCAGGAAGGTACGAGCATCAGCCTTGAAGAAGGAGTAGACGATGCGCGACTTCTTGTCACCGAACCAATCGGCCAAGACGAACAGGTACTCGGCCTCTACTACATAACGAACCCCCAACCCCCAGGAAAAGCTGAACGTCGTAAGAGTAGACCAGGGCTCTGGATCAAACTCCGAATCGAGGGCATAGGGGGTACCGTCCTTGGTAGCTCGCCAAAGTGCATCGAGCGCATGAATCGCTTTCCTCTTGGTATCGATGAGAGTGATCATCCTACCCTTTGGGAACGGTGGTGGGAGTCGAACCCACTAAGATGGTTGCCGCCGGGGTTGAACCGAGAACCGGCTGTCGCAGAGCGACACTGCCTCTGACGTAGCCACGCGACTCTGGGATCCTTCAGAGATTGTCTCGCGCTAATCCGGCTGCTGGAAGGCCCTGCTCGGAACTCAGCGCCCTTGTCGCTTCCGGGTGCACTGCACGTAATCATCGCCGTCACCGACGACCGCACACCTCGCAACCTTCCCATCATGTCCAGCACCATGCGTGTCTCCGTCCACGCCGCACCGTTCGAGGCCCTACTTCGCCTTCTTGGGAATCTTCATGCCCTTCTTAGGGATCTTCACGCCAGACGACTTCTTGGGAGCTTCCTCCTCTTCCTCTTCCTCTTCTTCTTCTTCTTCTTCTTCTTCTTCTTCTTCTTCCTCGTCCTCGTCCTCTTCTTCCTCTTCTTCCTCTTCTTCCTCTTCTTCCTCCTCGTCCTCTTCTTCCGGCTCAGGCTTCTTCGCCTTCTTCTTCGCCGTCACCGTCTTCTTTTTCTCCTCCACTTCCTTCTTCACCTTCTCCTTCTTCTCCACGGAAGTAGTTTCCCCCGTAGAAGCCTGCCCGAGCCGGACGAAGACGGACAGTTCGGGGATGTTGGTCAGGACAACCTGAATGCGGCGGCGAGCATCCTCGCACGCAGCCTTCTCGTCGGTCGCCTCCACCAAGAGAACTGCCTTCATGGGAACTTCCACGCGATACTCACTCATCGTTCTTCCTTTCTCCTTCACGACAGCCCGAGGGCTTCTTTGTCTTCGTCACTAAGCTTCGCCAGAACGTCTGAAGGAAGCTCTTCTGGGTAGCAAGCGATGCCGGCGTTACGAAGGTGATCGATCGCCTCCGTCATGGTTTCTATCCGCATCCCTTCTTTCTTGTACTTCTTGTAGATCGGGACAACGTCGCGAACAGGAGCAGAGCCAAGCTCGAGTACGGCGTTCACGAAGTACCAAAGCTGCGTAGCTGGCTTCTCTGGGTTTGTGTCGACCTCGAGCACGCAGAGAATGCGATCGAGATCCAGCTTTTTCTTCTCTTCCGCCTTCGGCTCAGGAAGAGACACGCCCGCCTTCTGAAGGACAACAGAAAAACCGTCCCTCATGTTCCCGAGAAAGCTGCGCACGCACTCTGCCTGGTCGGGACAAGCCGAACATTCGGCAGAAGCCATGTCCACGTATATCCCGAAGCAACCACAAGCCTTGATGAGCTTGAGAGTCTCTTCTCCAGGAAGACGGCTCAGGATCTCCTTCTTCTCTGCCTCATCCATAGATGAGAGGATGGAGTGGATCTCCAATCGCAATCCCTCATCAGAGACGTCAGAATTCGCCCTCTCCGAGTAACTCACGAGAGCGCCAGCCTTCTTGAGCTCGGCGAGCGTAGCTAGCAAGATCTCTCGATCCAGCATCTTCGATGGCTCTAGTTTCGACTCCAGCTTCGGCTTCGGCTTCTTTTTCTCCCTCTCTTCTTTTTCTTCTTCCTCCTCTTCGTCGTCGTTCTTCTTCTTCTTTCTCTTCTTCTTGACACTGGTCTTCTCTTCCGTCTTCTTCTCGGCGGTGTCGGGTGCGTCTTCGATCGTGATCCCCTTGTCACGGAAGAAGCGGCGGGCGGCTACGAGCGGCTTCTCCCCTTTCTGAATCGCTTCAGCCATGACGACCTTCAAGCGACCCGCGTGACGAGGAGCCAAACCACGCCCCTTGAACTTCTTGTCGTAGAGAGACGAAGCCTTGTCGGTGGCTTCTTGCTTAACGTTTGCCTTCGTTCCCACTCATATCCTCCTTGTCAAAAAGAGCAAAACTACTCTACGTCTGATAAAGACGACCTGCAAGTCTTTTCGATCCCTTATTTCGTTTAGAAACGCGCTAGCTTAGCACGCACGGTCTCTCGGAAGACGTCTCCGCATCCTAAAGGAACGCTTTTCGCGATCAAAGATCGGAGTTCTTCTCTGGGAAGATCGTCGGGGTCTTTTCCTTTCGGAAGAACGATCACGCGAACGAGCCAAACTTCGCTCAGGCGTTCGGCCAAAGCGTACGCCTTTTCCAGAGCATCCGGATCCCACATCACGACGATCTCGTTCGCGGCCGTCCTCGCCAGCAAGGAAAGCTGGGTCTGTGAAAAGTGCGTTCCGAAGGTTGCTACAGCTCCGGGACCAACGTGTATGGCGGAAAAGACGTCCTCGACAAGGACGACTCTCTTTTTGTCGGCCAGAAGCTCTATCCCGTAGAGATCCTCAGAAGCGTGGGAAGCGATCGAGTTGAGATACTTCTTCACGCCAGAAGGAGGCTTCGAAGCCATCCACCGTCCCTGAAACCAACGGAGCTGGTTTCCACGGTAGACAGGGACAATGAGCCGGTTCGCGTACCGACCGTGAGAACACCAGCCGATCTTTCTCCGCTGCCCTTCGCGTTTGGAAATGCCACGCTCTCTCAGGTAGGAGGGTGCTTCTTTTCCAACCTCCACAGGCGTAAAGCTCTCTGGTAGAAAGCACGGATCGACGGCTAGAGGTTCAGAAGGTTCTGGCAGACCTCGAAAGGCTCGCTCGACGACATCGGCCAGGCTGGATGTGTCTCCCTCGTCAGTAGAAAACTCCTTGAGTATGTCGATCGTACGTAGGACGTTCTCTCCTTCGAGCCTCCCGATCAGATCGAAGGCGGTGCCTGCTTCATCGCAGTAGAAGCAAAGCCATGTTCCTGGCGGTCTGTCCTTCTTCTCACCTACCAAGACCCAGAGCTTGTCTTTCTTTCCGCAGACCGGACACTCGAGGCTCCAGTTGTCTCCGTGTTCTTTGTACTCGAACCTCTCGAGATAGCGTCTCGCATCGAAGTCCTTCTCGATCGATGCAACGACGTCTCGGAAACTCACCCCCCCTCCTTGTGCAACATGAGATCCATCACGGTGACTGTACCGTCTTCCTTCTTGAAGCCCATTATAGATACGTAGAAGTTCTCTACCCCGATCGCTTTCACGTAGTCACTAGAGGGTGTTCCATCGATAAGTATCCAGGAAAGACGAACTTCTTCAGAGGACATCACCAGACTCTGAGGAACGCCAATGGGCACTACGTCCCCTCTAAACTGGAACTGTATCCAGCCAAAGCGCATGACGTTCGACCACCCTAGAAGGCTCTCGTAGGGCATGCCGAGAAGATCCAGTCGCGAAGTGATCGCCGTAGGGCTCTGCTCTTCCTTCATGACTGCCTCCAATACCTGTTTCGAAGATGGGACACCGTCACGAACTCGTGTTCCTTTTCGAAGCCGAGGAAGCGCATCCCTTCCAGCCCTGCGGCACATCCCGTCGTTCCAGAGCCGCAGAATGGGTCGAGTATTAAGCCACCGGACGGTGTGATCAAGCGAATGAGCCAACGCATGAGCTCGATCCCCTTCAAAGTCGGGTGTCGGTTGTGGCGACCACCACGCCTACCAGCTCCAGCACGAGGATCGTTCAGTCCCAACGATCCGTCCTTCCGATCGGTGGCTTCGCCACCACTCCTGGTCGGCAGTGACTCGCACCCTGCGTCGCGCTCCTTGGACGACGGCTTAGCAACGTAATAGAAACGCGATGCGCCACCAGCAGAAGCGTAGCCTTGATCAGCTCTGGGTCTTCCTTGACGTTTGCCATAGGTGTTGGCTTGTTTGTTACCCCCACCGTTACGCTGCACAGCGGTACCGTCTCTCTTAAAGCCACTCTGCTCATCGAGAAGTTTCACAGGACACCCTGGAAGACAGTCCCAGACCACCACGGTCTGCTCGCCGTGCAGCACGCCGTTAGGCTTCGGGTCCCCGCTCGGGGCAAGCGGCTGGGCGAAACCCCCTCCACGCTTGCCGCTGTGAAACGTCTGACCAAGAGTTTTGTTCCCATGGCCTCGGCAAGCCTCGCCACGCTTCAGGTACTTGCAGGTCTGGGCCCGGGAGTCCCCTTTCAAAACGACCTCTCCCACAGGCGCGCACCACTCCGTGTGCGAGAAGACGAGGTGAGCAGGCCATCTCCCACCATCCTTGCCTGCGATAGGAGACCTGTTGATGCTTCGCCATCCGCTAGGACCGACCGTGGTCTTGCCGAGAACGCGCTCGAGCTTCTCCGTCGTCGCGATGCGACAGGCATCCACGTTCAGAGCTCCTGTTCCATAGATCTCCATGACCTGATCGACGGTCATGCCTTTTGGAAAAGGCTTGCGTCCCAAGATCCAGTGCTCCGCCGCCGGCTTCATACATGTTCCCCTGCTGCCTTTACGTGGTCCCTTGGCGAAGCCTGTTCCGAACAGGTGGTGGACGATGTCCCTGATCTCGAAGCCCGCGTCTTCGACAGCCGTCCCCGTGCGATGAGAAGTTCGAGGAAGAGCCCATACGAGAGAGTACCCACCTGGCTTGAGCACGCGAAGGCACTCTCTCATGATCGACGACAGCCACGACGTCCACAGCACACGGCCGCCTCTATCGCTGTCCCACGCCTTGCCCATGAAGCCGATGCCTGCGGGCGGGTCCGTCACGACGGCGTCGACGCTTTTGTCTGGGAGAAGACGAAGGAGATCGAGGCTGTCGCCCTGCACGACCGACCATCCTGGTTTCCCAGCGACAACGGACGAGAAAATCCTTTTCTTCCTCTTCCTCATCCTCATGGTCCTGAAGGAGGAAGGGTACAATGCGTCTGCGCAATGCGCAGGATCTCGTCCCAGTCAGATGACCGACGGAAGCCTGTCCAAAAGATGCTCCCCACCACGTTGTAGGGTGTCGCCCAGAGCACAGGCGTGGTGCCTTTGAATCGCCAATACTCTCCCCAGGCCGCTACGTGCTTCTCTTTGTCGTCTACGAACACGTCTCCGTGGATGAAGTACTTCTGCGCCGTGAAGATGATCTCGTCGTCCGCGAAGCCCATGCGCTTGCGGAGCCACGTATGTCTCTCGTAGTGCCAGTACGGGCTCGAGTGCCACGGAGTCGTGACACAGAAGACGTCGGCCACCTCGCGCAGAGCCTGTACACCATCTTTGGCTCCTGGTAGTACAGCAAGAGAGGCACAAAACCCTTGCGAGGTGACAAGGCTATTAACTTCTCTCTTTTCATTAGGGGTCAGCTCGCAGAACTCGTGAAGCTCGTACATGTTTATGTTTTCATGGTCATACGATCTGCCGGTCGCAATCTGTACTGCTTCGATGTAACTTTTTCCGAAGTCGGCGAAGACACCGTCGCAGTCTAAGAGAACACGCGCTCTTCTCTTCATCTCTTCTTTCTCCTTCCACGACACCTAGAACACGTCAGGTAACCCTTGGTTCTCTTCCTACCACAAGCGCAAAAGCCCGCCTTTCGACGAGCCGTCCTTCTCTCTCGTGCTTTCTGATTCTCCTCGAGAACACAACCTCTGCATACTCGTGTAAGACTACCCCACCCACAAATCACGCAGATTCCACTCCGTGCCTCTTCGTCTCGACGACGTCTCTTGCGCTCACGCTGTCGAGCAGCCATGGCTCCCTTCGTGTGCTCCTCGCATCGGTTTCCTTCGTGAGCAGGACGAGAGCACCAAAGAAGGTCACAGAGGCCCATGCTTCGACGTTCCTCAATACTGTGCAGAAAATTATTCCTGACTTCCTTGTTTCGCCGTTCGAGAGCCCTCTTACGAGAATCGTGGTTCTTCTTCTCCCTGTGCCTTTCACAGAGAACCTTGCCTCCGGTAGAAGCACCACACTGCAAGCACAGCCCTTGCCTTCTACGCTCTCTTCGAAGCTGTCGGTGTTTCTCGTTGTTCTCTTCCAAATGTCTTGCACAGAACTGACGCCCTTTGAGAGGCTCTGTGCAGCTGATTACTCGACAAAGACCTGCTCGGCGTTTTTCGTACTCACGTTCTTTCAGCTTCTTGAGCTGACGCTTCATCGTCCTTGGCCTCTTCGTACTCCACGATGACGCAAAGCCTCTTCAAACGCTTACCTACGAGAGGACGAAAGGCCTCCTGTAAGGTACTACAGCAGAGACGCCTCCTGATAGACGGATCGGGAGGAGCGACCAGGTGTTCGCTGTCGGAAGAACACTCGTCGATCACAATTCGTTGCTCAGGACCCGCCAAGCGCACTACTGACGGCCGGCCGACATAGCGCTGAAACTGGTATTCGTAGTGACTGCTGATAGGAACCCCGTTTTCACAGAACGGACATTTGAAATCATCAACGCGTACAGGGACGCCGCTACTCATCACAGATTCCTTCTTTCTTGGCAAACCACATCGGCACTTCGATCTCCTCCCGTTCGTCCCCCTCTTCCAGATCATCCGGATCAGGGTCTGTGATGATGCTCTTGGGGATCCACCGCTCTTCGCCTTCGTAAAGCACGAGAACTGCCTTCTCAGTGACCTTGATCACGTCTACGTCCTCGAGCCTGTAGAGCTCGTCATAGTCACGCACCGTCTGTCTCCTCCGCCTGTTCGTTTTCTGTCTGAGCTTCCTCTCCGAAGAACTTCTTTTCCAGGTAGCGAGCGACAAGATCCAGGACTGAAGCTGCGTACTTGAGATCCTTGTCAGGATCCCCTGTCATACCCTCTGGGGGAAAGCGCGTCCCTCGAAGCTTCGAGGTAAAGGCCTTCAGTGGAATACCATACTGCAGACCGATGGAGAGCACGATCGCCACAGCATCCAGAGCGCCGCGCGCCAAGCCTCCGGTCTGTCCAACGCGGAGAAAGACCTCGCCAAGCCTCCCGTCTTCATATGTGTTGGGAGTGATGTACACGTCGACCGGACCGTCTGCAGAACGGATGGTGAAGTGCCTGGTAAAACCATTCCTCTCGTCAGGCAGACGTTCTCGGAATCTTTTCTTCTTGACGGATCTTTCTACCTCAAGAATAGCGGCTGTCTCTATCAAATCGACTACATCGAATATTTCTTTGAGAAGAGGCCTGCTCTTCTTGCATTCCGCATCCACCTTGTGGAGGTAGGTCCTGAGTAGAACGAACAAGTCCAAGTCGCTAACCTTGTCGTTCATACGCCACGATCCACAACTCGGGCTCGAGACCAGTCCATCGCCACCGGCAGCTCGAAGCCAGCGGGACCTCCCCGGTTCTTGTCCAGATAGATTCTCCCGATCATGGCCTTCTTCTCCTTGTCGTCTTGGTTGAGGACGAGCATCAAATCGCAGACATGCGCTTTCTTGATCGAATCGGACACGTTCTTCCCTGTCGCCGTTCCCCGCCCGATCCCCTCCCTGTTGAGCTGCGAAGCCGTCCACCCTGCCAGATTGCGCTCTCCAAGCAGAGCACGCGTCTCGACATAGACGCTGCCCTGATCTTCGTAAGCGTCGTTCTTCTTCACTTCCGCAGAGGGAACCATGAGCTCGCACGTGTCGATCACCAAGAGATCTGGATAGAAGCCTATCTGCCCTTCCAGACGCAGCAGGTGAGATCGGAGAGCACTGACAGTGAGCGACATGGGAGGAAAGTACTTCACGACGAGGAACTCCCCCAACTTCGTTCCCAGATCGTTCACGTTCTCCCGAATCACGTTCTCCTCTTCTATGATATCGGAGAGGGAGACGTCGGCGAACCCGGCGTCGAAGCGTTCGCACACCATGTCTTCGTCGAGCTCCATGGTGACGTAGAGCACCTTCGCGCCGCTCTCCAGGATAGCAGCACGACTAAACGAGATCAGTGTGCTCGACTTTCCCGAACCATAAGCCCCAAGGACGCAGCCCAACGCCTTTCTCCAAATCCCTCCAGCACGGGTGTATTCATCCACGCGTGTGCCTGTAGAGATTCCCTTTTCCACGGCTTCCTTCCTCCTCTCTATCCGGCTCTCTAGATCACGCACATACAACTGCCCCACCCCCCCGGCACGTGCAGCGTTCACGTTCAGGATCCGACTCACTTCACGATCCACAGATTCGAAGTCCTGGATCTTGAGATGGTCGACGCTCTTGATGATAGCGTCGCGAATCACCTGGTTCTTGACGAACTCGAAGATCGCGTCCTTCACGAAGGAACGATCCTTCACCGTCTTCTTCAAACGAAGTATGGCCGCCTCCGCCTCTCCTTCGTTTTCTTTGTGCAAGAGGCGGCCGATCTGCATGTCCTTCCTGAGACGCATGCGAATCGCGTCCAGACTCGCCCCCGTCCCGTACCTCCGAGCATGAGAAAGCAAGACGTTAGCAAGCCACCTCCGCACTCTGCCATCGAACAGCCGATGATCCAGGTACTCGGCTATCGCACAACAGAAATTCGGATCTTGGTACAAGGTCCGAAGCACGCGTCCTTGAAAAGCGGTATCGAACTCAACGCTCTTCGGCTTTTCGCCACCCTCTGCCACTTTTCTACCCGCCGCAAGCAAACGGGAATCTTCGCAAGACCTCTTCAGGGGTGATCCCTAACAAACAGGCCATGCTCTTGAGCTTCCTGTCGCGGCGAATCTCGGCCGCAACGAGTGCGTCTGGGTTGAACCCCTTCTCCTCGCCTCCTGGTCGACTACGTCGATCATGGGCTATAGACTCCGCCTCTGTTCTCTTGGCCTTCCCACCCTCTTGCACAGAACGCAACCTTCGTTCAGCTCCTGGTCCTGTCAGATGACCCGGCTTGGGGAGGAGCGTCTTTCCTTTGATGGAGGACACTGCATCGAACACCTCGAACTGTGCGCTCACCCACTCTAGTGGGGTAACGCCCAGTCTGGCGCAGTCATGCGCCGCTTCACGAAAACGTCCATGATCGCGTTCGATCAGATCCGCAAGAATGACGCTTGGTCTTTTTTTGACGAAGCGATTGATTCGAACATAAAGGCTTTCTGTATAAAGAACCCGAATCTTTCGAGTCGTTTTTCCTCTCACGTAAAGACCTCCTAGCTCGAAGCATCCTCTGGGTAGTAAGGTTTCGCCTTGAGAAAGGCCCTGTTCCGTTCGATCCTTTCTTTCCTCCTCTCTAAGCAAAAAGAACACAGAAATGGCCTCCCCGCATGCCCGAAGATCACGTGTCGTGTTCCCTTCCTCCTTCGACATGACATGCACAGACCGTCCTCAGGATCGTCAAAGACGATCCGATCGCAAGCCTTGGTGGTGCTTCCATAAAGAGGTACGGGAGGAGGGGCTTTACCAGACCCTGTTCTGCACCACGGGTCTTCGTGACTCGGGGCTGTCCTAGGCAACGCTGGGAATGGGTTAGGGAGACGGGCGCCAGGACGACTCCTCATCTCAGAACCCCCAGCGAGGAAAAAGCTTCCCACTACGAGCCTCCTCCACAGTAGCTCGCACCCACTTCTCTGCTGAACTGGAGCGCCACATCCATAGGTAGCCGGAACCCGCGAAGACGTCGGTGAGGAACTTGATGTACGACCCACGAGCTTCTTCGCTGCCCAGCCAACCAAGAAGGTAGGCAACGGCTATGCTCTCTCGATAAGCCTCTCGTTCGAACTTGGCGCGCAACGTGTAGAAAAACGGAAGAGGGAGAAAGAGGTAGGCAAAAGAGAACAACGGGATGTTGAAACGACCTGCCCAGCTCCCAAGAGGCCAGGAATATGCTTGGACGACGTGTACTGCTTCATGGTGAAGGAGAGACCACCTTCTTTCCGGAGACCACGAACCGAAGTTCTCAGGAACAAAGGTCGTAGCCGCAATCGTAGTCGCGTAGCTGGAAGCGTATCGTTTGTTGAACAAGCCTATGAGGAACCACAGCGCTCTCCAAAACCAAGAGCTCTCGCTTCGCTTCACGATCTTGTACTTGCCAGCGTATCGGCTTCGGATTTCTAACACGAAGCCATCCACTGCTTTGTCGGACACAGCGATCAGGTTGGTTGATCCCGTACTCATGAAACCACCACCTTGAAGAATTCACGCTGATACGTCGAGATGCGTTCACGAGAGTGCTTGGCCAACAACGGGTGTGCTGTATCGGCTAGATCGACGACAAGTACCACGTTCTCTCCCTCTTTCTTCTTGCGAAGCCCTCGTCCCACTTTCTGAAGAGTACCTCGGAATGACTTACCACCATCCGCGATGATCAAAGCTTCGATGATCGGAATGTCCACGCCTTCGCCGAACACTGGGGACGCTATGAGAACAGGGAAGATACGTTCGGCGAACTCCTCTTTGACCCCCTCGATCACCGACACAGGTACTCTGGCATGCACGAACTTGTGGCGGATCTTCTGCACTTCGAAGAGAGATGAAAGAATCTCCCCGTGCCACACCTGCGCTACGAGAATGAGTACCTGCTTCCCGTCGTTCACCAGCGAAGTTGCCTTCCGCACAATCGTGGCGTTTCGATCGGGGTTTTCGACGATCCCAGTCTTGTAGATAGCCGACCACTTCCACTCCCCGTCTAACGAAGGGGTGTCGTATCGCAGAATCTCGACCGTGGGTTTGGCGAGGTACCCAGCCTTGATGAGCTCGTCGCTCTTCACCTCCAAGAGGACGGGCCCCGTCGCTGCTTCGACCATCATGCGATCACCTTCGTTGGCCCAGGGCGTGGCAGATAGTCCGAAACGAAAAGAGGCACTGCTGCAAGCCTGAGATACAGGGAAATGCGTAGCTGCTCGCTGATGGTGCAGCTCGTCCAAGATCAACACGTCTCTCTTAGGAAGCCACGATTTGAAAGGGTTCTTCAGTCTCTTGCGAAAGAGACTGTTCACGATCCCTACGGTGATCTGTCTTGGGAAGAAAGCCCCGTTCCCAGCCAGGCCTATGTCCCCATGTGGGATCCCGAGGTATCTGCTGAGATCCTTACGTGCCTGCTCCATGAGCACGCGCGTGTGGACCACGTATAGGATCTCGACATCCTCGTTGTTTGCGAGAAAGTTCTTGATCAAGGCAGCAGCGACTGCTGTCTTTCCCGCCCCCGTCGCCAGTTTGAGGATGCCCCTTCTGGCAAGAAGGGCACGCCGTACTGCTTCGATCTGGTAATCACGAAGATCTACGCCGTGGAGCATATTTGGTCCAACCTCTTCCACGTTGAACCGAACCTTGCTCAGCTTGCGCTCGTCTATGACGGTGGTCCTCTTTTTGGGCAGCACCGAGAGGGCTCGAGAAACCAAGCCGGTAGGAAGGGTCCTCTTCAAAACACTAAACAGGTGTTTCTTACCATCCCAGATCCCATTCTTGAAGAGAGTAGAGAACTGCGCCCCAGGGACATCGAAAGACAAAGCCTGGTCCACAACCAATAGCTCTTTGGCTGTGGCCTCCTCGATGAAAGCCTGGGTCTCAGACAAGATACGGACGATCGACATCGGCTAGGTGTCTCCCTCCACCCACCGGGTACGAAAAAACATGGTGTCAGATACAGCAGCGCCGAGTCAAGGAAAAGCTATGTGAGCGCACACAAAACTACGAGAATCTCCGCTGCGACTCCCGCACTCCGCTCTAAGGTCATAGCCGTGATCGGCGACGTCGACGACGTCAGGAAGAACATAGAAGAGAACGGAATCGCTTGCAGCGTCCCATCAGCGTGCGTGAGACGGACCAGGATGTTGCCGGATTCGAGAGAACGCACGTACAAGAAGACGGAATCGGCCTCGACGACATCATCGAAAGCCACCGCTTCCTGGCCGTCGGCATCCAGCGAAATCACCGTGGTCTTGTAGTTCGAAATCTCGAGCTCTTCGAGGAGGTCCACCTTGAATAACGTCTTGCCTCCCGCCTTGGACACGACAGCCGGCGGAAGCGCGATCTCGAGAGTTCCTGAGAGGACATATCCGTACGTGGTCATGTTGATCTCCTAGAAACGCGTGATGCTGGGACGTAGAAAGAGAGGAGAGTTACGAACTATGGGCTTCGTCTCTCCTGTGGGAGAAACGACCCAAGCGTCCCATCGAAGAGGGCCTTTTTTGTAGTCGAGCAGGTAGCTATCCTCGTACACGAGGTAGACCTGCCAAAGTCCAAGGCTCACGTTCTGATCCAAGATCAAGGCTTGAGCATCGCTGCCGCCAGCGTTCGTGGTTCGCTTCTTGATCGTCGCGACAGTGTCTTCGACGGACACGCGCGCCGTGAAGAAACCCTGCCACCCCGCAATGTTTCGCAGGTTCTTGGTGAGTGTCTCCCGGACTTCCAGGTTGATGATCTTCGTCTCCCCGATCATGAGATAGAGCGGAACCTCCGGATAGAGTTCTTCTTCGGTAGTTAAGGAACAGCCCATCTCACGAAGCCTCCGTTGAAGTTACACGACACTTATCACCGACACGACCGCGTAGAGCTCTCCTTCTATCGTGACCGTCGCGTAGAGCTCCCCTCCTATCGTGACCGCCGCCTGCAGATCTGGGGTATTGACCGCAGCAGCTCCTCCTAAGACACCGATCGAGAAGGCGTCATCGAACTCGACGACAGATCCGACGCCCAGCCTCTTAGCGTGGGCCATCGAAGAAGACTGATCAACCTCGACGGCCTGCCCGAGAAGACGCAGTTGAATCCTGACAATAGATCGCGCGTCGTCAGTCTCAAGCGCCTGGACAATTGCACGGACTTTATAGTGTCCAGTAGACGTCGCACTATCCTGCTCGAGAGCTTGGCCAACCATCCTCGTCTTGACGATCGTCATAGCTCGGGACGACTCTGTCTCGAAGGCCTGCAACAACACTTTGACCTTGACAGAAGATACAAGACGAGCGTCGTCGAGCTCCAAAGCTTGCTGCACCGATTTCAACTTGGAATGATCTATAGAGAACGCGGCTTCTTGTTCAGACGCCTGCGCTACCAAGATCACGTGACTTGCAGAAAACGTCTGCGCGTCGTCTTGCTCCAGGACCTGGCTAATCTGCTTGGTCTTGACTGAGCTGATCGCCTGGGCATCGTCTTGTTCGAGAGCCTGAGCTAGGGTGTAACCTAAGGAGGTGGTTACCGTCTGAGAATCATCCTGCTCGAGAGCCTCGGATACGACGAGCACCTTTCCAGGCCCAACGGGCTGCACGACATCCTCTTCCAAAGCTTGGGCGACGGCGAAGGTCCCTGAAAAACGCGTAATGTTCTGCGACCCGTCTTGCTCGAGAGCCTGCGAAAGCAGGTACTCCCTAGACGGCGCCGTCGCATGTGCTTCGTCCTGCTCCAAGGCTTGGTTAACCTGCTTGGCTTTGGCCGAGCTGATCGCCTGGGAATCGTCTTGCTCAAGAGCCTGAGCAACGGTGCGCTCCTTGACGACAGTCAAGGCCTGGGAGTCATCCTGCTCGAGAGCCTGAGCAACTTGCTTGGTCTTGACGACAGTGACCGCCTGAGAATCATCCTGCTCGAGAGCCTGAGCAACAGTTTCCGCCTTAGCTGAGCTGATCGCCTGGGAATCGTCTTGCTCAAGAGCCTGGTTAACGAGACGAGCCATGGGGTTCCATGCGATCGCCTGAGAATCATCCTGCTCGAGAGCCTGGTCGACAACTTTTGCAGTAGAAACAGACATCGCCTGGGCATCGTCCTGCTCGAGGGTCTGTCCTACTGACTTTGTCTTAACAGCGGTGACAGCTTGGGCGTCGTCTTGTTCGAGAGCTTGGTTGATCTGCTTGGTCTCGAGAGAGTTGATCGCCTGAGCGTCGTCCTGTTCAAGAGCCTGGCCAAGAGAAGCGCTCTTGACCGAGCTGATCGCCTGGGAATCGTCTTGCTCAAGAGCCTGAGACACTGCCCTCGTTTTGACAGCAGTGATGGCCTGAGAGTCGTCTTGCTCAAGAGCCTGGGCAATGGTGTTCGATGCTGGAGACGTGACCGCCTGAGCGTCGTCTTGTTCGAGAGCCTGGACTATTGCCCTCGTCTTGACCGAGTTGATCGCCTGGGCATCATCTTGTTCGAGAGCCTGGTTAACGAGACGAGCCATGGGGTTCCATGCGATCGCCTGAGAATCATCCTGCTCGAGAGCCTGGGCAACAGTTTCCGCCTTAGCTGAGCTGATCGCCTGGGAATCGTCTTGCTCAAGAGCCTGAGCAACTGACACGCTCTTGAGCGGACTGATCGCCTGCGCGTCGTCTTGCTCCAGGACCTGGCTAATCTGCTTGGTCTTGACTGAGCTGATCGCCTGAGCATCGTCTTGTTCGAGAGCCTGGCCCGTAAAGATGTTAACCGGATTCCGAACGATGGCCTGCGCGTCGTCCTGCTCGAGGGCTTGGGTTACCGCCTTGTTCTTGAGGGCTGCTATCGAAAAAGCATCATCCTGCTCGAGAGCCTGGTTCAACAACCTAATCTTCGGGTTCCAGACAATCGAAAAAGCGTCGTCCTGCTCAGAAACTTGACCAATGACCAGTGCTTTCAAAGGCACAATCGAGAAAGCGTCGTCTTCTTCAGATGGTTGTCCTATAGCCAGCAGCTTCAGAACCACGATCGAAAGAGCGTCGTCCTGCTCAAAAGCCTGCCCAACGACCTCTGTGATAGTCGTAGACGGAGCCCGGAGCTCGATAGCGCAAACCCCAAGCCATGTAGTGCCCCCCGAATTGATCGTGAGAGCACTGTCGGGTGAATCAAACCACGCCACGGCACAGGTTCCGATGTTGGCGTCCTCCGTGTGATATACCCTCTCGTACTCTGTCTCGTCGGTCGTCAGGGCCGTGACATCCCAGTCACCGAAGAAAGCAAGGGTCTTGCTGGTAGAAGCAGGTGTTGCGTCGAAAGTGTCCGTGATCGAGCTCGTCTTGCTACTCGGATACGTCGTAGCGTCCTTGAACTGGACAACCGGATCCGTCGGATCGACCTCGGAGTCGTTGAACTTGAGCACCTGCCAGCGTGTAGAACCCTGTGTCGTGGACCCAAAATCAATCGTCTGCGCCCCCGAAAACGATCCATGCCTACGAAACACGGTCATGCCAACGGAGACACCGGAGCCGATCTTCACATGAGAAACCTGTGTCCACCCAGAGATCGATGGCACCGTCGTGTCTGTCCCACCGCCTCCACTATCCCACGACCACACGCCGAGAAAGGCGACTTCGTCGGAAGCAATGCTGATGGAGGCGGTGTCGAAACTCGTTCCAGAGCTACCTGTACCCTCTGTAACTTTCCGCTGTGATACGAACGTGATCTCGGCAGCGATAACGATACATGGAGCGGGGACGTTTACGCCTCCCATGAAAGAAGTATCGGAACCTAGTCTCCAAAACGAATGTATGGAATTATACGGAAAGGACTCGTTGCTGAGATCTTCAACGTTCAAGTGACCGATGCGACTGTATCGGACTTCAGGATCGATAATGGAATTCAGCATGTGGACAACGCCAATGGCGTTGTTGTGAATGTGTCCAAAGGCACTGAGCGTAACCGACGCACTGTAGGGAGCCGTTGTGTCGAGCGCAGTTGCCGTTTGGACAACACTTCCTCCGTGGATGTATTCCTCTACGATCCATCCACAGTTGTCCACAGCGTTACTAAAAGAGATAGTGATCGCCCCAGGGGTTGGTGCAGACGCGCCGCTGCTCGCCGACACCATCCACGCACGCACGTGATCGTCAGGACCGCTGGTTACAGCAACGATCTCAGACGATGTACTGTCCGTATTCCAGGTTAGGCTCATTCCTGAAACAGAACTCAACGAGATCGCGGAAGTAGTATTGTCGAGAGCGAAGATCCAGACGACGACGCGAGTGTTGGCCGCAGGTCCTACGCTCGCTGTGTTAAAGGAGGACGAGTCGAGACCAAACCCTTGAGTGAGGCGACGCGGATACGTGAAAGGCATCGACACGAGACGCAGCGCCGCATACACGTTGGCATGGTCCGCTGTACTCGTCGTAGGGTTGCTGGTGTCACCGGTCCCAGTGAGTATTCTGAACTCACCGCAGGAATTCACATTGGTGTCGTCTGCTCCTCCGGACGTGGCTTCCGATGTGAGCGCCGTGTAGTTCGTCGTCGCCGTGTAGCTCGTAGAAGCACTCTCTCGACCAACCCCTCTCACGAATAGGTATTCGCGGCTTGTGAGAGAAGAAAGGCTTTGTGACGGAGCATCGGCTGATGTCGCCGTTGTCACAACGACATCAGCTACGTAGGCAAACTTTCCGTTGGTATCGAAGACCCACCCTGTCAGTGCCTTCGCAGTAACCGCCTTGTAAAGTGTGATCGTGAACGTACCGGAAGTAGAAAGGGTAGCCGCAGCGACGGTGAACCAGACAGATGTCGTACACCCGGAACCAGAGGACCCTGAACCAACGGAAGACTCCCCGGCCTTGTACCAGGCGTTGCCTGCAGAATCGACAACCGCCATGTGGAAGTTGTCTTCGTCTACGAAGGAAACGAGGTTGTCGGTAGTGAGTACAAGAACACCGAGCTGACCAGCGTTAAGAGCTCGGGTGAGTGTCCCACTCGTCGTCCAGGTGGCAGACGAAGTCTTGTCGTTCTCCGTATGGAGCTCGCCGACAGAAGAAAGTGCCACGCATCACCCTCACGACCCCACCTCTTAAAGATGGGGCCAGCCTCTTACACCGGAGAAGCTCTGAAGAACCCGGTGCTGGCGATCTGCGCCGTGATGTCCGAGCCGTCGGGAGTAACCACGAAGTCGTGCAGCGTCATAGGAATCATGTCCGTGGTCGTCTGGGAACCGACAGGGTCGTAACAGATCACGATGTCGTTCCACCCATCTCCGGCAGCCACGGCCGTCCACGTTTGATCAGGGATGTCCAGATCCACCCGATCGTTCGTGTCGTCAGGCGCGTAGGCCACGAGAACGGTGTCGTCCAGAACCTTCACGGCATAGTTCGTGTTCGTGACTTCGTTGGTGGTACCGGACACGACGTCGGAGAACGTATCCTTGTCCCGCAGAACGGCGTCCGTCTCGATGCCGGAAGTAGCGAGAACAGAGACTGTGAGCTCGGAAGCCGCCGGGTCGTTGGTCTTGACCCTGTTGTAAAACTCGGCCGCGCGGCCGAGTGCGATGTTGAAGACCAGGTCCGCCATGTTCGTTTCCCTTTCTACTCCAGCAGCTCGTCAGGAGCCGACTCGAGCTCGCACTCGTAGTAGTTGTCGCACAGATACCCCGCCGGATACTGAGGATCCGGTGACGGCTTGTTCCCGTGGGTCGACGCGACGTGTGCACGAGCAGCGCGGCCCTGGGGATCGTCGGGAAGCTTGGCGTCGCAGTGGCAGCACCACCGTCCGGGCTCGTAGAGGATCTTGTACACGACCTCCCCGTTGCTGCCATGAATGGTCAGCTTCTTGCGACCCACGCTCATCCACCCTTGCGCGAGGCCAGCCTGCACGGTTTCCGTGGGAAAACCCTGCTTGGGGATGATCCGATGGACCTCGACGCCGATCGGAACCGGAGAAGGGATCTTGAGGTCAGCCTTCCGCGCCAAGGCCTCCGCCTCCTCTTTATCCATGCCCGCGCTGAGAAGAGCCTCGGCGATCTCCTTGATCCGAGCCTCTTTCACCGCCTTGTAGGTCACGATCTCGTCGGGGTCATACAGTCTCTTCAGCTCGATTCCCATCGTCGTCTCCTTTCTTCGAATCTTCTCACGTCTGCTGTTCCCACGGAAGTCCGTGAGGAGCGACCATGGCAATCAGATCAGGCCGTCTGCGAATGTTCCTCACCTTCACGAAGGCGTTGCGCTTCGCCGCCGTCTTCAGATCCTTCGTGTCCCTACCGCCTCCGCCGGCTTCGATCATGCGAAAACCGTCCAGGGCTACTCCAACATGGACAATTTCTCGGATTGATCTTCCGTAGAAGCAGAGAGTTGCGAGGTCTGCGACCGGCACGACCGCCCCATTCTCAGGTTTCACGAAGTGATCGAAGAGTCCCTGCGCTGTTTGGTCACCTTGTGGATCGAGACCAAGCCACTGGTAAAGGTCCTGCGTAATCCCAGAACAGTCAAACCCCAAGATGGGGTCGTCCCCTCCCCAGTAGTAAGGGATATTCAAGAACGTCAAGGCGTACGCTTCGAACCTCTCCCGCTCTCTTTCTGCCGTGTAAGTACGATTCATCGTTGTTCTCTCCTACGGAGCTCCTGGATCTTTTCGAAGGGGCTCGAGCAGACGCCTGTTAATTTCCGAAAGCCTACGATTCACCTGGATATCGATCTCGATCACGCCGATCCGCTGCATCAGTACCTGGAACTCGTCGCGAGTCGGGTACCGAGAAACGTATAAGACGATCGTCACGACGGCCCCGATGATCGTCACGATCAAGGGAACAATACGCCAAGCGAACGAGACAGCAGTCATCGGTCTAAGATCCGAAAGTTTTCTTTCGATCTCCGATCGCATCTCATGGACTTCTTTGCGTAGATCTGCTGTCTTCTCAACGAGAGCTGAGAACTGAGGCTTGAGACCTGCGTCTTCGTTCTCCAGCTTCCTAATTCGTTCATCAAAAACAGCATGCGCCGCCTTGTTCTCTGTATGATGGCGCTCGACCGTCGCGTACGCCGCCATAAGAGGTACTCCTTGGACAGGAGTAACGTTGCCTTCATCGCTCATCCTGCTACCAAAGCCTCGACTTCGTAGTCCGTGGTGGAGGCGGCAGCTACCAACGAAAGGCGTTCGATCGGACCGAAGAACTCTCTCGAGCCGCTCGCAGCCACGACGACGAAGTCGTCACCCCCTCCTTCAGCGGCCACGCTCTTCGCCCGAGGAAGGTAGACGTTGAGCGCATTCGTGGATCCTAGGTTCCTCACCACAACCTTGCGGGCGAAAGCGGATCTTCCCGTCAAAGGACTTACCATCCGAATATGGGTCACAGCCGACGACGCCGTTCCCTTGAAGATCGTCTCGTTTCCGTAGAACCCGTACATCAGAAACCTCCTCGACTAGTTGTTGTCTACCCGAAGACTCGTAGACCAGTTAGTAGCTGCGGGTACCGACGGATACGTAACTCCGTATGAGCCATCGTTCGTGAACTCCGTGTACATGACAGGATCCGTGGCAGCCCCTGGTACAGAAGCCACGATGCGATCGAAGATCAAGCTCCTCACGGTGATCTCGGAACTGAAGAACCACCCTTTGGTGGAGGCGAATTCCCCGCCTGTAACTGTGATCACCTCATCAGACACACTGACAACCTCAACGGTAGCACTCCCCGAGGCTGCGACGCGTAGTACGAACCAATCCACGTTGAGGGTCCCTGCGGGAGAGTCGATGAACCAGTCGTTACCATGCACGTGAAGGTTGTCGTTTACAGACGCAGTGCCCTCTGCCCAGATGTTCCAGCCATAGGCAGCAACGGACGTGGATGTCACGCTAGACGCAGTTCGATGCGTGTTGTTCGCGATCTTCAGCGAACCAATCTGGAGACCGGTCGTCGAAGACCCAACCTGAAGAAAAGAGCAGCGCGAATTTGAGTCACCGAAACGGTTTCCTGTGATCGCACACCGCTCCAACACGGATCCGGCATCTACCGTCCCACGGAGCTTCACTCCTGCGTCGATGCACGTGACTTGTTGGAAGTTAGCTCCTGACGAACTTGCACCGAGGAGCTCTCCTACGTTGTTCGCGATCGTCCACCTGTGAACATGTGCGTCGAGCTGGATCAGACGATTCGGTCCTCCGTCATCCGGATCTGCCGTAGAGCCTGTGTAGACGACATTGTCGTTGGCTCGTCGAAAGGCGTTACCTTCGATCAAGGCGTCTATCTCGTAGGCCACCATGCGCAATCCGAGCCAGGTTGCCGCGCTCCCGTCGTTCGAGTAGCCCGAGTGAACGTTCCCTCTCCAGGTAGCTCTCGAAACGCCGTCCGTAGTGCTCATGGAGATGATAGGAGCTTGGAGACCTGGATAAATCGACAGAGACGCGAAGAACACGTTGCCTTCGACGATGAGGCCACCAAGCGTGAAAACCACGCTATGTGCGACAATCGCGAACGTACCGTTCAAGAAAGTGCACCCTCGAACGACGAGTCCAGATACGTCGTAACCAGATGTCTGGAGGGCACCAACCGTGAACCCTACCGAACTGAAGGCGCAGCTGTCCACGATGGTGTTGATCGCCGCTACGTCAAAATGGACTCCTCTGCAGCTCGACTGGTTCGATGCTGAAGCACCGACGAAGTGAGATGAAGAGATCACCAGGTTACCCGCAGTGTTACTCGCACCAGTCACCCGCACCCCGGAGAGGACGTGGTCGAATACGCAGCTAGAAACAACGACGGAACCGGCGTCGTACATCCTGACGCCTGTGTAGTTTGCCCTCCCTGCGTCGGTCAGACTCCCTCGAAAACGGCACCCTGTGACGGTCGTACCTCGTCCGAAGTTACCATTCCTCAGGTAGATCATAGCCGTGTCGGCCGAAAGGTCCGACCCGTGCTCATACCCGAACACGAAGTAGCAACTGACGAAGCGGCCCCCGCTCCGAACCTCGAAGTCGTAATCGATCGTCACCGTCCGCTGCAGACTCCTGTTGTAGAAAGTGCAGCTATCGAACACCACCTCGCAGTTGAAGAGGGTGCCGGACGCGACGTGCACAGCACTCGTCGCCGTGTCATCGGCCGTATCGAGTGATCCCTCGAAGTAGCAGTTGAAGAAGCGAAGGTGTTCGACGCTCGTAGCACCGGAAGTAAGGACGCTGGCTCCATCGTTGCTGACATTGCCAAACGAACTGTCGTGTGCCTCGAAGCGACCCCGTACCAGAAAGGCAGTCCCGTCGGCATCGACAGACAGATTTCGAAGAACCAGAAGGCCCCCGCTAGTGGGGGTTAGTATCTTGCGTCCTCCGAGCTGGATCATGCTGTAGGACGTCGGACCAAGAAGGCCTCGACGCCATCCCTCCAGCACGACGTCTTCCGTGCCATTCCCCTGATCGAAGGTCACATCGGCCGCGAAGTTGTCCAGCACCACACCAGGTTTGATAACGATGGTTCCGCCACCACGCGCAACCACGTCGTTATACGCCGCCTTGAGGAGAAGATCGTCGCTAGCGAAGTCAGACTGATCGAACGTCCCAAAGGAAACCACGCCGTCTCCGACGGTCACCAGATCCTTCGAAGCACGATCCACAGAATCGAGGCCCCTACGAACCTCGCTGTAGGCTCCGTAGTTAGTGGACTGTTGAGGAGGATCCACCCCACCAGGCAAGTCGTGCGCCAGCACAGACCAGACGATGGATCCATCGTTGGCGTCGGGCTGGACGGCGTTCTTGTTGTAGACGTCGACGGTGGTGCTGTTGATGTACCCCGTGATTCTGAAGACGCCGTTGTTCCCAGAGGACGCCGCGCCGGAAAGAGAGAGGCTCTGACCGACGAGTGCAGCGTTCATGCCAGAAAGTCCGGATATGCGGATGTGGCTCGTCGCCGCTCCGGTAGTGGTGCTAGCGGCAGAACCTGACAGACCACCTTGGTCTGTGAACTTGGCTCGCGCGAGCTCATAGAGCGTGCCTTGGGAGACGTCGTGGAGTGTTCTAGCAGATCCGCTCGAGGAAGAGCTGCTCGGACGAGCTGTCGGCGGTTTGACCGTTCCGATCCGGTTCTCAGTCGCTGAGCCGTCGTATGTCACGACGCCAGCAGAATTGGAAGCGATGCCCAGGAACAGCAAAGCCGTCGTCACGCCGTTCACGGCATCGGAGGCCACCACCGTCCCTAAGGTTCCTGCCTTCACGTAGATCCCGATCGCCCCTTGGAACCTCGTGTAGGGAGTGATCGTGAATTCCGTGAAGGGGGAAGTGGCAGGAATAGCTCTTCGCTTGGCTGCCTTGGTCGTGTCGTCGAGGTAGTAGAGGTAGACCTGGTAAGAGGCCCCACCAGCAGGAATCGCTACGGTGATGGCCGTCCCCTCAGGCTTGATCAGAGTCCGGCCGTCGGAATCAAGACCGACGAGCAACGTGGAATCCACACGAAGCAAACCATCGGTTCCAGAGGTCGGGTTGACTGTGATCGACCCGCCTGCCAAGAGCATCCCCACAGGAGCAGCGGAAGAAGCCAAAGGCGTGGCCAAGACAGCCTTCGAGGAGGCGTCTGCGTAGGCTCGGGCCTGTTGCGACAGGTGGTCGGCGTCTACATGATCGAGACGTTCGTTCGCAACAAAGCGGACTCGCTCAGGGTTTTCGACTTCTCCCGCCATGTGGGGCCTCTCCTTTTCTGTAATTCTACCATCTTCTGGAGATGTCCCACTCTTCGCCTTCTCACACCACTTCGAAGCGAACCACGACCCCGGCCGCTTTCAGCACCTCCAGAATGTACTGCTTCGCGATATCCAGGAGACCTTGCCCTTGAAGATAGACACGGTCGTCATGGACAGGCGTCGTGGCCGTGTCCGACTGCTCATCGGCATCCGCAGGAGACGCTACGACGGCGTAGAACCCTGCAGGAGGCGTCGCTCCGTTCGCTCCAAGCGTAAAAGTGTCCGACGTGTGAGAGAGAATCGGATAGAAGATCGCTCCGTCAGCAAGACGCAAGAAATAGCTGGCATACTGATCAGGAGTGAGGGACAGACCAGAATCCGTAAAGGTGTCAGGACCTACTGAAGTCGCCTCCCCGGTGACGTACCAGATAGGGGATATGTAGTCCCCTCGATAGCTGGAGGTGCTGTCTCCGGGAACCGTGACGAAGAACAGAGCCCCTGCCGTAGGCGTGTTCGAGTACGCGGACCCAACGGTGATCTCCGTTTCGTCGGATACGGCGTCGTATGTCGCGGTAGAAATCGTCTGCTCTTCCCAAGCCCCGTCGATGAGAACAGAACACCCCAAGCCAACGAGGTCGTCGGCCGCCGCGAGCGCGTTGCCCTTGGTCTGGAACACGGTGGTGGTCGCTCCATCAAGCACGACCCCCGACCAACCATGGAGGTAGGAGGCCGTCTCGTTCGTCGTTCCCAAGAGATCGAACGGAACCTCGATGATCGTCTCGTTGGGATTCACCTCGTAGACGCGCCACGGCCTTTTTCCATCTGTTACCAGGCTCCCCTGAGAACCGAACACTGCCTCGAGAAGAAAATAGAGCGTGGAAAGCAGCGTCTTGGGCCCAGGACACGCGATCGCCTGGATGATGCGTCTGTAGAGATCATCGTCGAAGGGTGAGAGATCCGGCCTGCGAATCCGGTAGTTCTGCCCAAGGGCTGTCAAAAACTTCCCGAGAGACGTGTCTACGAAGAGCATGTCTCTCAGAGAATCGACCGCGCTCTGCTCCTGCTCCGGAATCTCGGTCGAAGGCGGAACGATCGTGGGGGAGTCAAAGTAGCTACCTGAGGTAGGCATCTATTCCTCCTCCAATCCAAGAACGGTGATCGGGTATACAGTGAACTCAGGAGGAGCCGGCCATCCCCCATCTCTGAGAACCGTGAACTCAAACCCAGGAGTCGCGGAATCTAGAGAAACGACACCGTTGACGACTCCCTGAAAATTCGGCCCAAACTCCGTTCCGTCGTACAGAAAGTCCCAACCCGCACGTCCAGCATAGCGAGCTCGCACGAGCATGCGGCGCATGGGCGCGCTACACAGAACGCGGAAGGTGACAGCCGTGTAGCGGTAGACTGCCTGGCCAAGCGGAGGAGACACGAACTGGACAGTTGGCCTGTTTCCCGACCCTCCGGGGTTAATGCACGTATCGAACGCCGGCTCAGCGACACCCCACGAGAACGTTTCGACCGTCAGATGCCCTTCTGAGTCAAAAGCGTAGGCAGTCAAAGACATGTTCGCAGGCCAACCCCCTCGATCAAAACTAAAACGCCAACCGTTCGTGATGGCCACCAAGGTGGAGTTCGTTATGTAAGCAGGCTCGAAGCCCACACCCCAAACATGAGCGAGCTCCCCGGAGTGCCCTGTAAAGGTAAAAATAGGAATGATGAACGTGATGTCGTCGTCTACGTCCGTAAAATCGACAATGATGACATCGTCTGGATCTATCGCGCCTTCCGGAGGATCGACGAGAGTGATGACAGGCGGAGAACCACTGAACTCCTCGGTTCCAGCAAACTCGAAAAAGATTCCGCCGGCTACCACTGTCCCACCATCAAGGTAGACCGACGGCGCATCGTCCGCGTTGGTTCGCCACAGACCACCAAACCCTGATGTGCCTGTGGAATAGCCCTGTTTCCACCCAGTAGGTGGGTTAGAGGTACCAAAACCAACAGCCATGATCAACATACCGTTTGCTCGATCAGACACGGGGTCATCGAGCGTGAAGGAAAACTCACCGTTGGCGTTGACCGTCTCGGCCTTGCTCTGAATGATGCCTGTACCACTCCCCACGCTAGGATCGAAGTTGGCCACCTCGATGATACGAAAATCGTGAATCGAGCCTGTAGACGAGCGTGTCAATCGTATCGTAACCGTCGACGACACAGTTGGGATCGACATCCTCCAGACGTAGTGCTTCCTGGATGTTCCGCTCGTCGCGAACGACTGCTCCACCGTGAAGGTGTACCCCGTCGCGTCGATCGTCGCAGATTGTGGATGATTGAGGCAGAAGTGAACGAAGTACTGTCTCCCTTTAATCACGTCTACGTTATGGATGAAGACGGTAGAAGAAGCCGCTCCTGTGTCGAATGCGAAAGCAACGCGGAAACTAACAGGGTTGGCTCCGTGAAGAATCTCCACGGCGATACCACACCATGACGTATTAGGCCCTGAGGCAGACACTGAACCAGTAGGGTCAATTCCTTCGAGAGCCTGAAGCTCTAGTCTGTTGCTAGACGCCCCAAGCTGTATGTCCAGCGTCTCTGAAAAACCCGTCCTAGGAGTAATGGCGGACGTCGTACTGGCAGCAAAGAAAGCAGCTGTACCATTACGCTGATCGGTGCCGGTAAGACCGAAAGAAAAAGAGGTTCCGGATCCTGTTCCCTTTGTAGCCGTCCCGACAGCGTTAGCCCCCCAAGTACCGGTAGTGTCAACACCGCTCCACCACTGACCACCCCAACCGATCGCCGTCTGAGAGGCACCAGCATTTATGGTGACGGCGGTCAGTGTGTCCGTGTCCATCATGGTCCGGAAAAGGCACAGCCTTCTAGTAGTGCTGATCAGGACCGTGTCTATGAAAACCCACGTCTCTCCCCCATTGCCGGTCAGCGTGGGTTGTGCCGGAGTTGTGTCGTTGGTAAGGGTTGCTACAAGACAGACGCAGTTAGCCGGAAGCGTCATGTTCCCGACGATCGAAGAAACAGACGCCCCGCTTCCAGAACCAAGACTTCCTGAAAAAGGTGCCGTCATTTTTCTTCTTTAGACCTCGTCTGGAAGGAAGTCTTCGTCGCCGAAAAGACCGCCCAGATCGTTGTCGCAGCCTCCGATCGCCGTGAGTAGATTCGCCGTGAGCTCGCCGTAGGTAACATCAAAGGCAGGAGGCATGAACTGGTGTCTCATGATCTTCGCCTTGTACGTATCGTAGGAGTCCGCCGCCTCGACCAGAGGCTCGAAGACCCGAACGAGCCCGACAGCGCCAGAAAGCGTCACCGACGCGTTCGACGCGACGGATGAAAGAGGACTCGTGTGCGGGTTCGTCTGAAGAGAGTCGACGAGCATCGCCGACGCCTGTGCCGATTCCACGCGTGATCGAATCGCCAGAAAAGGGGACGGATCGGAGAGCTTCGGCGTGAGCGAGGCATGCGTAGCTCCGAAGAAGAAAAGAGAACGTGAGTAGGCCTTGAAGCTCGACGACCCTGAGGAAGGAGTCGACACGGACGTGACGCCGGTCTGTGTGTTGGCCGTCCCCACGCTCCCTCCAGGAGCGTAATACCCAAACGGGTAGTTGACCGGATCATACAGGATATCCTGCTGCACGCCTCGACAGGCCTCTACGACGCACACCATCGGCTTGGATGCCGAGTAGCTGAAGACGGACGAGGTAGGGCCTTCTTGATCTTCTTCATCCACACTCACGTAGTGAAGAGCGGTGAAGACGATCTGATCACCTATCTCGATCGGGTTCGGCTCCACGACCCATGCAGACGGCGGCGTAAGCACCGTCCCCACATATCCCTGAACGACGATGTAGGCGAAGAGGAGATCTCCGGCCTTCAGGCTCTCAAAGGCAGGCGTAGCCACCTCTATTGAGGAGCCCACGACGGCGCTAGACGTGCTTCCGAGGAACTTGACCGACATCAGAACACGAACACGTTGGCCCCAGTGATGCGGGCCAACTGGCTATCGGCAACGGGTACGTTGGATGACGGAGACACGATCCTCACGTCCGCAACGTCGCGAAGCGCCTTCGTCCTATGAATGATCTCGGAAAGAATGATCTCATCCCCCATGCCGAGGTTGTTCACGTAGGCCTGCACCACCTGCTTCACGAGATCGTAGAGAGGGCCAGCCGACACACCGGATCTTGGAAGAACAGCGATCTGGAAAGTCGGGACAATGACCGTCGGCGCCACCACGAGGACTTTCACCCCGTGAGAGCGCACACCCATGAAGTCCGCGAAGTCGGTCGGATCTCCGTTCACAGCCCGCTGGACCAAAGCAGCCAGCCCTTTAGCGAATGAGTAAGCTCCAACACTAGGAGACACGTTGTCGCCCGCCGCCACGACGGCGTCGTGGTCCAGGAGAGGATCGGCGACCTCCAAGTCCCCGTTGGCCTCGTTGAAGTTGAACCCCTCTCCAGGAACCAGAGGAAGGCTCTTTTCAGAAAAAAGAACCTGGTAGGGGCCAGATGCCGGCGTGGCTCCTCCTGCGTCGAGCGTGAAGGTATCAGCCGTGTTGGAAACGATCGTCCAGAGATCCTCGTTTGAATCGAGCAACACACGGTTCGCATGCTCGTTCACGGTCATGGTCTGCGTGGTGTCTACGAGCGTATTGGCGCTGGTACCAGTGCTACTCGAGGAGACGTATGGGGACGAGGCGAGATCGAGAACGGCGTACGCTCCAGACGTGGGGGTACCGCCCGAAGCATCCAAAGTGAAGCGGATCGCCGTGTTCGACAGGATCTCGTAGAACTGATCGTCCGCCGTTTTGAGGAACATCCCCGCGAAGGCGTCCGTCGTCATATTTTGCGTCGTGTCTTCCAGGTAATTCGTCCCTACGCTCGTGGATTCGCCACGGTTCACGCTCACGTAGACGCGAGGAGTACGCGACACCAAGGGCTGCTCTTGCACGAGGAAAGGAGCGGCAGCATGAAGCCTCCCTCTCCGATCTCCGGACGTCGCATTGGAGATGAGCACGTCCCTCCCTGTAAACGTCTCTCGCTCCACGACAAAGCTCGTGGATCCGTCGGAGATGTACAAAAGAGAGGTCCCAGTGGGAAGAACAGGCTCGATCACCTGTGCGAACCGAACCCTGCTGTTAGACACCTCGTCGTATAGACGAACAACGTGCGTTTCTATAGAGAGCGCCGTCCTTCCTCCGAAGCTGGCTACGAAGTTCTCGATCCTCTCGGCGTACTCCTCGTCTTTCTCCCGATCGCGGCCTCCGCCTGCAGGAAGCGGGTTAGACACCACGGCGCCAGAGAAGGGTGCGGAGGTGATCTTGGAGATCGTCCCAGATCCGACGTTCGTGTCCAACCCGACCACCGAACACAGAGCGTCTACGAGCTCCGTCCAGAACTCCCCGTCACGAAGAGTGACAGCCTCCAGCGTCTCGAAGGTAACCTGCTTGGAGCTCTCCGTAGCTGGAACGTAGACCAGCGTCCCTGTGCCCACCACACGGTCACTTCCGAACGTGCTTTGAACGACCACGGTATCGGCCAGATGTGCGAACGTCGTACCAGAACCCAAGGAAAGCACGTCTCCAGCACGAGTGAACGTCCGTGCCTCCTCCTGCGCCGTCCCCTGCTCGAAGATCACGGTTCCGGACAGGTTCCACGCTGCTCCGGTCCCAGACGCGAGGGTAGCCGTCATGCCGCCGATGCTGATGCCGCTCGCCAAGGAGCTGTGCACGGCCGCGAGAGCGACCTCTCCGTATATGGCGTGCGGGTACGCGAACGCAGCCGGAGGCCACACTCGCGTGAACACATCTCCATTCCTAGTGAAGACCACGCGCTCGTACCGAGCCGTGCCTCTTTCCACGTCCAAGGCACCTGACGAAGGAAAGACGTCACCTTCTCCGACACCCAACGTGAAAGTGGTATCGGAAACAAGAACATCTGCAGACAGATGCCCGGATACGAGCAACGTACCGTCCCCGAACGTAACCTTGGCCGTAGACCCCTCTGCCTGAAGGCGTCGTAGGTTCTTGCGAAGGAGAGTGCCGAAATCCAAAGCCCGACGATCTAGGTCTTCGCCACGACAGCTACGGAGACTGAAGAGCTTCGGAATCTTGGACATCTGGACATGGATGTCCGCATCGGACATGGCTGCGGCCTGCATGACGCTGAGGAGCCACGAACCTATGGTGAAGTCCGAAGTGAGACCCTGCAGCTTGCGAAAGCGCGCGACCATGTTGTCGAGCACTTCCGGGAAGGTCTTGGGTCTATAGATCGTCGTCACGCCTGCCTCAGCTTTCTATTATGCCCTATCGGGACAGCTCCACAGAACTCGCTCGTTGAGCGTTGACGGGACGCACGTTCATACTCACACGAGCGGTTCCGGAGCTAAAAGAGAGCTTCAAGTCCGTCACGGTGTCTGTTCTCACGTCCTCCAGAAGGGACTGGCGAGCATAGAAGGTGTACAAAGGCAGGATTTCCGTCGAAGCAGGACGACCAATCGGTAGAGAAAGCCCGTAGAAAGAATCGAACGGGTGCCCGCCACGGTTGGTCGCCATCCGAAGACGGAGGGCTTGGATGTAGTTCTCGAGTCCTGCTAGGGTCGCCACATCGCTCAAGCTGTTCAAGACAGCCTTAGCCTTGAGGGGGCTCTTCGTGACCCCGTTCTTGACGTCGAACAGCAGAAGAGCATCTCGTCCGTACGCGATCTCCTCAAGTGAAGGAGGAGATCGCAGAACGAACTCATCCAAGAAGAGGGAGAAGTCGTCGCCGATCGTGGGGGTCACGGCCCACGCCCGATTCAGCGTAAGCGTGTCTTCTGTGTTCGAAACCACGTATCTCACAGGATCGACAGTCCCCGATCCCGACAACAGCGTGACCGTGAAGCCGATCCACTGATCTTCACGCCACGGATCGTGGCTCGCACACACGACCTCCAGGCTCGAACCCGTAGCTGTGATACTGCCTGCGAAGCTAGCCACTGGGGGTGTCGGAGGATCGTTTGCGATCGTACTCCCTGTCCCCGTCCTCACAGGAACCTTGATGTACTCACCCCAAGCGATCGTACCGGAAGGCTTTCCCACGAGCTCGGCCACGATGTAGGGAAACGAGAGGTCGTTCACGAAGACGAGATCCGTAAACGCATAGATCGTCCCCATCGTCCTGCGAGCCACGTCGTAGATCGTCTCTCCCCTATTCACGACCACGCTTCGAAACCCGTCTGTCGAAAGCAGACGAGCGCTATCCGCAACCGGGGACCTGTCCTCTTCTCCGACGAACGGGTTCACAGGGAGAGGAGATCCCTTCTCCGGCATGAAGTCAGTCGTGAATCCTTCCTTACCACGCACCTCTGCGAAAGAAGACACCCCTTCCACAACCTTGGAAGAAAGGGGACTCTGATCCCCAAGTGGTGACACCGCGAGGTGATCCACGAGCGACGTGGCTTCGATCACCCACTCGTTCCACTCGAACGCCGGACCATCGGACATCTCCTCGTACGTGTAGAGACGCGGCATCTCGTTGAACAAGCGATCCTTGGCTGCTTCGAAAGCCGCGATGGAAGACTGCACGAGAAGCCCCATCGAATGCACGAGAGAGGTTCCCTCATCATACAGAGACACGATCTCGTGCACGGCGTCGACGGCCTGGTTGGCTAGCTCTCCGATCGCATACGGAACCGCACCGACAGCAGCCCTTCCGTTAGCGACGAGCTCACGCATCCTTCCGATGGCCGATCGTACTGCTGGAAGACCTACAGCGCGTGATAGCCCCGACGCGAAAGAGCCATCGAGCAAGGAGGTACCGAACGCGACAGTACCAGGGGAAAGAACCGCGTCGGTGATCCGATCGAACAAGGAGATAGACGAACGTGGACGACGGGTCACGATGGAAGATCCGGATGGCTCGATGCATGTGAATCGGATCTCGTAGTCGTGCAGAAAGTTTCGCCCAGAAGAAAGGCGGAGAACGAACACCTGAGGCTCGATCAACCAGAACTCATCGTACTTCGTGTCGAAGTAGTGCATGCGTACCTGGTTCCCTTTCCTCTTTTCGAGCCCAAACTTGTTGAAGAGGTGCTTGAGTTCCAAGAACGCCTTGTAGCCGCTTCGGTTGGCCCTGCTCTCGTTCGCAGCAGTACTCTCGTCGACCAGCCTCCCAGAAAAACGCGTAGAAGACGCGACCCCAGCAGCTTCTCTACGTGACAGGAGAGGATGAAGTCCCGTCGTTCCGACGATGACGGCGCTCTTCACGAGCTGTCCTCTCGACTCGATGATCTTCCCACCTCCCTGCGAGAAGGTGATAGCTGTCGCAAACGGCTCGCTATAAGAGACCTGCTGCGGATTCAGCGCAAGGCCTACGTAGTCCGAAGATCCGACAACATCGTCGATGTTCGCACGGAAACGAGCATCCTGATCACTGGGATCGAACTCCAAGTAGAAACCGTACATGGAAGCATCGGCCCAACGGGAAGCCGGAGGTGGAGGAGGGAGACGGAGCGTCATTGAAGAACCACCACGTCGGAGAGATCGTCCTCTTCCATGCTCTTCGCACTAGGAAGAGTAATAGGACTACCAAAACCACTGGTACCGGCACTCGGGTCGAACGCCGGTTTAGAAGTAGGTGCACCAAACACAGAATGCAGGTGGCTTAGAAACTTGTCCTTCAGGTTGTTGTGATCACTCACGAGAGCGTTGAACCGCTCGAGCAGGTTGTCCCCCTTCACGGCTGGATGCACCGCGTCCATTCCGAGCTGGATGGAGCCAGTTCCTTCTAGCTGCACATGGAACGACCGATCCGTAGGACCTTCGACCACGATATTCCCTTCTGGAGTGATCGTGACTTTTGTCGGAGAGCTGCCGACGATGCGTGTGATGGACGCCGTGCCGTCCTCCTTCACCTCGAACACTGTGTCGTAGTGGCGCACCACCCTACGTTCGCCGTTCGAAGAAGCAGACGCGTAGCTCGATGACGTGCCGCGTGGGATCGCCCCCAGGATCACTGCCCTCTCCCGAGAACCGTTCAGGAAACCCACCAGAACGATGTCTCCGTCCGTGTCCCGCGCTCGTGTCGTCGTCTTCGAAAAAGAACCACCGTTCAGATTGCGGGAAGCAGGGTGGTAGACGACCTCTTCTCCGTTCGACACGCCACCGCTCCGCTCGAGAGATCGGGCTCCGTGGATAGGTTGTCCCGTAGCCGTGTCTCGGAGGTCGTACTCTACTCCTGTCCTGTTTCTGTTCCCGTCCTCGTCCACGAAGCGTCGATCGATCACAAGCGCCTCCACCAGGCCACTGATGGAGTACCCAGAAAGACTACCAACAAGGACCGTCCCGACCCCCGCTTGCCTCGGATGCCCGTCGTACGCGTCGCTCATTCGTCTTCTCCCCTTGGTTCGATGGGAGCTGGTTCGTTGGCCGCCTTCTTCATCAGCCCGTTCACGTAGTAATCGAACGGATCCTTCACAGGAAGCATCCGCTTTTTCTCCGTCCAAAAGATGCTCGCCGCCGGGTTTTCCTTGTCGTTCGCATCGATTCCTCGAATCAGCACGACGTTCGTCGTGCTTCGACCAGGATCGTAGGCGAAGCTGTGCGACACTTTCTGAACGTAGAAGTGCAGCTCTTCTCGTCCCCCGCCAGACTTCCCGCGACGCAACACCAGACGCGTACCACATCTGATGTCGGGGCGAAAACGCATGGTGAGCGAACCCTCAAGCATGAGCTCGTTGAAAGCATGCCACGTAGACACGAGCCACACGTAGTATTCGTACACATCTTTGAAACCGACCCCGAACTGACGTCCTTTGGCTACCGACGTAGCATACTGGTTGGACACGAACGGGAACACCGTCTCTATCTCGCACCTGCGTAGGCCGAACCTAGAGATCGACTCTTTGTTTACCATGATCCCGAAAATCAGCTCTTGAAGCTGAGGCGGGAGGGTAATCGCGTGGAGTCGGAAGAAGTTCATGACGTTGTGGATGCTCTTCGAGAGCTCAGAAGAGACCAACTCCGTCTCTTCCACCACGCTGTGCGGCAGCTTCATGAAGGTGCCTGTGTCATAAGGACGCTGACGAAACACGAGAGCCAACGCTGCCGAGCCTGTTTTTCCAATACTGATTCGCGAAGGAACGAAGTCTCGCCTGCCTTGATTCACTTCCTGCGCCCTGGGTGCTGAAGAACTCACGGAGGCAGGGATACTAGGATCAGGGATCACGTTCCCGACATTCTCTTCTCCAGAGACGAAGCGCTTCCTGTCCACGTCGCTGATGCCGAGGAGGTTGTTCCAGACGCGCCTCTTCTCGCGCACCTGTTCATCGGCATCTTTTGAAGGAACGAAGTTCCGCGCAAGGTTTTCCTGATAGGCATGAGCCTCTAGAGCCTCAGGAGTCACGTCACGTATGTCCACGAACATCTCGTTCACGTCAGCGTTCTGGTAGTGCTGAAGAAGCTTCCAAAGACTGCCCGCCTCCGCCACCGGATACGTGTGAATGCCGTATCCGAACGTAGGGGCTTGAACAAAAGTCGAGACATCGAGGAAGGAGGCGATCGGAACCTCTTCGGCACCAGGAAACCTCCACTGTGTCCGAACGAGCTCGGAAGCCCCAGGCGTGGCGAGGAAAACATCGAGAAGCTGCAGAATCGTCTCCGTCGGACTCAGGATCCTCTCTATCTGTTTGAAGAGGAGCTCCTGGTTGTAGAAGATCTGGTCAACAGCCAGAAAAGCAGGATCTGAGACGAGGGCGGACTCAGCCAGGATCTTGCCGATATCACGAGCTGACACGGTGACAGCTTCGACCGTGGCCCCATTCCCATCCACTGCCCTCGTCTCGACGACGCTATCCACAAATACGATAGACACGGTAGTAGGGACTAGCCGATCGGACCCATCTAACGTCGACATGAAGACGAGAAGAGCATCACCGGGACGGATCAGGTTTTTCCAATCCCTTCCTTGCTTCAAAACCACGCTCAAGACACCAGCAGGGTTGTTCGTGTCCACCGTCTTTTGCCACGTGCAGGCGAGCACGTCGTTACGCACGTAACCCGCAGACCCAGACTGAAGCCATCTGCCAGACTGAAGCCACCTATCGCGGAACCCGGAAGCTGCGGGAATTTCGTCCAACGACCTTTGTCGAAAACTCCCAAAGTCATGACTCTTCTGCGCGAACCACAGAACATCACAACCAGAAAAGCTTCGCCAAAAGGTACGCTCTTCGGAAGGGTTCCCGGTACTGTACGAAGCGAACGACATTCAGTTCCTACTTGCCTCCGAAAAGCTGTCCTACAGGACGAACGACGGAGCTCGTGATCCGCTCCACCGTAGTACGTGCGTCGTGCACCATGACGTTGAGAGAGTGCCCCATCGTGGCTCCGTACCCAACCATGGAAGAGAAACCTGCTTCCCCCATCACTGCAGATGGTTGTACAGCCTGACCTCCTTGGCTCGTATTTACATGGAGGTGCGAAGGATCACCCCCTGGGAAGTTTTTCTTCCTGGTTTTGCCAAGGTAGGTCCCTGCTCTCACTTTCCCTTTTCCGACGCCAACGTGTTCCAGATGATGAAACTGGTAAAGGATCCCGCTCTGATCACCCTGGAAAGTGACTGTCATCCCATATTGATCAGGGGGACCGTTCGTTGTGCCGATACGCAAAACCGTACCATCTTCAGGAGCTCGGATTTCTGTTCCTGGAGGAAGGTCGACGTCTTGAGCCATGTGCAACCTATTCCCTTTTACGTAGCCACCATGGCCGTCAGGACGGGTTCCGCGAGGCGCCATCCAACCTCGTGCTAACGAGGTAAAGTACCCTTGCTCCTTAGCAGGAGTAGGTGCTCCTGACGAAGAGGTAGTAGCTGCGGTGGCTACAGAAGGGGCTGTGGTGGGTTCTGGTTCACCGGTAATGCCTCTTTTTATGAAACCCCACGCATTGGTCCACACCCGATGTGCGGCACCTGCATCATCCTCCGTATAGACCCTGTTCCCTCTTGCTTTCCTCTCCGCAGTCTTTCGAGCCTCGTCTCCCTCGTCTATGAAAGATCCTCGCCTGATCCCCTCGACTCCAGGGAAACCACCGGTACCGCCCCCAGCCTTGGTGACACCGAAGTGTCTGTCCAATATATCCACCATAACGGGACGAGGGATCCCAGGAAACAGGAGAGCGAGAGCCTCGGCCGCACGGCTCTTGCTGAGGGTGTCCCCCGGAGGCTGTCCCACGAAGGCCTCACGAAGACCAGGGATTTTGTCCGCCATCATGGCAAGGGACTGTTCGTCCGAAACCTTCCCGCGCTCCACCGCAAGTCGGGCCTCTGTGTAGGAGAGGCCCTGCTTCATCCCAGCCATCGTAGCCATGATTTGGGACACGCCTCCTGCCTGGCCTGTCCTCAACGCTTCGAGAGACTGACGCGCCACGAGCCCTGAAGCAGAGGCTCCTTGGTAAGCCGGTCCCATGCCCCCCACGAACGACTCACGCGCAAGCACGTTTTGGACGTTGACGTACCCAGTCGTGACGGAGGCAATAGACTGAGCCGTGAGAGAAAGAACCTCTCCGAGGCGACCTTCCTCCAGTCCGTGCGCCAAGGATCGTCCTATCACTTCACCGATTACGCGCTGTTGCTCACGCGTGTCCGTGATGCCTCCTTTGCGAAGAGCCCCAGCAGTGGCTGTACCCTCCGCCCCCAGCATTTTCCACCCTTCGAGACCACCGATAAAAGGAAGGATGTCTTGTGACAGACCAGCACGGCCTACTCCAATACCAAGTTTAGCCCGGTCTTCGGGAGACAAGCCCATCCGCTCAAAAATTGTCGATGGGGCGTCTCCGGTCGTAAGAGCACCAGAGCTGCGTTCACCTGCTTCGAAGGCTGCCCTACCCGTAGGGCCTATCATCTGACCCATGCGGTAACGAAGAAGAGAACGAGCCTCTCTTTTTTGACTAGCGTTGCCTACGAGCTCGGCACCAAGCTGTATAACCCCACCAACAACAGGGATACCGAGAGCAGCCTGCCCTACGAGTCGTGCAATCGAAGAGTCTTGGTAACCTTCAAACTGTGCCTGCTGAGCTGCCCCAGCCACACCCATCATGTACATCCCGAAACGGCGAACCCTCTCTGCGGCGACGCCTCCTTCTCGGTAAGGGCCTCCGCCTCCGCCTCCGCCTCCTCCGCCTCCTCCCCCACTCATTGTCCCGCCGTAGGTTCCTCCTCCGCCAGGAGCGCCAGGCCCTGTTACAAAACCACCAAACCCACCGAAACCTCCGCCTCCGCCTCCGCCACCCCCACCGCCTGCTCCAAAACCAAAGAAACCAAACCCACCCGCCATAGCTCCCTTCGAGCCAGACCACGGTCCACCTGGACCACCTCCCATGTGCGAAAAGATAGAGCTGGCGATCTGAGACATGGCGTTCATCTGACGCAACATGTGATCGCCACTTCGGATGTTCTCGGCGACTGCACCCGTAATCCTGCGAATCTGGGTGTCGGTAGCACGGGTGAACGAGTCACCCATTCGAAGAATGGCCTGCTCGAACTGACGAAGCTCTCGGGTTGCTTCTTGGACCGTCGACCTGAGGTGGTCGAGGTCAATCCCGACACGAAGGAGTTCTTCGAAATCGACCGCCACGCTACTCCTCCGTCCTGGGGTTCTTCCTTCTCTGGAAGAATCCTTCAATCATGGCACGCTCCTCGTCGGGAATACCGTCGAGAGCGTCGACCTCTTCCCCGCGATCGATCGCCTCCTCGATTCGCTGCGTGGCTGTCTTGGCCAGGGAGGAGGCGCGAGTGGCACGAACCACGGCAGGACCACCGTCCTTCTCGATCTCGTCCATCAGAAACTCCACGTAGAGCTCCTCCTCTGTGTACTCCGCGAGGAGCGGATCTTTGGACGGTCGGTGGTACTTATCGCACCACCACTTCTTTAGCCACTCATGCTCGAGAGTCTCGAGTGCGATCTCACGCAATAGGTCTGCATCGTTTTCCCACGCCTTCTCAACGAAAGGAACTCTCCCAGTGCCTCACGTGGTCGAGAACGACACCCACAGGACCGTCGTCGAAGAACTCTTCCGGCTTCCACCAGTCGGGAAACTCGATCAAGGCGATCTTGAGATAGGCCAACGCGTAGTGAAGGCCTGCCGTGTACCCGTCCAAGGCCTGGCCCTCGTTCAGACGAGCCTCCATAACACGGACCTTGCTCACACCACCGATGGTAAGGCGCTGAGCACGAAAAACACCGATCTTGGTCTCTTTCGATTCCGGATCGTCCCACTCAACGTCGAACGCCAGCTCGCGCCGAAGCTTGTCCGTACTGTCTGGACGACGGTCCGTGATCCGGAACTTCTTCTTCTCTTCAGCAAGACCGTCTTTCTTCTTGTTCTGGGTCTCATCTTCTAGAGGCGACACTTCTTTCAGATTCGCGGAAGCCACGATCTCCTCCTACGGAGTGGTGAGGATCGGCGGCGTGAAGACCTGGATCTCGGGATCACCCTCATCCAGCATACGGGTCGTCACGAAGGTAAGGTTCTCGAGGACGACCCCACGTGCCGGAATGTTGAAGTTCCTGGACGCCGCCTTGACCTGTTCGAAGAAGTAGATCGCTTTCTTCGACAGCTCGTCGTACACCGCCACGTCCACGCCCTCGACAATCAGAATCTGACTGAGACGAGGGAAGATGTTCTGCTCTCGAAGAGAGCCTGGTGACGCCGACGTCTTCGGATCCGTTCTCCGCGAAATCGAACGGAAAATGGAACACGACAACGTGCAGCGATAACTGATGGGAACATGCTCCACAGCGGGAAGGCGGCCGAGAACCTCGATCGCCTCCTGCCCGATGTCCTCGCTCCCGGAAATACCGGTAGCCAGAGCGATGATCTCTCCGTTGTAGCTGAAGATCGCCCGGTCTCCAGCAAAGACCCTCGTCCCAGGCCCTATTGGCAACGCGTTCGGCATTGGTCGTTTCCTTTCTTACACCTCGATCACAGGAGGAACGAGAGAGGTAGTGATGAGCGCGTAGTCGATGCTCTCCGTCGGAGATATCGTGACTCCTACCGCCAGCGCACCACCGGAGAAGGACGCCGTCACGTTCCTCCATGCGTTGAGGGTGGTCCCGTCGCGAACGCTGTCCGTGATGGCCTTGTTGTCTCGGTACTGGTTACCGACGGTGTTTACCACCCCGGGCACAGAATTGATCTTCGACAGGTCGCTACCACGACCCACGAAACGTTCCTCGATCGCCCTGCGCATGTCATAGGAGAAGTGCTTCCAGATCTGGACGACGGTCTCCTGGATGAAAGCGTCGTTGTCGCTAGCGGTATACGTCGTCACGACCTTGTCGTTCACGTACGTGACGCCGCGATCGCGATTCACACCACAGACCGTCACTCCGTTCAGGGTGAGATCTCCGACGTGGCCGTCGTCCTCATTCGACCACGAAGCATCCTGACGTACGCCGAAGCAGTTCACCCGCTTCTTCGTGATCGGCTCTCCTAGAGGAGCTCCTCCGCGCATGCCGGCGAGAGCGCACGCGTAGGACCACGCCGGCAACCACTCGATAGAGGAGGTCGCCACTTTCAAGAGAAGAAGCTCCTGCCCCGTCACAACCACGTGCGCGCTGTTCATGGACTGCGCCAACGTGATGAGCTCGTCCTTCGTCCTCTTGGTGCCGATCCATCCCTGGCACTCCGATCGCCCCGCCGTAGAGCTTCGCGTCCGCATGGAAGCGGCCAGAGCAGCGGCGATCGAATCGAAGGTAAACGTGCCCTGCGATGCCGTAGCATCGTCGGATACGAGAGCGACGAGCTGGTTGATCCGCGTAGTCTGCAGAGCGGCGAAGGCGTTGACCCAATCGGCGTTCGTAGAGGTTCCCCGAGTACCGCCGGAAAACCCTGTCTCCGAGAAGATCGCGATCGGACCAACTGCCCCCTTCGTGTAGGAGTCGGTATCGTCGACCACCACCGAGCTCTGCTGGTTCACCCAGTCGAGCAGGTCGAAGTTCGTCGCGTACACGTAATACGAACCCGTCGTCCACGCGATGGATCCGTCGTTGCCGTCAGGCTGTACAGCGGTCGCGTTGTAGATGTCCACGCTGGTAGCATTGTTGTAGGCCGCGATCTTGAACGTGCCGTTGTTCCCAGCACTGGCCGCACCGGAAATCGTGAGGTACTGGCCAACGTCTGTGGCGAGCATGCCTGTCAGACCAGTGAGCCGCAGCTGACCGGCGGCTGCGCCTGCACCCGTGCTCGCAGCCGCTCCGCTTCGGGCAATGATGGGCACAGCAGCTAGAGCATCAAGATACGTCGGATCGAAGCTCCCGACGTTCGTGATGAGTGCTGTGCACGTGTACGCAGCCAGAGAATTGATGTACGCGACGATCTCGAGAAGGCTACGGTAGTCGGCGAACGTAATGCTCAGGTTCTCACCACCAGGACCCCCTGTGACCGACGTCGTCAGCTGCGTCGCGGAGATCGTAAGGCTGCAGGCGGATCCTGCCCCCACGTAGGCGATCGTAAGCTTGGCATTCTCTCCCAGGCTGGGGGAAACCTCCGTGGTCTGGTTCCCTTGTGGATCGATGGCCTGGATGGTTAGAACACGACCGATCGTGGTGGTGCCCTCTGCAAGAGCCATCGTGATCGAGTTGGCCTGTAGACCATAGATCTGGCTCTTGAACGTGTGAGGACTCTTAACCAGGCTCGACTGCGTCGAGTTGTTGATCTTGTAGACGATGATCTTCTGAGCCCCAGCAGGAACACGTTCGTCGTTCGCTGGGTTAGCAACGATGTTAGCTGCCTCCACGATATCGCCTGAGCCGAACACGCTCTGAACGGCCTTGGCTCCTCCGATGAAGGCCATGATCGTCCGGGGAGGGCCGTAGTCGGCCTCCCCTACGAGAGCGACGATCCCGTTTCCACCGAGCTGAACATCCTCATACTGCGAGGCGTCGATCTTCGTCGCGGCTCCAGGGCGGATGATGACCGAGCCGTTGAAAACTACGAACCGCGCCATGTCAAAGCCTCCTCAGCTAGAACTTCTCGAAGAGCAACGCCCAATCAAGAGGCGTCGCCTTCCGCACCTTCGTGAAGGCCTTCATCGCGGCCTGCCTCGCAGGATCGCGAATTCCCTCCAACTTGAAGAACACTTCGATCGGAACAGCCTTCGGGTCGTCGTACTTCTTCTGCAGCTCAGTCCTGGCAGCGATCTCCGCTGCAGAGAGCGTAGGTACGAAGGCCTGTCCTCTGTAAATCTTGGCTCCCATCGTCGTGCTCGTAAGTATACACCCTATCCCTGTTCACCCGGAACCGGGGTCTCTTGGTACTCTCCATCCTTCAACGCGTCCACCAACAAGCCGAGGCCGAAGTTGACGCTCTTCACGACAGGGGAGTCGTCCGCCGGATCGTTCCACTCGAACACGGTCATGTATGTGAGATCGATCTCTTTGTAGAAACCGAACGTAGGGAACTTGGACGTGTCCAGCTTCAAGTCACGACTCGAGATCGAGAGGTTGTGGACGTCGTAGAACTCCGTCAACTGATGCTTGTTGACGAAGAAGATGATCTTCACGATGTGGTGTAGGTACATCGTGAGATCCGCATCCGTTGTTCCCACGACGACCTTCGTCACGCAGCGCATCCCGACCCCCCGTTGGACACGCTCCATCACCACAGGACCCTCAGGGGTCTTGATCCGCATCACCCCCAGCCGGTCACCAAGGAAGGTGAATTTCCCATCCTCCGCCTCTCCTTGGTTGATAACACAGACGATCGGAAGCGCCTCGTCCGTGCTCGGCCAGTTCACCTGCGCTTTGAGGTTGGGGTGGTCTCGAAAAAAGGACTTGATCCGCCGAATCTCTTCTTCTGGCAAGTTAGCAAACAGATCGTCGATGACACCAAAAGGTTCGTCGATGTTAGAGCGGATGAGCTTGAGGTTGTACCCTACGAGCTGCCTAAAAGCGTACTCAGGGATACGCGCTCCAAAAGGCGTGTTCTCAGATCGCGTGTAGTTCTGCCCAGGATCGAGCAGATCGTCTTGATCGATCATCCGCCACCCTTTTTCAACTCATCGTCGAAGCTAGGACGGATCCCATCCGCCACTTTGGAAAGACGGGCGCGCATCTGCTCGTCCTCATCGTCCGGATTTCCGGGAATGATCCCCTTGCCGGGACCAAACCGCGTGCCGAATTGCCTAGGAGCAGACTGCTTCCCTGCCCCACCGAACCCAGGATGGATCCACGACCATATAGGGCTCCTAAGAGAAACCCTACGAAACAAGATAGGGCCGGACCCACGCTTGGGGTTCACAACGAAGCCAGGAGTACTCCAGGCCGCAAGGAGAGAGATCGTCTCCGGTTTATTTGCCAACCGGGACATGTTGACGGGCACGTCGACGTATGGCTCTCCCTTGTGCTTGCCCTTCTTCACGTGCTTCTTGGTTTTCGCCAAAAGGCCAGGTTTGATGTCCCAAGGCGCCGCACCCCGTGTGATCGCTTGCGAGAGTCTCACGTTGAAGCCGAAGAACTCCTCTCCACGATCAGTGCTCTCTACACGTACTTCTGGAGTGTTTTGGACGGCAGCTTGTGCCTCCCGTCTCTTTTCGTCGATGACATGGCGTGCAACCTTTCGCACGCGAGCCAGGATGCGTGCTCCGAGCTGTTCTACTACTGAAAACAGGATCTTCACCGTCTCAACTCGAAGGGGTCCGCGTCGTTCTGATCCGCGACATCGCGGCTTTCATCACGAACCATGAAGTCGAGCTTCGCCACCGCTTGCACCGGGAAAGAGCGAACCGACCCACCGCTACTCCCATCAGGGGCCTCCCGATGCTGATGCAGCAGATCTTGGACCACGTATCGTGGCCTGTACTGGTAGGAGATCTCGTAATAGGAACCGGCATCGGGTGCCGATGCCCCCCAAGAAACTTGGTTACCTACGATCGTTGCGTTGCTCGAATTTATGAGACCCCCTTCCAGCTCCACGAGCCCCCCTGCTCTGTCTACCCAAGAAACATGATCTACCTGTAGGACGTCGTACTTGACTGCGTCCACGCCTCCTGAAGGCTGCCTGCGTATGATCTCAGAGGAACGGGCAGTACCGTTCCTCAGTGTGATCCGGTCCCACCAGCTGATGCGGTATTCAGGTCGCGCGGTAACCAGAACAGAGCCGGCGTCCCATCGTCCCTGCGCATAGAACTGTTGACTCAGGCGTACAGCCTGAACCAGCATCTCTGTGTCCCGAGCTCCGTAGTAGATAAAGCCTTTGCCATCACAGAAGGAGCAGTTCACGTGATGCCGTTCCGGAGCAACACCATCCAATGGGCGATTCGGACACATGGCCGCCTTCTCCCACGTAACACAGTAGCCGTGGTCTCGAAGGAGAGCATCGAATTCTCCACGATCGAATAGAGCAGGAGAGGTGGGAAGGGAACCGCCTTCACGAACGACGAACCCCTCTCGAACCACGAGTGAGGATCGGAGCGTCATGCTGCAGTTACCCTAACCCCGAAGTACGTGCTGCGAATCTGACTAATGATCCCTGTTCCAGGAACTCCAGGCGTGCCAAACACGTCGGCTCGGTACTGGTTGATCCGAGCCTGGAAAGCAGGCACCAGGTAGCCACGAGACTGAGAGAGGCCGTCCACAGACAGTGATTGAGAACCAACCCCTAAGGGATTGATCAGATCCGATACGATCGACAAGATTTCGATCGACGCGATTTTACAGATCGCGTCGACGATGATTCGTGGGATCTCGTTAGGGTTAAAACCACTCCTGTAGTCGACTTCCCAAAGATGAGGCAGGTAATCAGAAAACCAGATCAACGGGTAGAAACCGCCACGACCCACGACGATCTGTGCAACGGTTCCCCCGATCGGAACCAGGTTCAGCATCCCCTGCTCAATCTCGAGACGAACCCACTCGGTGGGAAAGATCTGAACCATGGCTCCATCGGGAAACACCGCCCGAACCTCAGACACGGACGTGCACGGCACCCTGAACAACTGCATGAAGGCGTAGTTCAGGTAGTCGAGAGCATGGTAGTCGTGCCTCTCGCCAACAGTGTCACGTTCAAGGACGTCGATCCCCGTCTCCTTCTCCAGAAGGTTCAAGGCATTACGGAGCTTCTCCTCGAAGAACTCGACGGGGAAAGGCTGCTTCTGACCGTTGAAGAGCTGAAAACCGGTAAGGTAGTTCGCCTGAAGGTAATCGGCGTCAACTTCGGAGAGCTTCTTGAACTCGGAGTAATCCACGAAGACCTCCGAAGACGACTAGCCCTTCTCCTTCTTAGGAGCCTTCTTCTCGTCCGCCTTCTTCTCGCCTACGTCATCCAAGACCTCAGCGAACCATCCGACGGACTTGTAGCGCGGAAGATCTTCGGCCACAGCGTCGACCTCCGCGTTTCCATGCTTGTCGAAGTCGACGCGGCCGATACTGGTCCCTACAGCAGGACTCTTGCCCGCGAGGGCGGCGCAGAATAGACGTACCTTCATTTTACGACCTACCTCTCCAGGGACACGATAGGGACTCATCAGTTCCCTATTTTTTTCCTCAATCGTCGTTCACGTTATCGAAGATCACGTACTTCTGAGGAGCACGAGCGATCGGAGCGATGTACATGCCCTGCGCCCAACGCATCGACAGCGCCTGCGTCCCGAACGGGATCTTGAACATCGGCGCGAGCTGAATGAGGCCAACACACTCCTCGTTCATCTGGAACATGAACGCGCGCGACTTCCCAGGAAGGAACCTGTTGACGTCGTACGCCGTAGTCGTAGCCGCACCAGGAACGCGAGGCACGCTCATGATGAGCTTCTCGGTCCCGGCCGCTCCTCCTACCGCACTACGGTAGATGTCGTAACACGTTGCCGTGTCACCACCACCACCATCCGTAATGACGAGGTTCACGCGATCGCCAGAGGCCGTCACAGCGACACCACCAGCCTCCTGCACGCCAGCCGAGGAACCGAAGCGGTTTCGCGCGGCGACCTTGTACTGATACGTGCCGATGTCCGACGTCGCGAACAGTGTTCCCTGTGCCGCAGTGATACTGCCCACGACCGACACGATCGACGACGGAGCCCGAACAGCCGTAGCAGAAGCAGGGGCGAACTGCGATCCTCTGTCTTTCCCAGGCCGCAGAAAGATCGACTTCTTCAGGTTCACTTCGTTCGACTGCAGCTGGACGGCACGAAGAGCCATGCCGATCACGCCGGCTTGTGGTGCAGGCAGAACGATCCGCTCCTTGGTGTGCTGCTGCTTCCCGAGATCCGAGAGAGCGCGCATCGACAGGTACAGATCAGTGGCTTCTCCGTATGCCTCTTCGATGATGTTAGCCCCCTCCTCGAGCTTGTCGTAGGAGAGGGGGCCGCCACGAAGATCGAGGATGTTCGAAGCCCCGAACACCGAATCCTCACGCAGCAGTCGATCGTACCCGTCGTACTCCTCCGGCACGCAGTCCGAGCGACCGTTGTACATGGCCTTCTCCGCCATCTTCATCAGCCACAGAGCTCCGTTGGCCGTGTACATGGCGATGACGTCACCGTGCGCCGAACGCACGAGAGAAGTCGGGTGGTCGACTTCTCGCTGCGTTGCCAGGTACTTGACAGGGACGAACTTGCGAACGAAAGACGACTCCTGCACCTGCGGCGCTTCACCCGCACGAACGAAGGCTCCGTTCTCGACGCCGTACGAGGTCTGCTGATTAAACTCGTGGACCGTTGAGTACGTCGGTGCCTTGGGAACGTCATGAAAGAGCACGATGTGACGAGCTCGATACGTGAGGACGCGGAGCGTCGCCTCGAGCGACTCCACACGCAACGCGCCGGAACCCGAAACACGCGGACTCTGGTAGTTGGCCGCAAGAGCCTTCTTGAACTCCTCGATCGGCATCTTCTCGAGAGGACCCTGCCGACCAGCAAAGCCTCCGTAGAACCCGCCTCCAAGACCTTCGTAGTCACGAAGAGAGATATCGCCGTACATTCTTTGCTCCTTTCCCTACTCCGCCGAACGAAGGTCCCGGACGATCTCCGAAACCAGATTGCTGGGCAGCGCCCGGGGGTTGTACCGATTGGCCTCGAAGATCATCACCACGTCTTCAAGTGACTTCCTCAGCTTGCCCTCTGGCGTGGTATCCACCTTCTGGTAGAGCCAGCCCTTGATGAGGTCGGAAGGAACCTCGTCGAGAGGGTGTCCGGTGAACAGGAGACTGTTCTGCTCCGTCTCCTCGTGAGGATCGACGATGTCGCCTTTCTCCAAGACCATGGGACGATTGCCATAGTCGACGGGACTGTTGAGTGCCTTCTGGACTCCGTTCCCTATCTTGGATAGGCGATCTTTGATAGTCGCGAGGCTACGAGCGATCGAAGCCATCTCCTCAGAGAGGACTACGAAACCCTTCGCGAGCTTCTTGTTGAACTCGGACTGCTCAGCGCGCACCGCAGTTCCGTGGCTGACAAGAGCTTTCGCCAGACCATTGAACTCCGCTTCGAAGTGTTCGCTGATAAGCGTGACGAAGGAATCGAGGAAGTCGCTTGCGTTGAACGCCTTGCGCATCTCGCCGTCGCGCTCCGCACGCTCGCGAAGTGACTTCCGGGTGTCGCTGTCGTCGTCGTCGTCATCGTCGTCATCATCTGAACCATCGTCCGACGACGTGTTGTCTGAGTCGTCGTCTTCATCAGACGCCGACATCATCTTGGCCACGTGCTCGCCAGAGCGGCCCGCCTTACCTGAAAGAGGAGTCCCCACCTTGGGAAGACCTCCTTCGGGATCTTGTGCAAGGACAGGATCACTCTTCTCGACGACAGCATCTTGAAGCTCGTCGAGCGCCTTGAGAAGACTCTCTTCCGAGACGATCTCCTCTTCTGCCTTCTTGATCTGCTTGGTCTTCGTCGCCATGTGCCGCTCCTCTCAGGCGTACGCCCCCAGGAGCCCACCCACGGCGGTCACGCCAGTGATCGTGTAGACCAGAACTCCGTTGAGAGTGACCGTGATCGCGTTCGAGACCACCGAGCCGAGGATCAGGACATCCCCAGGCTGAAGAACGAGGCCGTCAAACGTGAGATCGGTCGGACCCGCAGCGTCGTTGAACGCCGCATAGACGGTCGCGTACGCGACCTGGCGACGCGCGTCGAACGTCGTCACGGGGGAGACACCGCTGGACGCGTTTGTCGGCGACGGCGCCGTCACGTTGTCCGGAACGGTGAAGGTCTCGCCCTGAACCACCTTGAATCGCGTCGTGCCGCTGAAGTTGATTCCCGGATTCATCCTCTACTCCTTGTTGCCGCCGTCCCTAGTACAGAGACGCCGCGTTGCCCTCGAGAACGACGAAGGTGACATTGCGGGCCACCGTATCGGCGATCAAGTTGCCGAAAGCAGCATCCTGCTTGGCGATCGTGATGACGAAGGTGCCCGGAACGGTTCCATAGTCCCACGCGGGCTCAAAGCCATTCGCGATCGCGGTAAGACCGCCTTTCGCGAGCAGGGAGACGACTAGAAAGTTGTTGTGTCGGATGCCCAGATCTACCGTGAGAGTCCCGGTAACCGACACAGTTCCTTGGTGAAACTGTGGGAAATTCGGGTGTCGATAGTACGGGACCATTGTTCATCCTCCTCGGGCACGATGTACGACGAAGCGGGCTGCCCTCTGCGTGGCCTTCTCCGTCAAGTGGGGCCACCTGTGCTTCACCAAGCGCATCGCGTGCTGAAACGCAGGACCGCTGGTCAACAAGGTCGGCGATGATTCGAGCTCTTCAGGGCGAAGAACACCTGGACCACCCGCAGCCGGGCTGGTCGTAGTAACTGACAAGGCCTTATCGGCGGCGTCGCTCACAGCAGATGGATCAGCGAAGGCCTTGGTAAGAACAGACCAAGAGCAACTCGTGTTCACAGGCATGCGTGTGATGGCGACATCGCGGACTTTGGCACGGAGGATCTTGTTGTACCCGTCTCTCTCGACCACCTTCCCTTCGATCGAGAAACCGAGTTTGCGAGGAGCTTGCATGCGTGCGAGGCTCTTGGCAAGCTCCCAGATCCGATCAGAAGGCGGATACCCAGGAATCAGATTCCCCTCCACCCACCAACGTCCTTTTTCCAACCGTGCGTCCGTCGGGTATCCGAGAGCAGCGGACGTCTCTTGCCGATGGTTATCGTTGAACCACCCCCAAGAAACGAACTCAGAGAAATCCAACCCCTTTTGGACGACGATCTCCCCCTGTCGATCGAGATCTTCCGTCGAGGCAAAACCACCGATTGATCGACTCACTTCTACGTCGTCACCCGCCTTCTCCAGGATCTGGAAAACCCCGGGCACAAAGACGTTGAAGACGTCTTTGTCGGCTTGTTCAGAAGTTGTCTCTTCCAGCATGTGTTCCTCGGCAGCCGCCACTCTGTAAGTAGATACTACTACGAATTCAGAATCTGCAAAGGTGGGAAAGGAGAACCACTTCCCACAGCCTCTCTGAACATGGTTTCGTACGCCGGAAAGGAGGAGACACCCATCGTCCTTTGCGACACCTTTGCCCAAGGCATCTTGTACGGGAACGTCTCCAAGAAAGCCTTCCTCACACAAGCATGTTCTACTTCAACAGGACTCACTAGTCCCGACAACGCATCGCGTATCTGATCCTCCGTCACGCTCATAAAGGAGTCCCACAAGGGATCCAAATGAATGCGCTCGTGGAAAAGGTACTTGTGGAAGATTTGGTGATAGAAACGCAACGTTTGTCCAAAAGAAACAGCGTTGTCCCACGCCACCAGACCATGCGACACGGTCCCGCCATCCAGCAGAACTCGCACGCCGACGTTGTTAGCGTGCCTGTCTCGAGCCCCTGCTACGAAGTCAAGAATCACAAGCTTCGTCCACTGTGTCTTTGGAACCAAAGAACAGACGGCTATGAGATCACTAACCCAGTTCGGGTTTCGTCGTGAACGAAGCGACTTGCGAAACGATGATAGAGGAGCAGCAGAGATCCATGCCTGTGCAGACGCTTCTGCGCCATCGAGCTCGAAGAGAACTGTTTCAGGAACGATGTCTTGGTACCCGTACAGGCTAGCAAGCTGCCAAAAAGCGACCTCTCGGCGAGGATGTGACAAGGCAGTTATTCCACGCTGCGCTACCTTGCCGCTAGGCAGCTTTTCCTTCGAAAACTTCACCAATGCCCGGGTTCCGTCCTGCCACCGTGCTTCGAAGGTTTCGCTTTTACCAACCTTGATAGGGGTCATCTCCCTGGGAGGAGATGATGTCACTCTCTTTTGGAAATCAGAAGGACCCACCGCCTATGACCCCTTCTCCGATACGTGCACGACACGAAGCTCACAGCGACACCCTACATGGACAGAGCCAACTACAGGCAACCACTCTGTGGCATTCTCCCCTTTAAACGTAGGACGGCCAGCTCTACGACCAACATTGCTGCCGTTCGACATAAGCTGGTCAATACGAAAGACACGAGGTCTGCTCCCGTCAACCGTGTAGAGAAGTCGACAATAGGAGCAGCAGTCTGGGTGTGTTTTCTTCCAGACCAGCGTGGTAGTCCCACTCTTCTTGATGATGGACGAAGCCCTGCCCTCCTCCATCGCATCGTGGATCGTGGTCCCTATGTCACGACGCCACTCACGAGAGGCGACAGATAGCGCCTTCTCAATCTGACCTTTGGCTATAGCCAAAGCGGCTCGTCGTGCTTTGCTGAGGTCTCTGGCAGAGAGCTTCCTCTTACGCAGAAGAGAAGAACCTTCTCGTAGAGCCAGGCGTACTTTCGACAAGAGACGATCACGAACAGACTGGGCTATGTCGGTAAGCTGATCTCGCAAAGCATCAGCGGCTGCTCGATCGATAGGGACCTTGCCTTTTTCGATCATAGACCTGACGTACCACACCGTCGGCATGCTGCTGCTTCTAGATCCAGCACCAGACAGAAACCCGAGAGCCACGCTTACCTCTGGTAAGTCGCTACCTGTAACTCCCTTGATGAGTTTGGCATGTGCGTCTCGCACACGACGCACCAAGGCTGCTTCTTGACTTTTGGACAACAGCCTCACGCAGCGTCCTCCTCACCGGTCGTCACAGTAGGTGAAGTCGGAAACATCCTCTTAGCCCCCTCGATCACCGTAACGAAATCTGACGACTTCGTAGAAGCCACGAAGACTTCACGAACAACAGGATCCCCCTCGTTGGCTCTATTGAGCGCTTCAGCAAGGAACGACAGCAGCTCGTCAAGACGCTCTCTCAGTACTTCGAGCGTTCCGTCCTCGGGAGAAGTCATGACGCGCAAGCGAAGGGCCGAAAGACAGGTTTCTCCCAGCTTGGTATCGGGGACCACTCCAGTAGACAGCTCGTACGAAAGCTTTTCAGGATGCCAAGCAACCATGAGTGCGGCAGCACAGTACAACAGAACTACGACGTGCAACGGCGGCTGCCGGAGCTCATCCAGGCTGATCTCAGCTAGAGAGCCGATACTTTCTTCGTCTTCAGAAAGAAGTTTCTCGTTTGGAGAGATGCTTTCTTCGTCCCCCGCCACAAGCAGCCCTAGCCTAGATAGAGCTACGATAGCTGCTAGCACGTCATCGCACCAATCGGTAGTGCCAGACATCCGACTCCCTACGCTCGCTAAGAAAAGCGTGTCGGGATGAGAGGCCCCTTTGAGCCATGCGTCAGGAGAGGCGGCGTCTCCTTTCTTCAAAGAAGGAACACTTGATTCCTTCTCTCCGAGTAGGAAAGCCTGTCGACGATTTTTTGACGCAACCACAATCGAAGAAAAGGTTGTCGGAAGACGTTCTGCACGAACGAGCGGATGTGGGGCTTCTTTCGAAACGTACGAAAGCGTCACGTGTGGGATATACCCATGCTTCCTAGACATGAGGCTTCCCAGCGATCCGAGCTGAGACAAGAGTCTGTTACGAAAATCAGGAAGCTCAGGTGAGTCTACGAGAGCGACGATCACGTCTTTTCCGTCACTGCTGTCGCTAGCAGCAAAACGACCCACACCCCCAACTTCCCCAGAAAAAGGGGCCTGTTTCGCAGCAAATCCCGACACGACAGAACAGAGACTGTCCCACGTATCACCGTCTGACGTTTCCGGGAAATAAGCGAGCGTCACGTGCATGTCTTCAGGAGAGACCGACCCGAGAGGAGCCAACTGCTTTCCTGTAGTCTGGGGTACTTCAAGAGCGATCATGATCCCAGAATGTTTGTTCTCGTTTGTCGTCGATTTGACGAGATCTTCTAGATCTCCAACAAAGATCCCGTCGGCCTTCTCCAACGGCTTCTTGGAAAGCACATCATCTAGTACAAAGCGCACGTCTCGTAGACACGCCTCGTACGTCGAGGAGAGTTCATCCTCCAAAGATGCAGCTGCTCCCGAAGACTTTGATCGGACGAGAAGCTGCGCCTTGAGAACGAAGTCGTCATCGAGCTGGGCTCCGTCGCCAAGTACGGCGTCGAAGACGGAGCCCAGCTCTTGTGAACGAACCCGTCGCACGGGCAGCTCCTACCGCTGTCGGAACAGCTTGTCAATCGGTGGCACCGGCCTGAGAGCAGTGCCGTTGTCACCCTTGGAAATCAGATCTGCCGTGTACCGATCGAGACCTGAATCCACCCAGGTGAAGAAAGGACTTCCCGCAACGACCTCGGGGGCCATGATGCCCTTCATCAAGGCCACCTCGTCGACAGCCACCCCTTCCCCTACGGAAGCGTCGTCGTCGGCGTCGGTGTCGGCATCAGCATCAGCGTCAGCCTTCTTGATCTTCACAGACGAGTCCGCCTTCTTGAGATCAGGCTTTTCACGAAGAGCCTTTCCTACGATCTGGCTCTTCGTGATGGGTTCGTCACAGTGGGGACAGTCGATGATAGCCTTCTCCTCTGCCATCTCGTTCCCGATCTCACTCTTGAAAAGGTCGTGCATCTTTCCCATTTCGTTCTCCTCCAGCGGCTTCACGCTCTTTCCAACCTTACGAGACATGCCTGTCTGTCTAGACAGGTTTTCATGAGCATGTGCCAGCGCCTCGTGTACACCAGCACCAATGTGGTTGTTGTTGGCGCGCTCTCCATCAGCATGTTTTTGGTGTGTATAGCCCCACATCTGGTGGTCGGCAGATGTGTTGGGACCAGGGACTTGGGAACTAGTGTACGAGTAAGCCATGTGCGTCGCAGCTCGTTGTACTTCCTCGTGCGCCTTTGCTGCTTGGGCACTTTTCACGCCGTGCTTTAGCTGCGCCATACGGTGGTTGACGACAGCATGATGAAGCTTGAGTTCTGAGATCTCCGCTCCAACGTGATCAGAGCCTTCATACTGTCCAGAAGAAACGAAGCGCGATGCCTTTTTCACGACAGGACCTTCTCCTTTCTCTGGAGCAGGTACGGCGGGCATTTCTTGAGTCTTGCGAGAGTGTGTTCGCAAAAGGTTGATCTTCGCCTTCTCATGCGCCACCGACAGAGCACGGTGTACCTTGCTCGTCACACCCCTGCCCGAGGTTTTTGCATCAGCAGCCAATCCACCATGTATATGTTCCCACGTCTCATGGGTAGCTCGGTTAGGATTCGTAGTGTAGTGGCGCGCGATGTGGTCAGCTGCACGTTCCACGGCGGCATGCGTTTTTTGCGTATAGGGATGCTCGTCGCCGTGCTCCAGCCGAGCAATGTGGTGCTGCACCACAGCATGGTGCAACTTGAGCTCAGCGAGAGCAGCCCCTTTAGCGTCGCTACCCGTATACTGCTGAGGGGGTTTTTTTTCTTCTTCCTCCCCTTTCTTGATCTTCCGCGTCGACGCGCCAGTAGAGACCGCCGATACCGAAGATGCAGCCGGAACTTTGGCGGCCATAAGATGGTTGCCCCCTAGCTTGCTAAGCTCCTCTCGATGGGCCCAAGAAAGAGCCTCGTGCGCTTGAGCAGTGTGTGCATCGCCCGCCGACCGAGCAGCGCCAGCTCGACCAAGATGCTCCACATGAAGAGCCCTGTGCACACCTAGCATGTGAGAGGCGTAGGCCCGCGAATCATCGTGAAATGTCGAGGACCCCTTCGGCGATTTTGGTTCGAACCGTCCTTGTACAGAAGCCACGTGTGAAACATGCAGCTTGGCCGCGTTGTGTAATGCTTGAAACGCCCGTTGCGTCAGCGGATGGTCCGGGCCGTTCTTCACCGACGACATGTGGTGGAGCAGCGCTGCCTGGTGGACCCGTAGATACGAAAGCTCGGCCTTCTTTCCTCCAGATCCATCTGCCTTCGACAGCTGGTCGAGAAACGAGGAAGCTGCCTTATTCGTAGACAACCCCGCATGAGCAGCCTCTTGGTGGACTTTGGAGAAAGTGCGGTGTATTAGGAGAGTACGCTCTCCATAAGGAAAAGCCACTCCGCTACCGGAAGATAGTCTCTTCTTGTTGCTCTCGTAGGCATGGGCCAGCCGATCGTGGTGCGCTGCCAAAGAAAGATGTGCCTCCGGAGACAGGCCAGAGAAGTGTTCCCCTACGTGCCTGCGCACGCGGCGTGATAGGGTCTTCTCAGAAGCTTTGCCTTCAAGCACACGCTTGGCATTTGCGTGCATCTCCGACGTAGGCAAGCTCGCGTCTACGGGAGACCACTTCTTCTTCTTCGGAGAAGAGCCTGTTGGAAGATGCGGCTCCGTCATGTATCGCGTGCCGCCCACGTTTATGATCGTCTTGGCGAGCTCCTCGAACGTGCTCGAGGCATCCATCGCAGCGACGCTCTTCTCGACCAGAGAAGGGAAAGAAGCATCGCGATCAAGGTCGATGAAGATCCCTACGAAGGATTTCACCTTCGAGTGAGGAGCGTTCTTCCGACGCTCGCTTCGATCGTATTGTTCGATGCGTTTCACTGTTCCCGCCTCGTCGTTGTTGACGGAGACGAGATGCGCCCTACGTCGAGCCTCGTAGTCGATCTGGTGTCTGTTCGAGGACGAAACCTTGCTTTTCGTCTTCTTGCCCTTCTTGGGAGGAGGCGCCTTCTTCTTTTGCTTCTTGTCTTTACCTAGCCACTTGCCCTTGGTCTTCTTCCCCGTCTTAAAACGTCCGTAGGGAACGTTTCCGTGTACACGCCCTGAGCGTGCCTTCTCCTGCGAGACGTAACGAGGCTTCCCCTGCGTGTCGAAATGCTCGACCTGTCCTCCTCGACTTCCGACCCCTTCGCCGGCCTTCTCTACGTCGACGTAGATGCCGACGCTTTTCCCGACCCCTTTTGCTCCAATCTGACGAGCCCGTTGAATATGTGCCGAGGCTAGAGACTCATGGACCTGGGCAAGGGCTGAATGTGTCGGATGGAGAGGGCTCCCGTCGTTAATTTTGGCATACTTCGGGCTCTGGTTACTGCGCGCCTCTTTCTCGTGATGCTCCTGCCACGCACGATGCCAACGAGCTTGCGCTTCGTGCTGTCCGGAAGACATGCCCCCAGAGGCTTCCTCCGTAGCCTTCACATGAGCACGTACCGCCCCTCTCCACTGAGACGTTCTGTCGCCAACGTTTTGGTGAGCGAGCCTCATCAGATGGGCACCCGTCTCTCCGGTCGGGTGCATAGCCTGTCCTGGTGGAGCGTTGCCAGGAAGTGGGGCCTTGACGTACTTCGCTTTGGCTAGATCGAACACCAGCCCCGCCTTCTCCACCTTCTTCAGCTTCTGATAGTAGTGTGGATCTTCCACCAAGTGATCCATCGCGATCTCACGAGCAAGCTTGAGATCCTTCGTGTGTTCCATCTCGTGCTTCGCTCCCTCATGAAGTTGATCCTGGTCGAAGTCCTCAGGCTTCTTGTCGTCAGCCTTGCCTCCAGGAATTTGGTCCGCTTTCCCGATACCAGGATATTTTCGACGAACTGAAGAGCGAACCCGTGTCTTCTCTTCAGGGCTCCCAAACTGAGACACACGAGCCAAAGCGTTCCGAGCATGGGAAGCATCGTGGATGGGGTATCTGCGACCAGGCAACGCGAAGTCTTTGCTTTTGATCTTCTTCCGAGCTCGCGTCGTCAGCTTGGCTTTTTCAAGGTCAATGACCGCTTCTTCAGACTTCCCGACCTTGCGATCATACTTCAAGGCAAAGTCCTCCGTATCCGTGCTGCCTGAAAGCTTTCGACGTGTTGGGTACAGCATCTCACGGTGTGCGTCACGCATAGCTGCGTGTGCTATACGTTTGTGAAACTCGTCATCGGTAATTTCTTTACCAGCACGGTTTCGCAAATCAATGCGAAACTTAGCGGCAGCATGCGCGTTGTAAGCGCGCTCATGATCGTCAGAAGACATGTGCGTAAGACGTGAAACATGGTTCCGTGCCTCTGCTCTTGCCAGACGGTAGTTAGATCGCGACAAGGCAGACATAACTGCGTATGGGATATCGGCAGCCTTCCCAAGATCAGCTACAAAGTCTTCGGACTTCCCACCCCGAAGCTTGTTGACAGTCGCCCAGCCAATCCTCTCAGCTTCCTCCTTCGAGGCGCCACGACGACGCTCAGAAGCGGTGATGTGCTTCACCTGTCGCTTCTCCTTGGCGCTATGGGAGCCTGGCATGTTGAGAATGTACCACGTATTGGAGTCTAGCTACTTACGGCCCACAGATGCGTCGAAGACGCGTCCCCAGTAACCAGACTCTATCTTGTGCTTCTTCGCGAACTCCTTCAGGTGACTGCCCATGAAGCCAACGAAGCCCTTCTTCCCTCCAGGAGCCTTGCCCTGGTGAAAAGAGCCAGCGATCTTGTGGATCGTGTCTGGGTGAAAGCCTAGGCGAGCAGCTAACTTATCGATCGAGACAGGGAGGGTACTGGCCTCAGGCACCTGCTCCTGCCCAACACTGTTAGAAGGAACACCCCCATTCCCCTTCTTGTCAGCAGGGTACGTGTACTTGGTGCGTCCTCCTGCACCAACCTTCTTCTTGGAAACAGCACGAACCGGGGTCTTCTTGACCTTCTCGGTTCGCTCCTTCTTCGGCAACGCCTTCTCCACAATCATCCTCGCTCCTCTGCGTCCTCGAGTTTTTCAAACTCGTCCCAGAGGCGTTCTTGGCTCTCGTTCGCCTCTCGAACGAAGAAGCCGTCACCCGACAAAGAGAAGCGACGCAGACGGCCGTCTACCTCCACGAGCCCCTCGTAACGAGGTCCTGTCTTACGAAGAGCCACGCGACCGACCTTCGCCGGCTTCATCATCTCGACTACGTCATTTTTGATAGCCGCCATCCGAGTGTGAAGCACGGACTACTCCATATCTATGATCAGGTACTCGTCTTCGTCTCGCTTCTGCTTCTCTCCTTTGCGGAGATCGTTATCACGAGACACGGAAGCGTGTACGGAGCTGACCCAGTCGTCGCGCAGGAAGCCCTCGTCCACGGGCACTGGCGCAATCTTCTTCTCGCCGATGCGAGACGCAGCATCGAGAAGACGCTGCGCTCCTTGGTGCTCTTCATGACCGTGGTCTTCTCCCTCAAACATGCGGTCTTCCTCATGCTGGGGTTGAGCGGCGGCCTGAGACGCGTCTCCTCCGGCCGCCTGTTGCTGCTGAGCCATCTGCGCCTTGAACTGAAGAGCGGCGATGTACGCAGGGTTCATGATGATGTCGCCACCCTCCTTCAGAGGCCCTAGATCCTCGAGCTCGCGGACCTCATTTACCGTGAGGTAGGTCTGTCCCTGTTTCGCACGAAGCTCGACCGCTTGTTCCTCGGTCTTGGCATCCAGCCCGACGAATTCAAACTCGAACTGATCATCGATCGGCCAGACGACGTGGTTATTCAGAGACTCCGCGTAGAAATGAAGTAGTGGACGAAGCCCTCTGTCCTTCGATGCCTTCTGCTGTGCTTCGTTCGTCGACATGAAGAGGGGCTGCTGCGCCACGCTGCCACGAAGATCGTGGTTGATCTCGGCAGGATCTACCAGGAACACAGCGCAGGCACACTTCACCAAGAACTCCACCCAGAGCTGATACTCCATCTCCTTGTTGGTGGCCTGAAACGGGACCCATTGGATCTCGTCAGAGTTGACGATCGGCGTCTTCCACGCCTGCCCGACGCCTACGAGCTGCTGGTACCAGCTCTTGCGGAGCTCCTCCAGCTTCCTCTCGTTCAGCTTCCCCTTAATATTCAGGATCCCCTTCGCCGTAGTTCCCTGACTGAAGCCTTTGGCGTTGTAAGTCAGAGCCCACAGAAGCCAGGTGATCGTCTGAACTAGGATCTCTACTTCCGACAGACCGTAGCCGAAGGATCGGATGTCCGTGCTGGGGTTGCGCACCAAGAAGGCCAGCTCATCGGACGTATACTCGCGGACTTTACGCGCATCGATCACCTGCGCATACTCGATCCGGTTTTTGAGTTCCGCCGTAGACGGGGGTGTTCCTCGACGATTCTTGGGATGCGCGATCCTGACGGTGCCGGCGTCAACCGCGTGGATCGAATGCAAGCTCCCTCCGCGAGTCCACACCTTCTCGAAACACCCTCGATCCAAGGTCAAGGAGTCGGGCACGACCTTGCGAAGTAAGTTCGTCAGAGAACCCCTCTTCAGGTTGTACTCAACTCCTGTATTGACCAAGAAGTGAGTCAAGTAGTCGACGCGATCCCGCTCCGAGTCGCTGAGCCTCCGAGCCGGATTGCCCCAACGTGGTTTGAATCTGAACCCGACGCTGTACTTGTTCGGCTGGGGCTGGCAGAAAGAGGTGATCTGGTTCTTCCGAAGAAGAATGATCGAAGAGATGATGTCGACGTGCTTCGCAGCGTTTCGCAGATCGTTATCGGAGAGACGAGAAGGGATATTCCTGTATCCCATCCCGAACGAGTCGGCCATCATGTCGGGATCGACGAAGTAGGACTTGGGCTCCTCTTCTTTAGGAGGACCGTCGTCGTCCTTGACTCCCGCCTGAGCAAGTTTCTCGGCAAACGTTCCGAAAGCCTCTATAGCAGCTTTCGTGACTTGTTCCGGAATGAACTCCACTAGGCTCATCGACTACTCCGCTGCTTCCCGAGCGGCCTCCTCCAACTCGGAAACCGCCTTGTCCAGAATGTCGGTACCTTCTTCTGCGCCCCCCTTCGCTGTCGTCGTGGAAGTAGCCGTTGTCGTGGTCGGCTTGGGCTTACCCTTCTTGCCATACCGCATCGGCGACTTCGGATCGTGGACACCGGGGAGGTAAACACCAGGAGGTGTTTTGGCCGCGTCGGAAGATGGGGCGACCGGCGTCATGGCACGCATCACGAACTCGTCGGCTTCTTCTCTCGTCGTCACGGCGCGGACTCGGTTCGGAAGCTTCTGCCAGAACCCATCGCACACGAGACTACGCGCGACAGTGCCACAGCGACACGCCTCCTCCGAATAGAAACCGCCGCCGTCTGAGTGCCGTGGGCAGTGAGAACGCATGAGCGTCTGAAGATCAGACACGATCGACTTGACCATTCCCAGGTGCTTGTCGCCCAAGTGCTCTATCAGGCTCTTCGGGGTCTGCGGCGTATACGGTGCGAATGATCGCAAGGGATCACTTCCCGTTCCACACCCAGCCGGCTGCTGCCCTACGGCGCAGACTCCGCTCATGCTCTTGTTCGCCTCGTAGTGCAGGCAGGATTCGCACTTCCTGTTGGGAAACACCGTACGAGAGAGCATCCCCTGTCCCGAAATACCTAGCAGCATCGTCATCGTCGTACTCCTTAGGACGCCTCCCCGACAAGGGCGACGTAGAAGCTCGCCGTCTCTGTAGACGACGGATTCGTGACATGAATAGAGCTCAGACTCCCCGTCAGAAGAAACAAGCCGGGCTGGTCATAGCGCTGAAGGTTCGACAAGATGTCTGAGGCAACGACCGCCGGCAGCGCGCTGATGGGTATGCTCGCTTGTCCTATCCCGTCTAGCTTCACCTCGATATCCTGGTACGCCAAGATCAGAACGATCGAGGCGTCGGTCACTGCTCCAAAGGGAACGGCATAGTCCGCCTGCGCGGCTACCAGCGTCTGTCTGTGAGAAGAGAACGTGGAAGAGCTCGCATCGTCGATCGCCCACTTCCCCTTCAGCAAGGCGTCGAGCTGTTCGTCGTCCTCTGAGATCAGTGCTCGTATCTCGACGAAGCTGCGCACTTAGAACCTCTTCCGAAGATCGGAGTCGTCGACGATCTTCTTGGTGATCTCGCCACCCCCACCCTTCGACAAAGACCCGCACTGCGGGCACGACGATGTAGAGGACAACCACCTGTGTCCGCAACTTGGGCACTCTCTCTCGTAGTGCCTGCTGCTGTTCTTCTTCTCTTCGCTCATCTTGGCCTCGTAGGAGGAGGCGGTATTTTCCCATCACGGCGCGCGTTCTCGACCGCCTCTCTCCTCTTGCTCTCGATCGCGTCCCGCTCCTTGGCGTACTTTTCCGAAGGATCTTGGAGTACTTCCTCCTCTAGCTGGCCTATGAGCTCTCCGCCAGAGATTCCTTCACCACGGCGCTTCCTGAGCTCGGCGAGCTTCTTCTTCTCCGCTTGGTGTCGTGCCTCGAAGGCCTCTTCGTCCGCCTCGCGCAGCTTCCCGATCAAGGCTTCGAGAGACACGTACTCAACTTCTGGCTCCTTCACGGAGAATCTCCTTTATCCTTGGAGGATACCACGATGCGCTCGACCACGCGTCGCTTCCGCGCGTACACCCGATTCACACACCCACAAGAACGCGCGACCGTCTCCCCCATGGCCTTGCCATCTCGTGAAGGAACGACGGCGGAGAACACCCCACGGCCGTAACACGTGCGACACTTCTGATCAGCGTTCTCCTTAGGGTCAAGGGAGAGACCGAGCTCGTCGCGAACCCGAATTTTCTTCCCGTTAGGAAGTAGGGACTCTTGATTGGGAGGGCCTATGTTCAGAGAGACCTTGCTCATGTTCCTTCTTCCTTCAAGAAGTTCTCCCACATCCGACTCGAGATCGGTTTGGGATCCGAAGTACGAGCCCCTTGGTACTTCGCGTCCGACTTGACGCCGTACGGCCTGTCCACGACGCCCTCCACCGTCATCCAGTAGATCTGTCCGATGGGCATCTTCGGATAGACACGAACACACTGGACTACGCTGATCTCCATGGTCCAGTGCCCGCAGAACCCGACGTCTCCTCTGCCGGCCGTGGCGTGGATGAAGATGCCGAGGCGGCCAGCAGAAGACTTCCCGTCCAGAAACGGGACGAAGTCGTGCGACTCCGTGTATTCCTCCGTGACGCCGAGATAGATCCTGCCCGGATAGAGAATGGTCCCCTCATCCGGGATCTCGAAGAGGAAGACCTCGTTGTTCTTGGCCGCGTCGATGAGCCCGGGATCGTACATGAGAAGATTGCGCCCGAGCCGAACGTCGTAGCTGTTCGATCCCAACCGTTGTGGGTCGAAGGGCTCTACGACGATCCTGCCTTTGTCGATCTCTTCTCGGATCCTGCTATCTGAGAGAATCATGAAAGCCACCCCCTCTTCTCCAAAACGAGCAGCATCTCGTTCACCGTCTCGTCAGGGTTGTTGCGCTCAGTATTCACGTACGCCACCTTGTCCACAGCCCCTGCTTCTTCGAGCCGGCTGCTGTAAAGGGCGTAGTGTCTGTGGGTTCTTTCTAGTAGGTCTTCGTCCTTATCAAAGGAAGAGAGGTTTCCCCTTCCCTGCATCCTGTCCTTAGTAGCTTGGGGTGATGCCAGCAGAACAAAAAGCAAAGTGGTGTCTGGAACCAAAGTAAAAGGATCATCACCACCCGACCTTAAAGCCCTAGGAACGATGTTCCTAAAAACACGGTGCACTACAGACGACCACCACGCGCTACCTTGATACACGTAGCTGGTCGTCAGCGGGTGTCGATCGCAGATGACGACCCCTCCCTCCTTCAAGAAAGGGTTGATGTGCTTGAAGTGCTCGTCGAGTGCGTCTGCGACTAGCAGATGCAGCATGGCGGCATCGTGGAAGCATGAGGGGGAGCTACCACCACCCGTGGACAACTTTTCCCGAATCAACTTCCCGATCGGACTATGCTTCGTAGGAAAGTGAAAAGCCTTTACCAGGATCTGCTTCTCTTGAATCCTCTCCACCAGACCGGCTACGGCGGTCGTCTTGCCTACCCCGTCTGGGCCATCGACGATCATGAATCTGCGATTACCCTGCATCTGAAACCTCCTCTTCTGGTGAACGAAAGGCTAGCACTTTTCGCCTAAAACAGCTACGAAACGTGTACCTTGTTTTTTCACCTAAAACCGCGAACATGCTGAGAAAATAGTTGTTGACATTTTATTAAAAATATGCTACATTTCAGCTTGCTGAAAAGGTGGCGGAGCCACGGTTGGTGCAGCGGTCTCCCGGCAGGGAGGCCCTGGACAACCAACCACTCCTCGTAAAAGAGATCAACACAACCAAGCAAAAATGAAGAAGCGACAAGGTCGAGCTCCGCGAGACCGTCTTCGCTTCTTCATTCGCGAAGCGAATCTTCGCGCTCCACGAGGAAGAAAAGCACGGAGCAGACGGCCAAAGCTCTGTGTTCTCACGAACACGATCCTACAACCCCTGTGGACACTGTCTCATAGAACGTGTGAAGTAGGACCCACGTAGCTCCTACCCCTCGCCAGTCTGCCTCTTTCCTCCCTCCCCCTTTCCTCTCGTATCGGCTCGTGTATAACGCTTGTTATAACTTGGTCTGCTTTTCCCCTGATCCTGGAAAAAGCGGAAAGGGAGCTCTTTGAGTCAGGGTTTGCGCAGACAGCGCGCGTCCGCGATCGCTGCTCGAGCAACGAGCAACCGGACGTTGAAGAGGAGGGCAGCGTGTTGCCCGGCGTCGTAGCACACCTCGTCAGGAAGACACTTCTTAGCTAGACACGTTTCCAGGGAGTCGTCGTCTTCGCATGCGTGCGGCTCGCCGACCGGGAGAAGGTCGGCGAGCATCGGCATATCCAGGCAAGGAAGAGTCTCGGTACGCACGACCACGCTAGGTGGGGGACATGTCTTGCAACAAGCCTCTAGGAGCAGGGTCACCAGAAGGAGAGCTCTCATGGAGAGTCCTCTTCTTTCTTGGGCCATAGAGAGGCCATCTCCTTTGCCTGCTGCTTGGCGTTCGCGCTCATGTTGCTCTTCAGGATCTCTTGCAGCAGAGCGTCGGCTTTCGCAAAGGCTGCCTTGTTTCTCTTCTCCTCTTCTTCCTTTTGCATCTCTGAGTCCAGGAGCTCTTTCTCCAACGTAGCGAGGTTCTCACGCATCGATCCGATGCGTGTGTCACGCTCAGACAGCTCCTTCTTCAGGCTCTTCTCGTCCGACAAGCTGATACGCCACAGGACGAAAAAGAATCCGGCGAGCACCCCGCCTCCCAGGAGGCTCACCAGGGTATAGACGCTCATGGGCTCGTCTTGGCGAACCCACGCGCGATGGTGTAGCCGAGCGCCACCAGCGTAGACTGCGCCAGAGCAAAGGCCTGCGCGACAGGTCCGTCGGTCGGCATGAGGCCTGAAGTCGCCGCCAAGCCTACAGCCAAGCTCACCACAGTGAGCCAGAACTCCGTCGTCTTGTACCCAGGCCCTGGCTCGTCCGACTCTCCGTGCTTCACCAGGCCGCGAACCATGGTGTAGCCGAGCGTGGACAGCATCATCGTGACGAACGCGATGACCTGTCCGACGACGCCGCTGTCGCTGAGCAGGTGGTTGGCTCCGAGCAGGCCCAGGACGGCGGCCAGCACAGTTAGCCAGAACTCCGTCGTCTTGTATCCTGGCTTGATGGGTGCTTCTTCCGTAGAAGAGGTCGTGAGAGTTTCAGATGTCATTTTTTCCTCCTTCAGTCGTACTTCTCTTCATCTGCGTGTCGAGATAAGGTTCTCTTCTGCTCGTATTTCGCATGAACATCTTCGACGATCTTCGTCACTTCATTGAACATCTTCTCCTGTAGGTCAGGTAGGTTTCTGTCCCCACGACCCACGTACACGACGACCTCGAGGTGATCAGGAGACAGGCGCAGCTCGAACAGCCTCATCGTGGCTACGAGCTCTCGCACGATGTCTCCGGCCTCGTCGGAAGTCAGTTCCCGCCGCCACCATAGAGGACGCACGACGATGTCTAGCCTCGGTAACATGCTCATTTTGGCTTTGCTCCCGTCGTTTCGGGCTCATAATAGCACGCGTTCTCGAAAGAGGGACGTTCGTCAAAAAGAGAGAAGAGGGAGGACGATATGAAAATCATCGACAAGCCGCAAGTGTTCCTGATCGCGTCTCCGACCCTGCGTTGGCAGGGTATCGAGAGGTATCTGGCAGAGGTAGGAGGAGAAGCATGGGAAGAGCAGAAGGTATTATCGGAGGAGTCTGGTCTAAATGAGCCAGAGGCAGAGACTCTCGTCGAGTTCATGGGGCGGGTCTGCTACCGAAGCTGGAAACCAGGACTGAACGCTAACGTGACGAAGGTGAGGACGGACACGAAGGAGTATCTTCATAACGTCCTGAAGAGTGGGCACGGCCGCCTCCTCGAGCACGCGAACTTCAGTTTCGTCTTCCACAACGTCTCTCGAATTTTGACACATGAGCTGGTTAGACATAACGTCGGTACGGTGTTCGCGCAGGAGTCGATGCGCTTCGTCAGGCTCACCGACATCCCGTTCTGGTTTCCTGAGTGGGCTCTTTGTGATGAAGAGTTGAAGAAGCACGCCTACGATCTCCTACAACACATGGAAACCTTCCAGCTCTGGATGGCGAAGCACTTCGAGCTCGACGAAAAGGAGATCACCTGCCCGAACTGTGGGGGGAGTGGGAAATGGGAGATGGGGTGTGTGCGAGAGTCCTGTTCTGCGTGCGGCGGCTCCGGGAAGTTCGCCAACAGCTTTGCTAACAAGAAACACAAGACATCCTTCATGCGTCGATTCGCCCCTCAGGGCGTAGCCACCGGTATCGGAGCTACGTTCAACATCCGAGCGTTACGGCACATCATCTACATGCGGACTGCGCTGGCCGCTGAGGAAGAGATCAGGTTGGTCATGGACGATGTGGCTGAGATCGTCCTACATGAGGTGCCGAATCTCCTGCAGGACTACTCTCCGAATGAAGACAGGGAGTGGATCCCTGAGTTCATGAAGGTGTGAAAATGGCACTGTACCCAAGCCGAAGCCTCATCCACAAGTACATGGGACCACCCGATTCGTGCTCTAAGTGTTGCGGGATGGGGTGGTACCCAGACGAGGTCGGCGATCGGTACTGCGACTGCGGTACAGAGAGGAAACGTCTAGATAAGAAATGGGAAGAACAAAAGCTTCGAGAAAAGGAGAAGAGGCAGCGTGGCAGCTAGCCGACCTTTCGACCGCGCGACAGGCTTCGTAGCTGCTCGAGTTTCACCCTAGCCCACACCTTGTTCCTCTTCCCTGGCGCCAGGTGTTCGTCCCAGAAGGCGCCACACTCCTTCTTCAGACGCTTGATCAGGAGGTCGTCTCTAGGCACGGGGAAGACCTCTATGTCTCCCCCACCGAGGAGGGCGACGACAGTGATTTCGGAGTAGCCGAGCACAGCCATCTGCCACTGGCACTGGACGGCTACATACTCGGGTACCTTCTTTCCCCAGTCCCAGTGGCTGAGTTGCTTCCACCCCACGCACTTGATCTCGATGACACGCGCCTGTTCCTCAGGGATGGGTTTTCCCTTTCGATAGGTCTCGCTGCCCGTTCTCAGCACGTAGAAGTCTGGCGTGGTCGACATCCATTCGTTCGCGATCACGGTGTAGCCACCTACGAGAGATACCCCTTCTATCTTCCCTAGCTCTAGCGCCAGTTCTGCTACAGGACGTTCCAGCTTGTGACCGATCTTGAAGGCGTCTTTCTCCTCTGACTTCTTCGGGTCGAGCTTCCTCTCCAGGACCTGACTTCCAGAGGACCACGGGCTCATCCCAACGATAGACGGCACGTCCGAGCTCCCTACGGTCCACTTTCTCTTCTCTAGCTCTGCAGGACTGAGCATACCCATGATGATACACGATCTTTTAGTCGAAACGGCGTTAGCTTTTTTTGGCGAAAAAAGACCTTGCTACCTGTTGGAAGGAGAGCTACTCTTCACGTTGAAGATGGCCGTGTATGTAGCCTACAGAGAACGAGGAAAAGGGCCGAAGAGACTGGCCAGGCAGAACGCTTTGGAGCTGCGCCAGGAGCTCCGCACGTTCGCGAACACGACGTGGACCGTTGCTCGCTACACCACCTCCTCGTGGAAGGAGGAAACGTTGTGTCGTCTTTTTGAGAACCCGCTAAAGGTCGAGGCTGACGACGTCGAGCGCTACGACGTCTCCTCTTCTGGCAGAATAAGGAGGGTGTACGAATGACGACCCTCCTGGAGAAGAGAGAATGAAGCGAAGACTGCGCATCTCGACCACGAAGCCGAAGGAGCTAGGAGCTCTGATTCGTAGTCTTCGAAAGGATCTTGGCCTCTCCCTCAGAGAGGTGGCTGAGAAGACGGGGATGGGCACGGCTCACGTGAGCCGGATCGAGCTCGGCCAATCGGTTCCCACGGTGAGCACGCTGAACCGGCTTGCTAGCGTGCTCAAGGTCAAGTGGGTGCTGGTAGCTAAGGAGAGGAAGTGAGGAAAGTTCGAGATTGGATCGGGTACGTGTTGATCCGGTTCGGACTCAAAGTCCTCCCGGCCAGCAGGACGAAGGAAGAGCTCTACATCGTCTTCGAACTGTGGAAAGGGGATGATGATGCATGAGTGGGCGCCGTAGAAGACGGGTCTGGGGGAAAGTCTTTCTGAACGAAATTCCGTGCAACAAAACCTGGAGCGCGTGGGTGTTCTGCCCGAATCCAGACTACGAGCTGTACAACAGGTACGATGTTGTCTTTCTGGCTTCTCTAGGAAACCAGACGGCACAAGAAGCGATAGATAGGGTCGGCAAGTTGTTGGAGAGAGACAGACAGAAGATCGAAGAACTCAGAGAGAGGAGAAGGGTACGATGACGATCGCCGAGATGTTCGAAGAGCTGAAGCGCCTCGTGGACGAGGACGAGTACAACGCAGACGACACCGTCGTAGCGATGGTGGTCGAGAAGTCCGACGGATCTGGTGCCTTCGCGGAGGAGATCGTGTCTCTAGCGCCAGAGAAGTGGGGAGGTCGGACGGTCATCGTGGTGCGGTGATGAGACCCTCTCGGGAGGAGGGTTTCTGTCTCGCCGAGCGCGAAGAGGAGGCGAAGCATCGGCGAAACAAGAAAGGGGTAGCGGAGTGTGGGACTCCCGCCAAGCAGGAGGATCTGACGGACGACATCGACGAGGTTACTTGCCCAAGATGCGCCGTTACTCCGCTCTTTCCGAGAGGTACTCAATGAAGGCGATAGCTGCCGCGTGTGTCGTAGCTTTTTCAACTTCCTGTGGATCCTCTACACCTGACTCGAACGCGACGGCGTTGTTCGTGGACATGTCGACTCTGCCGTACCCAGATCGGATCGACGACGCTGAGGCCACTGTCGAAGAAACCATCTCGTTTTACGAAGAGCGTGGCTTCTCGATACTCCGAGCCAGTACCAGGGAGACGTCGAACGTGTACCTGTACTGGGGGGAAACGACGTATCTTGGGTATACCAGCCACAACCCTGGCGGTGTCGTGATCGTGATTCGAGACCACCTAGCCAACCACCTCGAGTGGTGGTGGGAAGAGGATGGTTTGGAGCGCTGCAGCCCCGGCATGGCCGACATGACTGGGATCATCATGCATGAAATCGGACACGCTCTCGGGCTCGTGCATGTCGAGGATGACCGGGACGTGATGGACCCTGGGCTGGTCCCTTGCGAACCGCGTCGACGGTTGTCACAGACGCGGAACGGAGTCTTCTAGCAGGGAGGTACGTGATGTCGTTGCTTGTTGCACCTTCACGAGGAATGACGAACAGGTTCATACGCTTCCTTCGTTACGTAGGGATGTTTCGCCCGTACCCAAGGATCAGCGTTCTCGACGATGCTGCCGACATCGGCGGCGCGCTCATAGTGATGCTGGTGCTGTGTCCTGTCTTCATCGCAGAACTGCTGCGGCGTCGGAGAGAGAGTAAAGCCCACATTATCCGGGTGGTCGGATCCTTGGGTCAGCTGTCGGGGTCGGAAAGAAAGGCGCTACAGTGACCTTTCCTTACACGACCCCGGTGCTGCTCACGATCAAGACAAACGACGAGCAACGCAAGGTGTCTGGTCTGCTGTTGATGTGTGCTTGTGGAGGGAACGCGTTTCACGTCTTCCAGATGACAGGACACACGGATGGGCACCAACACCTGTCGTGCACGTTGTGCCGCAAGGTGTACTGCCAGGAAGACGCCTGCAGCATCCCAGAGGTTCAGTAGGAAAGGTGACTCGGACAATAAGTTGCGCTCGGAGCCATTCCCATAGGTAACCGAGCGCTAGCGGCCCAAGTCGCGGACACCGTAGTAGCAAGAGGGAGGATCGTCAAGTGAAGAAGAAGAAGAGTGTCTCCCGCAGGGAGAAGAGAGGGACTGTCGTCAGTATTCGTCTGCTTCCGACAGAGTTACAGACGGACAAGTAGTTGTTCGCTGTCTGAGGAGGGTGGACGCCGATCTAGTCTTGCGTTTGGTAAACAACAGCGCCCACGAACCCAAAAGGTGAGGAGAACGATGGTGTCCGTTGACGCTCCGACATGCGCTGAATGTGGCTCGATCATGGTTCGCATGGTGCAGGCGATCGGGCTCTCAGATGATACCGAGTTCGTTTACTGTTGCTCGAACTGCGAGCACACCATCAGTGACAACAGACTAGCAGTCGCGACAGAGAGTGTAAGTCTCAACTCGCGGGTTCTGAAAGAGATGCTCCCCGAGTTGTTGCCTCTGTACGACGGCAAGTGGGTCATCTTTCGTGATCGCGTCGTGCACGCTCATTTCGACGATGAAGAAGAAGCGTATCGTTGGGGAGTGAAGAACTTGGGTCTGTACGGAGGATGGGTGCTGGCCTATATCGACGTCGATTACGGTAAGCCGATCCCGATCGCAGACCTGGGCAGCGCGGGAGCCGTCATCATGGAAACGGAGGCAAAGAAGCTACGTGATGAACGCGATGCTTTGAAAGAGGGGGCCGAGCGGCTGCAGCGAGAACTAAGCGCAGCTCGTCATGGGGTGTCTGTCTACTTGCAGCAGCTTGGTGATACGGCCGACGAGTTGAACAGGCTTCGTGATCGTGCTCAGACCGCTCTCGCCGAACGTGATCGTGCTCGAACCGCTCTCGCCGAAGCACAGGCCGAAGTTACACGCCTGTGGACTGAGTTGTCCGCTCGTGACAGTACCCGAGAGAGGATGGCCAGCATTCTCGATCGCACGGCCGAGGCGCTGAAAGGTCCCCCAGCCGACAACGTTATGCATTCCTGGCACGACCTGCCTGACCTCGCGGCACGAGTCCGGACCGCGATCGCGCTCGAAGACGCACACCTGGCAAAGTTGAAAACCCGAGAAGAACGAAAGAAAGCGGCGATAGAGTATCACTGTGGCTCTGGTGACAAGCAGTCGTTCAACAAAGCCCGTGTTCGCGATCTCGAGGCAGAGAAAACACTCAACGATGCCTTGGTTGCAAGCCGCAAAGCCCAGGTCGAGAGGGAAAAGAGGGAAGATCGAGATGAATGAGATCACGTTGTTCACCAACATCAGCTTCGTGTGCATCAGGAACCTGCGTCTAGACGCGCACGCTCTCGCCAGTGGGACATCGATGACAGATGATCGGGATGGCGCGATAGGGAGAACAGCATGACGAAGGAAGACAAAGGGTACGTAGAGGTCATGAGACCCTCAGGACCTGTGTACCTGAGCACCACGCCTCATGTGGAACCCACGAAGCAAGATCTGTGGATCAAGATGTGGGCAGACATCGGCATGTACGCCTCTTGGCGCATCGACAGCCAGAAGCGAGATCAAAAAGATCGTGAGCGTGAGTTAGCAGAGGCGCATGCCACGATCGACAAGCACCGAGGCGACAGTGACGAAGAATAGAAACCACTGGTGGGCAGAGCAGGGAGCGGGAGTCGGTGTGGCCTGGTTCTGTACAGGATACTGGTGCTCTAGGAAACCTCACCGCTTGCACATTCCCGAAAAAAGAAGGACGCATTCGCAAGGAGAGTTCGACCGTCTTTCTTCGCTGCTTGGGTGTCGGCGTGCTCCGTGCTGGAAGTGTGGTGGCAAAATCTCCGTGTCGATCATGTTTTGGGGAGAGAAGCCATGAAACCTTTGCACTGCGTCTATCCTGAGTGCGACGGCGTGATGGAGCCGAGAAAACCCTGTGAAGAATGTTCCAGCGCTAGCAAGAAGACCATGTGGGAATGGCAGTGCGGGAAATGCAACACGGCGCGGTGCGCCTCGATTATTGAGTACCCTCCGATTTTCATAAAGGAAGAGATGATGGAGATGGTAGGAAAGAAGCGAGAAAACGAACTGCTGGATGTTGTCATAGGAGGGGTACACGGGTTCTACGAGAAGACCATGAGACACCCTGTGGGTGTTCTGTTGAGTGAGAAGGACTTCGAGGAGCTATATCGTCTTGTGACGTCTTCGGGACCATTCAAGAGTGTGCCGATACAGGCCAAGCACACACCCGTCTCGATCGGGAAAGACTTCATAACGAGGGAGGAACAGTGGTTGGAAGTAACCACAAGCGTAGGGCACGTAAGAGTAGCCCCCAGCGCGTTCGTGGTGGGGGGAGCGCTTGTGCTGGACGACTACACGTGGAATTCTGAAGCGGGGGCTTATCTGAGAGCCATGTACAGGCGATGAAGTGCGAGATGGTGGACGTGTTCCCGAGCTGGGAAGAAGAGAGCGCTGGGGAGCCGATCGAAGAAGAATGCCAAGAGGAAGCGGTGACGCGGATCGAAGGACTCCCGTGTTGCGAATACCACGCCATCCGCTGTCGCATCGAAGAGCTCGAAGAGAGCCCTTTGTAAAGAGGAGGTAGAAGATGCGCAAGATGTTCAGGATGAAGTACGAGAGCTGCTCTGGGCAGTGCTACGCCTATTCGGACGTGCTGCGGGTCCATACGCTGGGCTTGGACGAAGACGGCACAGTTTCTTTTCTGAAGAGGCTGCTGGCGATCCACGGTCCTGCGTGCGGGAACCAGCACCTGGCGTTCCGTCTGGATCACGACGAGGATCTTGGAATCTTCGTGGCGTCGTTCGAACGCTACGGGTCTTTGGACCTGTTCGCCGATCGTACCCCTCTGGGGGCTTTGAACAAGATGATCGATGGAGTCTTGTCATATTACCAGAGCGAGGAGTACGCGAACGACTATCGGAGGCAGCCGGGTCTGGGGCGCGGTGTCTGCAGGCACGGATCCGACGACGCGCTGGTGAACTTCGCGCTAGCCTTTTCGGGCTTGTCCGTAGAGCAGCAGAGTAGGATCCGAAACCGATTCTGGGGACCCTTAGCATGAAGAAGACCGTCGGTCTCACCACCCCCAAAGAAACGATCACGGTGGAGGCCCTGAGGTGCCGAGATTGTGGGCGGTTGGTTATTTCGCTCGACGATCACAGGATCACCAAGCACAAATGCTCGGGAGCATGGAACGTCGAGTTCTCAGAACACGTCGAGCCAGAAGAAATCAGAAAGGCCATCAGAGGGGCCTTCAAGCAGAGGACAAAACCACCTTTGGATAGGTACTAAGATGATGAGCAACGAAAAAATCCTGCCACACGGGTTCCTTTTGTTCATGGCCCTGACGGTAATCGCGTCTGTCTTCCTTTCTGGCGTCTCCGTCAAGATCGCTTTCGATCAAGAAAATCGTTCGACGCCCAAGCTCTATGATCTAGAAGTTCGCGTCACGCGAATCGAGGAGGCATGCATGCGAAGCAGCTTCGTTCCTAAGGAGAAGCAATGACTCCTGAAGAAGCGGTAGAGGCTCACAACAAGTACAGCGACGAGCTGCAGGAAGTCACGGCTCAACGCGACGAGCTTCGTGCCGAAGTCGAGCGTCTAAGAGGTATCTGCGACCACCAGCGTTACACCCTGTACTTCCTCGAAGGAACAGAGGACGGCGAAGAGCTCCATGCTTGTGACGCTCGCTATGAAGAGGTGGAAACTCTCAAGAAAGAGAACGAGCGTCTACGCAGAATGGAGCAGGTCGTTCTCGAATGGTGGTCGGCGGACCTGTCATTACCTCGCGTGCGACATGCTCTCCGAGAAAGAATGGCGGCGTGCGTGGAAGAGGCTAAGAGGACGCCATGAGCACCGACCATCCGGACCACCTGGAGAGACTGCTGGCCGCGTGGCCTGAGCGTGACCTCACGGTCTATCCTCTCAGTGAGGACGACTGGATCGTGTACCATGGCAGAGCCACTGAAGGAGGCATGCGCAAGGATTTGTCTCGCATGAACGAGGCACAGGCCCGTCTCATCGCCGCCGCCATCAACGCCCTGCCCGAACTGATCGCGCGGGTGCGGGTCGCGGAGATGACACTGGCCGAACTCAGGGAGTGGACGCACCAGCACGGGCGCGCGCTGTGTCCACCGGGCGCGGACGCGTACGGCGAGGGCATGCGCGACGCAAAGGCGCAGGTCGACAGGCTGCTGGCCGCGCGCGGAGACACGCCATGACCAGCGAGGAGCGCGAGCGGCTGCGGGCGCGGGCCACTGAGGCGGTGGCGCTGGATTCGGGGGGTCGTGTCGGCGTTCTGCCAGGCGACCTCGTCGATCTCCTGGACGCCGACGAGGCGCGCGAGCGGGCAGAGGCTGAGTTGGTTGCTCTCCGAGCCGACCTCCGCGCTGAGGACAAGGAGAGCGAGCACCTGGGCGCCGGTCCCTACCGCAGGATGGCCGGCCGGTACCTCGACGAGATCGACCGTCTCCGCGCCGAGTTGGCCCGCGCCCACGAGCTCGAGGAGGCGACGCTGGCATACGAGGACGCCAGGGGCGACACAGAGGGGCACGGCGGGTCGCCCATGGAGGCGCTCGAGGAGTGGCTGTCCCGGGCGGTCGCCGCCAGCCGCGCGGCCCGGGCCAAACGAGGAGGCACCGATGAGTGAGCGTATCGTGTCGCCGTGGACGTATCACACGGTCCCCAGTCGGCAGGGGAGGCGCCGATTCAATTCACGCCAGCGACGGTATCTGGACAGGGTGAGAGAGGCGCTTGCTGACAGTTCAGCGCACGAACTGACGCCGCAGGAATACATGTGCTGCCTGGATGAGATTCGGGCAATGGTGGAGGCGATGGATGCGGCCGGCGAGTGAGTGGACGCAGCGCGCCTACGATCGGTGCGGTGTCGAAGGACCACAGATAGGCGTGAAACGCGTTCTGGAGGAGGAATTCGCTGCCGCCCAGGCCGACGCGTTGGAGCACGCGGCGGCGCTGGTGTTCGACGCGGTCGCCGATTGGCTGCGCGTGGCACCCGACGACGCGGCGCTCGACGGTTGTGGACGCGTGCTCCTGGCCGAGCTCCGCGCCGAGGCCGCCAAGCTGCGAGGGGGAGGCGAGGGGTGAGCAAGCGCTACTTGGTCGAACAGCAGGCGTGGCCCGATCGAATCTGCGATGGTTCGGGGTCGCATTGGTACCCGAGAGCCGGGGCAGGACCGGCCGCCGTCCCCGAGGAGGAGGAGTAGACATGGCCTTCAATTGCACAACCTGTGGCAGAGGTGAGGACCGCTGCCGGTCATGCCAGCGCGACGGCCGCCGGGTGCGGCACAGTGAGCGGGTCCTGGCTCGCGTCCGAGTCCCGGGCGGGGTCAGATGGGAATGGGAGTGCGAGTGCGGTTCGCAATGAGCGTGCTTATCGACGACGAGCACGCGATCGCGGACGCGGACAAGGAGGCAACCCATGGGACTGTTCGACCGACAGCCGTTCCCGAGGAGGGGTAGGACATGGGATACCCGATGAGCTACGCTCGAGACTAGCGCAGACGAAGGCCACGTTTTTTTCGACCGTCCGCCCTCCCTCCCTCGACAACGCTGCGCTGGATGCGCAGAACATGTCTGAGAAGGAGAAGGCAGTACCCGACCTTTCTAGCCTCCGAGTACGCCAGACTTCCCTAGTCCCCCTAGAGCGGGATAAAGACGACGGCACCACGGAGCGGGTTCTGTACTGGCTGATAGGGGACGAGGTCTACGTGCACCCGCACCGTTGGCCAGAGTTCCTCCTCCTGGTGAACGGCGCCCCGTAGCTCCACATATAAAGGAGGAGCTCCACAAGCGGAGGATAGTTCAAAAAAACCCTCCCAAAAAAAAACAAAAAAACGAGCGGGATGCCTAGCACCGCGATACCCCCTTCCCCGGCCTTTTTTTCCGTGGTTCACCTTACCGATCCCACGCCTTCCCTAGACCCCACTCCACAGACCACGTCAACCCCTACTCACACGGCGTACGGGGCTTGCCCATGCTTGGCGTGCGCTCCTGGTTCGCCGCGATCACAGCAGGCGCAGCAAGGGGTCCAACGGGCCTGCTGACGGCCGATCTCGATCACCGGGCCATAGGCGGACACGGCAGGTGAGCACGGCCTCACAAGCCCTGTGAGGGGCCTTCTACGCGGTGTGTGGATGGACCAGGAGGGTTACCCCTAGGCCACGTCTATCCCCTCTCACAAGCTCTGTGAGAGGACCAGGAGGGTTACCCCTAGGCCACGTCTATCCCCTCTCACAAGCTCTGTGAGAGGGGATAGACGGGACACAGGAGTACGATCCCACAGGGCTTGCGCTCCTGGCGACCGGGCATCGCCGGTGTGGTGAAAACCAGCATGTCGGATTTTACCGTAGTGAAAACCCACAGCAGTGTAGGAAAACCCCACGATCCAGGCCCCGGATCGGCGGGATCCGGGGTAGCGGGATGCTACCCGCCCCTAGTGTTTCTGGCCACTTAGGCGTTTTTCCCCTTCCCCAGGGTACTCTGGCCGGGTTGCTGCATCGTGATCCGGCGAGGCGAAATACGCCTGCTTGCGCCGCTTGCGAGGCTGACGTGGTCAGCCGGAAAGCACCGTCCGAATGGACGAAACACCACTCCCCTACCCTGGGGACGGCGGGAAATGGTTCCCGTGTGTCCTCTGGTATCGGGGAGTGGTTTGGAGGTTTCCTATGTTCGCTGGATCCCTTGACGGACGGCTCTTTATTGGGACCTTGGACGACATCATCGACGCGCTCTTTGCGTCGACGATGCCGTCGCCAAGGTTCCGGTCCTTTTCATTCGATATCGCTTTGGCCACTGACCCTGACGGTGTAGTGACCGTCAGGGCTATCTGTGCCCGTACGGGCACAACCCTTCTAACCCTGTGAGAGGAGAAACCATGAGCGAAGAAAACAAGATCGAAGGTCAGACTGTCGTGGAGAAGGCTCCGCGCAATCGACGCGAAAGGCGGGAAATGGAGCAGAGCAAGGGGAGTGGTGGTCGTGGTCAGGATCAGGCCGTGGCCAAGGTCGATGACGTCGACGTCCTGGCCAGCGCGACGGCGGCGATCACTGCACACGCCAACATCGACGCGGAAATCTTCGCGTCGTTTTCCCCGCTGTACGCCACCCTGGCCAAGGTGGATGTCGCGCTGGCCAGCGCGACGGAAGAAACCCGGCCAACCCTGGAGTTGACGCGAGCCCGCGTGATGGATCAGCTCCAGGCTCGTAAGGACGGCGCCGCCCGTGCCTTCCGTGGTCTGTACCGCGACATCATGGTCAAGCACACCGGCGGCAAGTAGGTCTCCCCGCCCGATCCCACGGGATCGGGCCATCATCTCTCACACCGTGTGAATCTGTGCCCACACGGTGTGAGAGATGAGGGAAAACGGGATGAGCAAGCTAGACAAAGCCTATCGGCTTGAGAGCACCTTGCGTGCGCTCACCGGTACGCTGGATCCGCTGGCGGATCCGCTTTATGACTGCAAGGTCCGGGCTATCCTGGACCTTGCGGGCGTTGCCCTGCCGTCAGAGTACGACGGCAACGGCGCTATCCGCGTCGTCGACGCGCCCGACGCCAAGGTCCCGTATCGTCGCAACCCGACGGTACGGGTGACCTGGCGTGGTGTCCCGTCGGGTCTCGCGACGGTCAAGGATGCGCGTGGTGTCCCGACCGTTCAGGTTGCCTCGCAAGGTGAGGTTACCCACGGCAATCTCGACCCTCGGATCGAGATTGCCGACCTTAGCCGGCGCAAGGCGCTAGCTCGGGAAGCAATCCGCAAGGCATGGTGCAGGTTGTCTGCACATGCCAAGCGTAGGATCCGTCGAGCGCTGGCGTCGGGTCAGGTCGCGCTGGCTAGACCTGCTAGCGCGACCTTGGTTGTGCCCGATCGCTGGCCAGCGCTGGCCGTTCTCGGTCGCATCGTGGCCAGCGTGGCGGTACGCGCAGCAAGGGACGCGCGTACCGCCAGCGTGGCGTCAACCTACGCCGCGCACAACGTCGAGGCGCCTAGGCCAGCGGTTTCCCGCCAGCCTAAGACGATCTTTCGCGTCGACGGGGAATTCGTTGGCCCACTCCGGCAGGATGCCAAGGTCGGGCATCCCGCCAAGGTCGGTCGACTGGCTGACCGTGTGCCTTGTACCGAGTGTGGGACAGGAACACGGCACCCGTCGCGACTGTGCGGCGAATGCCTGAAAGGGGAGTGAAACATGCGAACCATCAAGATGGCACGTTACCCACTGGCCAGCGCTGTGCTGGCCTACGTGGAGACCCGCGCGGATTCTCGCGCGGCCCACTTTTGGAATCGCCTTGTCGACCACGCGCACGCGATGATCGCGTGCGACTTCGTCGAGGAGGGAGACATGGACGCGGCGTGGGGCTGCGTCGCGTCCCTTCATGGAGAGCTCGGGGTGGCAGCGTGACGATCCACGTCACGCTTTCGTGGCCGGTCGTGGCCGCTTTGTGCGCCGCGATCGTCCTCTGGGCCCTGATCCGGCGCAAGCGCTAAAAGCTGCGCCGCTACTGCGCCGGCCTAGCGGCGAGCGTAGGCTGAAAAGCTGCGCCGCTACTGCGCCGGTGTTTCCCCTACGGGTGGTCCGTAGTGCGCTCGGGTTCGATTCCCGAGGTAGGGGCCAAAAAGCGCGTGTCAGATCGGCACGCGCTAGTGCGTCTAAAAGACGCAAAAGGAGACATACCATGACCAAGCACGTCATCGTTTCGCGTCATCCCGCCGCCGTGTCTTTCATCCGGGCCGAGTGCCCGGAATTCGCGGACGCGGAAGTGCTCGCGTCCGCCACGGCGGAACAGGTCCGCGACGCGATCATCGCAGGCAACCTGCCACTTCACCTCGCGGTGGAAGCCCGCGAGGTCTGGGCCGTGGAGTTCGCCGGCTCCGCGCCGCGTGGGGCCGAGTATGGCCTCGATGAAATGCGCGCGGCGGGGGCGCGCATCGCGAAGTACGCGGTAGCGCACCGGTCGTGCGCCGGTTCGGGATACGAGCACCACGATCCGTGCTCGTTCCTGGCTTCGGAGCACGTGGTCGACACGCAAACCGAGGAGCGTGTCCCGGTTTGCGTTTGGCATCAGGCCCGGTGTCTTTCCGCAAAGCGGTACCGGAAGGTTGCGGGTCCCGACGATCCCCAGCCGGATGGGGCTGTATGGGCCCCGTACGGCTGGAACGATGGATGGTATCGGTGGGATTGGATGTACCACCTTCCCACCGGGCCGGATGATCGACCGCAACCCACATCCCCACGGCCGTAGGACCTGTGGGCCATCCCCTACGGATGGATCCGCCCGTTTCTGCGGGTGTCGGGTTCGATTCCCGATGTAGGGGCCAACAGGAGGAGACGAATGGAGATGATCATCCTCCGGGGCCTGCCCGGCTCCGGGAAAAGCCACTACGCCGCGCAGTTTGCGGCGAACGAACCAACGAAGAAAGTCGTCGTCGCGTCAGCCGACGACTTCTTCATGACCCCGAACGGGTACCGGTTCGACCCGTTCAAGCTGACGGCGGCGCACGCAAGCTGCTTCCGCCGCGTGCTCAACGCATTGGAAGCGGACGTCGACGACATGGTGTTCGTCGACAACACGAACTCCACGGCGTGGGAGATGTCGCCATACGTGATGTTGGCGAACGTGTTCGATGTGCCCTTCGTCGTCTTCAGGATCGAGTGTGATCCTGAAGTTGCGTACGCACGGCAACGCCACGGCGTTCCGCGCGAGACGTTCGATGCGATCGGCCGCCGACTCGCCACGGAGTGGATCCCTCCGTGGTGGGTACAACGAAGTGCGCCGGTAATGCGCCGGAGGTAGCCATGGAAGACAAGATTCGGGAGATCCGTGAGCGGGTGCGCCTGCGGCGCAAGGATGCTGAGATCGCCAGTTTCAAGGCTGGCGATCCGGTGTCCTACCGCCGCCGGGGCATGCTCCATTTCGGAGCGATCCTCTCGATCGAGGATGGGATCGCCAAGGTGTCCGCTTCCGGTGGTGGGTACAACGAGGTACCCACCACCATGCTCAGACCCTCCAGGTAGAAGGTAGAAAGGAGAAACCGATGCACTGGCCGTAGGACGATCCTTTGGTGCGTTCCAACTAATGGCGACACACCGGGATGTGCCTAAGCGCACTGTTCAGTCCCGGAACAAGTCTAGGAGACCGGCATGACTTGGATTAACGCGTGACCGCGAAGTACCGTCGAACGTAGAGACGTGCGTCTATCGACGGGCGCGGATAAGCCGTAACGTCTGACGAGCAGGTCAAAACTGTTCAACCGGGCTCGTCGCCCACGCCGTGGAAAGCGGCGGGTAGTGCCTGATCCACAATGTATGTCTTTGTGTTGTGAACAGAAGCGCGCTCTGTCACCCCAAGACTCGTTGGTGGTTCGGAACGAGAGCGGTTCGACTCCGCTCCGTGGGCCCAAGGAAAAGCTGAGAGGTGCCCGGGTGGCTCCGGGCTAGTCGGGGTGTCTATTTCCCCGATGAACAAGCGGACTAAGCTACCGCAAAAAAAGGCCCTCGCCCTGGATCGGGCCGCCGCCGGTGAGCGGCGATAGCTGAGGACGCAGAGGGGTTCGCCCCGGTGAAGGCGGATCTCGGCTCTCACCACCTTGCGCAGGAGGGGTTTGTAGGCGAGTTCGACTCTCGCCCTGCGCCCTAAAAGGAGACAAAGATGGCACGCAAGTGCAAATGCCACGAAAGAGTACGTCAGGCCATGGATCGTGGAATGGGCTTCCACGAAGCCTACGCTAAGTACGGACGACCTGGGTACCACGAGCACAGGTGTGAGTGTCCCTGCGGATGCAAGCAAGACACACTGGGGTACGCATACTGTCCTTACTGCCATTTCGAGCATGCGGAAAGGCGTGGCGAAGTGATCGGGATCCTCGGGCTCCCCTTCAAGAAGAAGGATTAATGCCCACCACGAAGAAGAAGAAGAAGAGCAGCAGGCAGCTGCTGCTTCTGAGCTGGCGCTGTGCCAATTGCAGGAAACTCGTATCCGCTTTCGTGCGGACGAAGGGCGATCGGGGGCGCGCATGCCTGCGGCTGTTTCCGCGCCACAATTGCGCCGCTGCTGCGCCCGCTGAAGCTTCTACAGGAGGAAAGTGAAGATGAACGTTCACGTGATCGAGATCTCTGATGAAGAGGCGTGGATCCTCGCGGTGCGGGCTCGCGTTGCTCTCGGGGCCTCTCTCGAAGAAGCAGCCTCTATCACGAAGAGAAACGCTCCAGAGCTCGCCGCCCGCGTTCTGGATCGCATCGGTAGCTGGCCATCTAGCTACCTTGAGCTGCGGGCGCTGCAGGAGCTACCATGAAGGACGAGGGAATCAGAATCAGCCCCAAGCACGGGCTGAACCCAGCTATCCCCAAATGCTTCTACTGCCTGCAGAACAAGAACGAGATCATCCTGGCAGGCATGATGAAGCCGCTCTCAGGCAAAGGGCGAAACGCCAAGCCTGCGGAGTACGACCCCCAGGCCCCGCAGGGAATGGTCTGGGACAAGGTGCCATGCTGCGAGTGCGCCGGCTTCATGGAGAAGGGAATCATCCTGATCAGCGCGCTCGACTCTGAAGAGGGAAGCGATAACCCGTACCGCACCGGGGGGTGGGTCGTGGTCACCGACGGCTTCATCCGTCGCTTGCTCGGCGACACGCCCCTGTGTGAGGACATTTTGAAGAGGCGCGTGGCTTTCCTGCCAGACAAGGTGTGGGATCAGATCGGCCTGCCGCGCGGCGAGAAAGAAGAAGAGGGGACATGAAGTCGACAGAAGAGAGACTGCGCACCGCCATTCAGAAGCTCCGGGAAGAGATCTTCGATCTGGAGCTTGCCCTGCATCAGGAAGGTTTTTGGACAGGCATACTTGTCTCCGCCGTCGAAGTAGAGGCCGCTGCTCACGAGACAGCGAACATCGTTCGCCGTCGGCTGGATCTGGACAAGAAGCGCGACGAAAATCTCAGTTTCATGGAAAGGAAGGGATAGAAATGGCCGTCTTCGAAGCGAGCCCCGAAGGTTTCCGCGCCCAGAACATGGGCCGTCCGCCCGCGCATCTGGTGCGCGAGCTCATCCAGAATGCCTTTGACGAGGAAGCGTCCGTCGTCAAGGTGTTCATCAAGTGGACGCCGAAGCGTGGCGTCCAGCTGCGCGTCACAGACGATGTCCCCGGCGGCATCCGCGACGAGCGTCTGGTCTTCACGATCTGGGAGACGGACAAGGCCGATTCTCCGACGAAGCGTGGGCGCATGGGCCGTGGCCTCAAGGAGGTCGTGTCGGTCTCAGACCGCACGATCGTGTCGACGCAGGGAAGAAACGCGACGGTCTTCGAACGCGTCGCCGACGGCGACTGGAAACGCTATACCTCGAACAAGTTCCCACCGCCGACACAGGGAACTGTCGTCGAGGCCAAGATCAAGTCGTGGAAACAGAAGGACGTCGACGACGTCGTCGAGTACCTGCGCCACATCCGCGCTCCGAATCACATGATGTTCTACGTGAACGATGAGTGGATCCGCGCTGCTCCTGCGCTGGAAGAATACGAAATGTACCTTCCCTCCGTGACCTTCGTGACCGAAGAGGGCGAACGCCGCGTGAGCAACCGCAGCTTCAACACCAAGGTCCAGCTCTTTCACGAAGCTGAGAGCTGGGTCTACGAGATGGGGTTGCCGATCGAGAAGATCGAATTTCCCATGTCGATCGACGTCGGGCAGCGCGTGCCGTTGAGAGAGCAGCGGGACACTCTCACCAAGAACTACAGAGACGAGCTCTTCGCGAAGCTGGTGAGCAGACGGATCGACGTGATCCCGTCCGAAGAGCTCAAAGACAACTACGTGCTCAATGCGGCGAGCTACGGCTTTCTCATGAGCGACGCTGCACAGAAGAAGATCGCGGATGCCTGGACAGAAGGCAAGCCGTATGCCGCAACCCCCACCATGATGTCCGTCGCGACGGGTGCCCACATCCCCGTGGTGAACCTGCGCACGCTGCCTGAGGCGATTCGCGAGCTCGTCAAGCGGGTCGGATCCGATGTGAAGGAAGTCATCCGCTCACGCAAGGAAGCGGCGACCTCGACATCCCAACTCACGGCGTCTCATCGACGCCTCATCCAGGCTTGGGAGTGGCTCGCCGAGAAGATCGGTCGCCCAGTCTTCGTCCGAATCATGGACGGTAGCGTGTCGTCACGGGCGGACTTCAGCCCGGAATCTCGCGTCCTCACTCTCTATCGAGAGGTCGCAGGCGACGCCTTCTTCTCGGAGCCGTTTGGAGCCGAGCAACTCGGCCTGTTCATCCACGAGGTCTCACACTGGTCCCGCCGTGAAAACCAGCACGGTCTCGACTTCGTCTCGGACGCGGAGAAGGTGGGAGGGCAGGTCGCCAGCGTCTTCCTGAAGAGTTTCAGCGAGGCTCACGAAGTGCTTCGTTCTGTGCAATGATCCCAGGCAATAAAAGAACGGCGTCGCACGGTGGGATGTGCCTAGCTGACTCGACACGCCAGGGCACATCAAGGAGATCTCGATGGGAATCAAGGTTCTTGGAACTCAGGGACTTGTAGAGTATGCGTGGCGCCACATAGGCGAGATCAAGGTACTCTACTACCGCTTCTTGGATCGGAAGAACGACTGGAAGCCGGTTGCGTACTAAGGGGGAAAGAGATGTCGCTTAGCCGCGAACAGATCGGAAGAGGACGGCGGTGGTCGTTCATCAACGGACGCTGGCACAAGCGTCAGATGTCGCGGTGGCGACGTCGTCAGCAGCGCTTGGCTCTTTCCCGTGGGGAAGAGCCTGTTGTGGGACGCGACTACGTCGGCTTCGCTTCTTAAGGAAAGGAGGTGATGTGGAATGGGCCCGCTCCGGGAAAGCCGGGGAGCCAGTAAACGCTAGGCCGAAACCCTGATTTATGTAGGCCATTGATTGAAAGAACGGCGTATCTCAAGTGGTAGAGAACCTGCAACGATCTCGTAAGGTCTTGTAGGAAGATGCCGGTTCGAATCCGGTCGCCGTTCCCAAAGAAGTAGGTTTCACCAAAGAGGAGGAAACGCCATGCACGACTGCCCATGCTGTGGGGAGGAAGTCGTCTATTCGGACAACCCTTCCGAGCTCTGCGACAGCTGCGAGTCCGCCGGGTGTGAGCCACACGAATGTGGCTGCGTCTGGTCTTGTGGAATCGGAAACCAGTGCGACGAGGAAGGCGTCTATCTGGACTGTCAAGTCCCGCAGTGCTTCGAGTGCGGGACGAGAGCGTCGCTGATGAACGACGGTTTCTGGCACTCCAACTGTGAAGAAGACGAGTGCACGAACGCGAACAAGTCGTGGCCTGCCACGATGCAATCCGCTTGAAGAAGGAGGGGCTGATGACGGTCGTCTCAAAATTGAAAGAGCTCGAGGAAAAGAAAAAAGACTTCCTCAAGAACGCTCCGCCTCCTCCCACAAAGGAATTCTCGTGGGGTCTGTTCGAAAACCTCCTAAACGGGTACGTCAAGGACGCACTTCACGAGTCTCCTGTTGACTGGAGATGGAACTCTGAGGATCAGACCTTCGACTTCGAACTTGCACAGGCTGTTCGAGTAGGTGGGTTTGACGGTGTCATGACTCGAACCTTCACGTTCAACCCTCACCACGATCTGGTGAAAGAGTTAAAGAGGCTGTACGAAGAGCGAAAGCGCTGGATCGGCACCTGCATCAAGACCTCTTTCTCGGGAGGAACACCATGAACGCACCGACAACTGAAACCAAGAGGCGGTATCCGATCGTCGCGTCGCGCTGGTACAACGCGACAGAATGCGCGAGCATCGCGAAGATTCTGAAGGCTGGGGATCATCGCGCCCTCCGAGACGGTGCTTGGGGAATCAACCTGGCCCGTGCTGTGGACCCTTACCGCGAGCTCACCGAGCTCGTCTCGGCTTTCCGATGACGCTCAAGGCCTTCGTTAAGAAGTACCGCCGGGAACTGGACGGCTACATCCAAAGTGCTGTTCCCGGTGCTCGAAAGAACGACGAAGAGCGTCAGCTGTGGGTGTTGAACGACGAGTATCTCTACCACTGGGCTCTTCGTTCCGGTGTGAAGGAGATCTGATGGGGACGCCGTTGAAGCTGAAGCTGTTCTACAGCGACGTCGACGACAACCCGTCAGAGTACGACAGTTGGAAGCTCTACTCGTTCAGCCGGAAGCACGTCAACTACAGGCACCTGGACAACTTCCTGCCGCCGGGTCTCGGTCTTCGGAGAAAGCTCGAGGTCGGAACAGCCTTCCTGCTCTCGTACTACGAGCACGGGCAGTGTGTGTGGTCCCTTCAAGACGAAGGCCCACAGTGCCGATGGGACACCGTCAACTGCGCCGGGATCTTGCTCTGGGAACAAAGCCCTAAGAATCTCGGCGCCAAGACCCTCGAAGCAAGGCGTGAAGACGCGCGTCAGTTTCTCAAGACGTATACGGCCTGGTGCAACGGCGAGTGCTTCGGGTACATCCTCTACGAAGGGAACACAGAGGACGAAGAGGTTGATTCGTGTAGCGGGTTCTATGACCCGGAAGAAATGGCAGAGAGCGTGCGCCTTGCTGCTGAAGGTCGTCGCGTCGAGATCGTCCCCACGAACGGCGGCTCCGATGCCAGCTCTCTCGCCGATTCCTACGAGTTCGGGCAGAACGTGATCGAGCCTGTCGTGCGCTGTCCCAAATGCCGCGCTCCCATGCGTAGCTGTTCTACTGGTGACCAAGATGCCCACTGCGACAGCTGTCTCACCGTGGTGCCTTTGGAAAGGAAGAACTCGTGATGAACAACGAGAGCGCGAAGCATGCGAAGAGCGAATTCGGCACACAAGACGGTGTCGACTTCGATGCCCATTACCGCATCAAGAAACCGTGGGCCAGGGGTGTCGCCTGGTTCTTGCTCGGCTGGGAAGCCAGGTACGTGCCCGAGCTCGCTTTCATGTGGGACGAGTTCGGAAACGAGTGGGAAGAAGAGGTTGAGGGAAAGTGGGTTCCCGACGTCGGCGGCAGGGTCGTAGCCGTGATGGTGGGCGACGATCGGCGCTTCGTCTTCGACCTCGAAGACCTCGAAGTCATCAAAGAAGACAGCTTCTGCTCCGGCTGTGGTCAGATCGGATGCGGTTGGTGCTGAAAGAAAGGACGGTGGGATGAGCAACGAATCAGACAGCCGTCTCAAGGAAGCCAGCCTCGTCGCGGACGAGCTCGTCAGTGCTGCCAACGAGATCGAGCAAGTTGCGGGTGCTTTGAGGCTTTTGGGAGCCAAAGATGGATCGCTTCAGCTTCTCGAAGCTGTCAAGACGATCGACCGTTCGCGCGTGTTTCTCAGGACCCTGCATCGCTTTCGGAACCGATAGGCAAGGAGGAGGACTGATGCGTTGTCCCGACTGCAACAAGTTCGTCTCGGAAAACACCGACGAAGATCCTGAATTCTCCATCGACGCCTGGATGGAGGGCGACGTGATCACCGTCTCGGGTACGGTGTCGATCATCAACACCTGCGCGGAGTGTGGTACCGAGTTGCGTACTGCGTCTTTCGACACAGAGGCGACCATCTTCCGAAAGAAGGACGCACCAGCCCATTGTGGATCGCCTGATATCGACGAGTCGGATATCGACGCGGAGCGCACGGAAGAGACGAAGGGGAAGGTTCGCTACTTCGGGTACAGAGCGACCGTGCCTATCCGTTGCTCGGGCTGCGAAGAGGTGATCACGGAGATCGAAATCTCCGATCAGATCGCGGCTTCCGACATGGACTCAGCGGTGTAGGGGGATAGGATGACGAGGCAAATCACCCCGGAAACTCCGCAAGAGCTCTGCCTTTGGGACGAATACGGCGAAGCTCGACAGTTTGGAAGACGAAGATGACCTCTGACGAGAAAACCAACACGCCGCTCGACGTGTGGTGTCACACCTGCCACGTCGACGCCGGGCAACTTTGCAGGTGGGGTGCTGTTGGGGAGTTACATACGATGCGTGAGCTCGGCTTCAAGCATCGCTCGTTTCCGTGTGAAGCAGAGATCGATCTCTCGAAGCCTATAGGCTTCGAGAAACGTCGTGGCTATCAACCACCGTGGTACACGGTGTTCTTCTACACGTGCCCACGCTGCGATAAGCGTGTGAACCTCCGACTCGTCCGCGATGGTCGGTGGACGATCTAAATGAGGAGAAGAGCGTCCTATTCGACGAACGGGGGCAAGGTGCCTACGCCACCTACAGGCACTATCAAGTGTCCGTGGCGCCTCAGTGCTCCGACTACCAGATAGAAGAGGGAGGAAAGAGATGGACATCAAGTGCGTAGTCTGTGGTGAACCGTGGGACGCCTGGGGAGTGAACC